TTTTGCTAATAAAACAATCTTAAAGCTCAAATATAATTCATTAGTATAATTATTATTATTAATATAATCATTATATAGTTTTTCATTAAAATTTGGTTGATTAATAATTTTTAAATAATCAAAATAAATTTTCTATAAAATATCATTTTCTTCTAAAATAATATTTGGATATATAGCATTATTATGTAAATAATATGTAAAAAATAAATTTATACTTTCCAAAGAATTTATTGGTAATATTTCTTGTCTTTTACAACTTTTTTCTTTATTAAAATTTTTTAAATCATTACATAAAATTATATTAGCACTATAACTATTATTATAAATAAAAGAAAAAATATCTTTTAATGAATAATCATAATTAGTTTTTAATATTACAAAATTAACGTCATAATTATAATTATCCCAAATTTCTTCATAATAATACTTTTGAATCGAGATAGGTAAATCATTTAAAACAATATAAAAACATGTGTCTTTATTATTTGTGATTAAATTAATTAATAACTTTAAATTATCTTTATAATTGTATTTATTTATTTCTATCCAAGCGTCATAAGTACAATTATAATATCTATTTTTTATATTATTATCTAAAATAGGATTAAAAATTGTATCCCATTGGTCTATATTATTTTGATACTTTTTCATATAACGCATACAGGAATCATTAAACATAAAGTTCAAATATTCTTTAAAATTATATAAAAAATGTTCTTCATAGTCAAATAAAAATTGACCCATGCTATTTTCTTTCTCAATAGGATGAACAAAACCATTATTTAAATAATTCTCTCGACAATATTTACACTTATTGCTCGGCTTAAATACAAAATCAAATATTTCCTCTTGAGAATATACTTGATTTTTTAAATTTAAATAATCAATATTTTCTATTTCCGGGATAGATATATTTAAAGACTGAAAGGCATCTGTACTACAGCAACCAAAAGCACATTTATATAATTTATAATCTTTATAAGTAAACATAGGCATATTACATCTAGTACAAGTATACCACTAATTTTCATCTTCAGTTCCTGCTGGATTAGCTGTCATTGCCGAGAAAAAATTTCGATGTTCTGTAAAAAAATAATTAATATTTTTTTCTTTTAATTTTTCTTCTCCAGTATAAATTGTTTGTCCATCAAACACATATCGTGAAATCTAAAACCCTATATTATTATTTGATAAATAATTTAAACATTCCTCAGATAAAGTATCAATTAAAATTCCATTAGAACCAATTACAATATCAATGTCAGGAAAAATCTTTTTAGTAATTTTACATATTTCTAAAATCTAAGGATGTAATAATGCTTCCCCACCCCAAAGACTAAGAATTTTTATTTGAGGCAAAGTATTTTTTAATTTTACTAACTAATCTTCTAAAGTTTCTACGTTAATAAAAAAGGGTTCCTATAAAGCAGCATAATGATCGCATCCCGCGCAATTTAAATTACAATGTGAACATACCATTAAATCAACAAAACATCCATCTTCTAATTTTCCAGCTCGTTCTGTACGATATGCCGTCTAATAAAATAAATCTAATAATTCCTATTTTGTTTTTCCTGCCCGACGAAATTTACGAGTTTTCTTATCTTCGTATGACATTTAAATCTCCTTTTTTTTATTATATCACATTTTTCACAAAAATCAAAAAAGTTAGACTTAAAAACCTAACTTTTTCATTAAATCTTGAACTTTTTCTTCTTCTTCTGGTGTGATTTCTGCTGGATCAAAACCACTAGGTCCGAGAGTTGGCGCACCTTCAAAATCAAAAGCTCCACCTGTGCCGACAGCGCCTACGGGATTCTTTGGACAAGTCATTGCAATCGCAATCTGTACTTTCTGCCCGCCGTCATCAGCCCATACATACCACTTCTTCTCGTATTCTCCGACGAAGTCACTACCAAAAACTTCTTTAAGCTTATTCGCAATATTTTCTTTTGCAATACTACCTTTTGCTGCCATAACTTATTCTCCTTATATATAAAAAAATATTTATTTTCTTTTAATATGTTTTGCCCAACATATTGGACAATATAAATTATTATCTTCACTAATTTCAAACGCTTCGCCGCAGTCCATGCAAAATTCTACATTACCTGGCAAACATTCGCCGCAGTAATATTTAGTACCTCCATCAGCGCTTAATACTGGAATACTGTTATACTCACTCATAATCGTGCCACAATTGGCGCAAACTACTTCCATTGGTTCTGGTATCGTAATTCTAATACCATATTTATTAAAATAATAGTCTTCAACGCTAAATTTTCTATAAATATAGTTAAAAAATGGAGCATCCTGTGCCGCATCAAGCATTCTTTTTACTTTTTCTATTGTAGCTAATGTTTGAGATACGTGTAAAGTTTCCTGTACTGTATGTTCATCATAATAACCAATAGATAAATTAACACCGGCAATTCGCCACTCTGGGCAAATTACACTAATATCTGAAAAGCTTCCCCACTCTTCGCAAAAACCAAAAGACTCAACATACTTAATAAATTCATCGTTGCCGCAGTTATAAAAAACACAATCGTTACTGCCTTGTCGATCTAGCTCAATGAAATACTTAATCGGCACTAAAGCCTGCGGAATCTGGGTCACGAGCTGTTCAGCACCGAGACCACCCACTTCTTCATCACGAGTGAAAATAACTGTAGGCTTATATCCTGCTTGAAGAATCTTTAAAATTCCAAATATTCCCGCGCGATCGTCAAAACCAGCACCATTAGGTTTCCACATAACACCTTTCTCTCGATCATAATAAACTCCATTATGTTGATTATGTAAGAAAACTGTGTCCATATGCGCAACCAATGCTACAGGGATAGTACCCCATGCAATTATATAATCTTTTGTATTTGTTACTTTTGGATATTGTTGGCGCAAATACTTAGCCATTGCATTATGGAGTTCATCTTGAGATAATGATACTAAACTTTCTATTAATCCTGCATCACTTTTAGTAAATTGTTTCAATTAATCATCTCCTTATTATTTATCTTATAATATATTATAACATATAAATTAAGAAAAATAAAATAAGAGAAGTTTTTACTTTATCTGCGGCTTATTTTTATCAAGCACTTGCGAAAACTTAATCAATGTTTTACAAAGTCTACAATGCGAATTGCGCATACACGCCTGTCGGCATTGAACTCTCGCTTCACCAAATTGTTCTGGAATTGCGCGATTGTCAACATGCTCGCCTAAATTTAATAATAAGAGATTTAAATTACCTGGCCAATGACCTGATTGATAAATATCAATTAATGATTCTTCACGCTTTAAATATTCTTTTCCATAACGCGCAAATTCTAAAGTATCTATATATTTTTCATATACCGATATATCTTCAGGACGCACATATGGTCCACAAACACCATTCTCATGCGGCATCAATGGGTCATCGCATAAATCAGCTACAAGCCGAATTGGCACGCCTGCACTTTTTTTCTTTACTTCTGGCAAATCAAAGTATAAAGGCGCTCCTAATAATAATTGAGAAGGTTCATAGCGCATTACACTATTTAATTCCCAGTAACTTGTAATAGGATAGCCCCAATACCATTTAGCTCCTATAGAATGACATAAATTAGCCTGATCAAGAATTTCAGTTGCTAAAGTTAAATGCCCTTTGCTAGCTTCATTAATATTATAAAGTTTTGTCCAATCAACTTCATCAGTCGCATATATTTTTACTATATAGTCTTTTGGTTCTTCTTCAAAATCAATAAAAAAATCATATATTTTATCTATATCATTATAATCTAATCGGATTTCATCTACTTTGCGTAAAACGCTGAGAGGTTGTCGTCCATTAGCACTATATTTCATTACTCCACCTCATTTCTTTATTTAATTATACTAAAATTTTTGAAATTAGTCAAATAGAAAATTTTGATTCAAAAAAATAGGTAGCCTTATTTTTATTTTGGTTTTTCGATATGCGCAGTCGTGTACCGCGCAAGCAAATTTTTCCATAAAATAAAAAAAAGAGAGACCGAAGTCTCTCCTTTTAAGCTAATGCATAAGCCATCTTTTTCAAGCGCTTACCATCTGCATCTACAGTGATTTCCTCTTTTCTTGCATAACCTTCTTCTACGAGAACTCTTAAACGATATGCAATTTTATGACTCGACATAGCTTCACCATTTTCATCAACAATCTGAGCTGCAATATCTGCCAGAGTCTGCAGATCCGTAGTCAGTACCTGCTTAACTACTTCACCGAGAGCATCACCTTCAGCTCTTTTTTCGGCTCTCTTTTCTTTAGCCTTTTCAGTCTTTCTCTGGAGTGCCGCAATTTCTTTGTCACAGAAAGCCTTAACTTCATCAGTTGCTTCTGCAAAACCCTTAATCATTTCAAACATTTCTACTTTAGTCATTTTCTTTTCCATAGTTTTTCGTTTCCTTTCTAAAATTCATTTATTATTTATTTATTTTCTATAATTATTATACTATTATTTTTTAAATTTTTCAAATTAGAAATTAACCACCTTGGTTAATACTCTTCCTAATTCGTCCACATAATGAAACATGTCATTCTTCTGTACTTCATATGTAAAATCATTACCATCTAACATATAAACGTATTCATCATTACTAAGTGATGGCGTCGCTTTAGTCATCTGCACAAACTGAATTTCAAACCGTTTAAATGCTCTTAATTCTTCTTCTGACGCATCAGGGTAAATCATTTGAAGTAATTCATAACAAAGTTCTTCAGTTGATTTTCCTTCATAATCTGTGAAAGAAAAATTAATATTTTCAGAACATTCAATTGTTTTTACGTTAGGATGTTCTAAATCCCCTTTAATCTTTACTTTAATGTATAAATGGTCTAAATCATATACAGGATTATCAACATTTAAAATTACTTGTTTTCGTCCCATATAATTATATCTGTAACCATTATATTTATATTCCCAACCAACTTCATATAACTCCGTATCTTCATCAAGATCAAAAACAATCTTACCATCTTTTGTCAATTGATTAATATCAACAACAAATACTGTCTTATAATCATCTCCAAACCAATAAGCACGTTTTTGATAAACTTCAAAACAAGCACTTTCTGGAAAATAAAATCCGCTTTTCATGCAATCATTGCAGAAATCTCTGTAATGTTCATACACTTCACCAGTTTCCTTATTGCCCAAATATAATTCCGTTATATTCTCTTCAAGATGTGGTTCTTCACAGCCAGAGCAAACCGGCAAATCAGCTACACACCATTGACAAAATTCAGCTCCATCAATGATCCATGGATCATCAGTAATTTCGCTGCCGCAATTTGAGCAATAAATATGTGGTAAACAAGTATCGCAAGCTAATTCTGATTCATTCTCAAAATCATAAAATTCTTTGGCTTCGCCACAAATCATACAATTAGCTATACCAGAATATTCAAACATCTTTTCTTCATCTTCTGGATAATCTTTACTTAAAAACATCTTATGTTCTGAATAAAGATCATTATACATAGCCACTGTTTCAAAACAAATCTTATAATCTGTACTAATCCATTGATTTTGCGCTTCATTAAAATACATAACATTTTCACTAGGATTGTCATATGTATATAAAACATTCTGATACTGCCAACCTAAATTTTTTTCAGCTAATTCTTTAATCCATTCAAGCGCAATTTTTTCAAGACCTCTATTCCAATAAGGATAACCTTTAATAGCAACAATACAATCTTTAGTGACAATAAATAATTGTCTCCAACGCTTATTGCTCCATTCGCTACCTCCAGGCATATCCATGTCTATCGTTGAACGCAAATAAGCTTCAATTACCATAGGAGAATTCATCATTTCTAGAGTTCCTCTACGATAATCTCCTTCTTCCACCCAAGACATACATGAATGCCAACCGCAGTTATTATCACTCATGGTCATAAAATCTAAAGGATGAATTGTAAGATACATATCTCCTCTAATTGTCTTTTCATTACAAATCTGAGAATGCTTTAAACGAAATCTTTCAAATCCTACAATATTAAATTCATCAGACAATTTCTTAAAAATCTTTAAAAGTTTAGTACCAGAGCAGAAAGTGTAATCATGATCACTAGGAGTATGAATTGTAATTCTTCTTCCTTCATAACGATTATCAATAAGCGCTTCCTGATTTTCAATTAAATTCCACATAGCTCGATAATCTTCTTGGCTCTGGAAAACGCCTTTTAAATCAACATCATTATTGGTCCAAGATTCTGAGTCAAGTCTAGGAAAATTATATCTTAACCATGCTAAATAATTTTCATAAAAAGTAGGTTCTCCATTTTCTCTTCTAGACTGAAGCTTACTCATTACTTCAGTTTCAAGCTGTTCTCTTTCCTTCTCAGCTACAACAGATTTATGAATAGATAAATTATTGTCTAACATCTTATACAAATCTACTTTTTCCGCTGTCCAAAACTGTAGAAGTTTATCTAATGGCGCAGTTTCTCTGTAACCAGTAGCATATTCTAATATATAGTTTTTTATTATCGTTTTTTCATTCTCAGAAAGCAGTTCATATAAGTTTTTATTCATTTATTTCATTTCCTCTTTTCTTATTTTCTATAAATATTATATAATAATTTTTATAAAAAATCAATAGTGGCTTACAAAAAGATGATAAGGAACTGTTAAATCCTGCACATAGAATTTTCTATCATAGGTATCATTTTCTTTAAGCAAACCCATATCACCAATATTGCTTTCTATCTTTTTTATAAACAGCTTCTGGGCTTGCGATGTCAGTTCTTCATAATTAATAGTTAAATATTCATCAGTCCACCAACGGCATTCAATAGTGATTGTCTTAATATCTTCAATATTTTTGACAAATTTATTTTCTTCTACATCTTCATCTTTTACATAAACAATATATGAATAAGAGTAATTATTATCATATTTTATCATATACTGATGATAAGTTTTATTTTCATCCTCTGGAAGTAATGACTCTTGCATAAATAAATCTTTATTGAAAGTATCATAGCAACCCCGACAAAAATTATGGGCATTAACGTCATACGCTTCATCGTAAAAAACATAAATATCACAACACTCACACTTAATATAAGGAGTATATTGAGGACAAACGATTAAAGAACCATTATTTTCTTCTTCTTCTTCATCCCATTCGTAATATTCACCACTATACATACATCTTTTATCGCCAGAATAATTAATATAAAGATCATTAATTAAATCTGTTGTTTTAAGCATAAGTGAATGATTATCATATACATCATTATACATTGTATTAGTACAAATTTCGACACCATCACTATCTGGCGCGCAAAACTCAATTGCATCTTTATAGGTCCAGCCTAAATTCTTTTCAGCTAATTCTCTTAAAAGATTCATACAAATGTCTTCTAATGCTTTAGACCAATAAGGATAACCTTTAATTCCTAAGATGCATTCTTCGTTAATAATAAACAACTCTCTCCATTTCTTATTTGACCAAGTGCCGCCTTCAGGCATTTCCATATCTGTAGTCGATTTGAGATATGCTTCAACGACAACCGGAGAATTCATCATCTCAACCGTTCCCGCCCGGTACGCACCAATATGTTCACGCCAGCTCATGCATGACGTCCAGGCGCAATTATTATCACTCATAGTCATATAGTCTAATGGGTGAATAGACAAACATAGCTGCCCTTTTAATTTTTTATCATTAAGAATACGCGAATGCATTAAACGAAACTCTTCAAAGCCATCAACGTGACATTCTTCAGCAATTTTCTTTAAAGCTCTAAGAGGTTTAGTTCCATTAGAAATTTGAATATTATGACCACTTTCTTTAAAAGTAATTTTGGCAGGAGAATCTGATCTACCTGTAATTTTATTTTCAATTAATTCATTTGGATAAAAAAGCCAATCAAGAACAGAAAAAACACTTTCCCAAGGATATGTTGATGCAACTTCCATTAAGCAATGTTCTTTATTAACTCTACTTAAATTAAGAATATTTTCTTTAAAAGCACTCTGATTAACCATTTCTTTCATCTGTGCTTCCATGATTGTTTTGTCTTTTTCAATGCAAATATCCTTAGTAAAAATTAACTGATTACCCAAAAGCGTATATAATTTTTGTTTTTGAAAATTCCATTCTTTTAAAATATATTCGATTGGTGCAAGTCCAGAATCGCCGTATCTTTCTCTAGCTTTCTTAACTTCTTTATCGTTTAAACGATAATCATCAATCATTTTTAATTCATCTTTTGGAATTCTATCAATTAAATTAATCATTAATTACCTCCAAATATTTGCTATACCAACAATCTTCGCCATCTTGCCGCAACAAGGGCAAGTAATATAAATAGCATCTCCGTATGATCCAAATGCCACGTCTAAGTCTTGTTTTTCAACTTCGAGCCACTCATGACAGTAATCACATTGAATCACGTCTCCAGGTCTTAACATAGTATCACCTCCTATTACTTAATTACTCTTACTTTTGGTTCTCTTGGAACTGTAACATCTATTTCAATATCACAGTCATCACACCAAAATTCATATCTATCTGCGGGTTTAGTTATATTTGCCGCAATATCGTCTAGCATCACGTTCGCACAGTAAAATTGTAACAACTGCTTCTTGCAGACTGGACAGTTAATATACTTCATATTAGCTCCTTTTCTTTGCTTGTTTCCAAATAGTTTCAAACGCTGCTTCTCTAGTGCAACCATTCTCAAACAATGTTTTCCAATCTTCATTCCAATCAACATACTTTAAATCAAATTCGCCATGAGCATGACATAAAGTTTCGATAAAATCATTCCGATTGTCTATATATGTACCTAAACTAGTAATCCAAATTGGCTTATTTTCTACATTAATCTCAACAATTCTTACTGTATCCATTATTCTTCCTCCTTTCTTATCTTTATAATATATTATAACATAATTTTTTATAAAAATAAAATTACACTTCAGGAACTCTGACCTTTTCTTTTAAAAGGTTCCCTTCAAAATCATATAGTTCATAATAATTTTTATTAGCGAAAACTTGGCCATTGCGTGTTCCACAAGAAGGACAATAGGGGTAAAGCATATCTTCATCTGGAGTTTGCCAAACGACTCGATTCGGCATATCTCGACTGACTTTCGCAGGAAACATTTGTCCACATTTATCACAGTATATATAATAAGCTATATCATGTTCATATCTAAATAATTGCCATGCCATTATTTTTCTCCTTTATTTTTCTTTACAATATATTATATCATAAATTTTATAAAAAATAAAAGGAGACTTTATAGTCTCCTTTATAATATAACTTTAACCGATTTATCTAATACAGTAGGAATTATTAAGACCTATTTTTTATTGACAGGTCTTAAAATTCTTTTTGCGTATAGATTTAAATCAAGCTCTCTACCATAGTCATTCCAATCATCTAAAATCTTTCCACGAGGATTGATAATAATATCATTAATTTCTTTGTTGGTACTACCACAATAAATAGTTGAATATGGTAAAGTCTTATGGTAAAAAATCTTATCAGTAATTTTTAAATTCCAACGGAAGTCATTGCCGAAGATAAGGTTTTTGCGGAAGAAGGTGTCTACTTCACTATCTCCAATGCCGAAATTACCAAATAAGAAATCTTTCATAATAGATGAGTATGAATATAAATTCATACTATCAACAGTAGTATAATCTTCTCTTACTTGAAAATTTTTAATTGCTCCATATTTCCTATAGCGATCATAAACTTTTTGCATATAATCATATGCTTCTAAATGTTGCGCGAGAACTGTGTTAATGCGCACTGGGACAATGCCTTCAAGCTCCTCAAAGATGCTGTCCGGGCATTCTGCAACATATGGGCGCACATGACGAGAAACATTAAGTCCTGTAATAGTATCTTTAAATTGAGTAATAAAATATACAACATCATCTATGTTTCCTGGCAAAGTTGTATTAATGAAAAGTTTATGAACTGGTATATTATTATTCTTATTCTCTTGGTTCAGCATTACTACAGCTTGCACAAGAGTCTGTAATTTATCTAAATCCGCAAACGGTTCTCCACCTGTGATTACAATATCACAAGAGGGAGTGATATCATGAATTTTAAATAAAGAATAACATACTTTTTCTAAATCGTAGCTTTTGTCTAAAAGATAATCTTTCTTATTTATACAGAATGGGCACCGATTGCCACAATCATAAGGGGCAAAAATTGTAATTGTTGCACCATTTTTATATTGACATAAGTAATTCATATTTCTCTCCTTTATTCTTCGCCCTCCGTAAAATTAAATCCGCAAATTGGACATTCTGAAAAATCTCCATCATTATAATCGTCATGGAGCACTGGTTCGCCACATTCAGGGCAGATAAAAAAATCTCCTTCATCTCCTCCATAAGAAAATGAACTACCAAATACTGTTGCGCAATACAAACAAGCTTCTTCAAAACTCATATTTCCATCCTCTCCGTTTAATAATTCTTATCATATTATTTTTAGCTACCAGATTCATAGTATGAAGTTTAATAGTAAAAGTAAATTTACTATCCATAATTTCTTCATATTCTTCCATCCAGTCTAAAATTTTAATATAATCTCCACCTAGGTTATGCGTCATGATCAAAAGAAATTTCTCTAATTTCATTTTTATGTTCTCTAATAAAATCAATAGCCGCATTAGTTGACATAAACCATATATTATATTCAGGCGGCATCGGACGAATATCATCAATCCAAACTTTTTTATTCATAATTCGCTGGATTAAGCGGAGTAAAATTTTTTAAAGCATCTTTAGCTTCTCTAAAAGAAATAGTTTTATCTCCCTCAATATAACAATTTTCGACTTTAATACCTTCAAAGCATTCACCATAATCTTTATTTAAATTTTCAATAACATCAGTCATAGTTTCTCCAAAAGTTAAACCATGGTCTTCCTCATATTTTTCGCAATATTTATCATAGTAAATAACAGAATATCTATATAATTTCATTTTTTCCTCCTTACCACTTATCATCTAATGGCACATAATCACCTTTAGTATCTTCACCCCAATAAATTTGGACTTTTATTTGAGTATTTTCAGCACCTTGAATAACAATATAATCAGCATCAAATCGACACTCTTTAAGGTTTTGTATTATTTTTTTGCCTACCTCATTAGCAATAGACCAATCGTTAATTGCTGAAATGCCCACTCCATCATTTAAATCAAAAGTTCCGATGATGTGTGTTGCGCCTTTCTTGGCTTTATATTCAATTTGAATTTCAATAGATTCAAGAATACTATGAACGCATCTTTCAATGCCTTCTAAAGTACGTGCATAAGCATGTTCTCTATTCATAATATCAACCTCCAATTTATTTTCTTTTTTCATTTTCTATAAATATTATAACAAATTTTTTATAAAAAATAAAATAGCACTTTACAAAATGAAGTAAAGTGCTTATATAAAAAGAGAACTGAAATTGCGCCAAGGAGTCTAAGAAATTTAGACTCCCACTGAAGTATATAATAACGGGTTAAGGGACTTATTGATACAATGCCCTCTCAAGGCTACGCCGAAGAGCCTGTGGCTTTTAATAACAATTAAAAACACTTAAAACTGATAGAAGTTAAAATGTTCTATTCATTGAATCTTATAACGGGAAGATACAACCCCACTCATATTTGTGTATCAATGGTCTGAATGCGAACCAACTATATAATGTGTGTAAAGTGTCTCCTGTGACTTTTTACATATATATTATAACAAAATTTTTTTAAAAAATCAAATATTTTGCATTTCGCAGTAAGTTTCATAACGCTCTCGCGCAAGACCTAAGAAATGAATAACCGCATTATAATATTCTTCACCTGCTATTACATTTTTTTTCTGGTCTAAGATCATATTATAGGTATCATTTAACATACTTAAGATTAGTTTTTGATCCGCATTCATAGCTCTAAAATCTCCTTTACAGCTTCTCTATAGGCTTCCCAACATTGCATTCGCGGCAAACAATAAGGCTGCAATGCGCACTTATGACAAAGACCCGCTGTATCAGGTGTCGGCACTACATCTATTTTTTTAGAAGTAGTATGTAATGAAGCATTGTCGTAAGACGCAAGACAAAACATCCCACCAATGCCAAAAATTGCAATTAAAACAAATAAAAATATTTTCATAAATATTTCTCCTTAAATTTATCCCATGTCAATAAATCTCTCTTTAAATCTTTTGGATAGTCTGCTGGTAAATCTTCATCACTAGCAATATACCAGCCTACATCGGTAGCATATCTACATTCTTTCGTATCACTTAACCATCGTTCGTCTACTGTACTGATGAGCATAATAGGCCCCCATCTAAATCCTCTTGCCTTTTTTAAAACTTCTAAATCAGTAACAAGTTTTTCCGTGGGCGTGTCCTTCTTACCGTATTGCCGCTGCCATTCCTGTGAAGTGTATACACGTACGCTTCTCAGAGTTCCTGTAGACGGATTGCGCATATCTACATAAGGCTTTTTATTCTTTACATAAACATCACTTTCTTGATTAAAATTAATAAAGGATGGAGCTACTTTATATCCTAAATCAGATATCGGCTTCATATACATACACCTCACATTCATATTTCTTTAACATATACGCTGCCCATACTACATTTTTCCAAGGGAATACTTGAGTGAGCTTTAATAATTTACTTGGTTTCTCAAAATAAAAATATTCCTCATAATCTTGTCCTTCGGTACGAGTACAGTTATCTTTAAATACATGATATAAACTACTGTAGCACCATCGTCCTATGTCGATTGTACCAAGCTCGATTGCCCAAGTTTTAGTATTCCAGTAATCAGAGCGCACAACCCACTTCGGTATTTTTATATCCTTAGGAATTTTTCTAATCATTAATCCAAACATATTAACTCCGCCAATCTATTTTATAAATAAATGTTTCTTCTTTTAAAAGAAGAGAAGCTACAAATCCCTCCTGTTGAAAATACTTTAATACTTCTTTATAATCTTCTTGTTTTCCATCAGGCTCAGGATAATGATCATAAAAGTTACAGTATGACATAGTTACATTGCCTGCTCTAGCCGCAGATTCAATTCGATTTTTTAAGTCTTGAGTAAGCTGCGCACGCAAGTCCTGATGTTTCTTAACTCCACTAGTCTTAGTTAAATCTCTAATTTTCTCAAGAAATGTTATACTCATTTTTCGCATCTTCCCAACTAATCATAAAATCATAAAAAAATGTATCATCAGAACCATTGCTACTATCCATACAGATTACTTTATAACCTTGCTTAGTAAAAGTTTGAATAATTCTTTGCTTAAAATAAACTTTCTGTTTATCGGTATGTAAACTATCAGTCATCTTAGTAGAGACGCAGCAGAAAAATTTGCCATTATTCACACTCTCTTTAATCTTTTCTTCAACTAAAGCAACTGCTCTATTACGTTCCATTTCTCGAACAATATCACTTGCTCTCGTAGACATTTCATATGCTTCTTGTGCTGTATACATTATTCCTCTCTTTCTCCCCATTCACACATAATTTGAATGGTATAACATGCTTCGCTTTTTTGTTTACAAGTTAAAGTTATTACATAACCTTCTGTAGTATATGCGTCATGAAGTAATGTCATAATTTTATTAAGATTTTCAAGACATACATAGTCCCAAATGGTATAAGATAAATCTACCCAATCTTTACCTTCTTTACTAGCTTGCTCAATACGTTGATTAAGAGACGCGGCAATACTATCAGCAATATTTGGCACAAGGTTTTTATTTGCATCTTGTCGCGCAGTTTTAATTGGGTAAGGTTTAATCTTCATAGTTTACACTCTCCTCTTCTTCTGGAGTTAACCAAACTGGCATTGGAGTACCCATCTGCGGATCACCAGAGTTATAATGAATAATAGTGATATTACATTCTTTGCGAGGAATTTCAATGGTATAGTCATTCTGTTGCAACATATCTATTGCTTTACCAATAGCAAGTAAGTAAGCATCTTCAGTGTAATAATTATCTCGTGCAATTACTAAAGTATTATATTTATTAGTTTTCATATTATATTCCTCCTCCACACAATAAATCAAATTCTGAATAACTTGTAAAAGTATACGGGTCTGGACATATATCATAGTATATATGTAGATGTCCTTTACTCCTGCCGATATAGGCTTCGTAAGCTCCTTTAGACATCTGTTCCGGCAGCTCAGGACCGCCGGCACGATGTATTAATTCAGCATAATTAATTTGTTTCTGCGATGGCATCGCTAAATCTTTCCATGTCATAAACAAAATACCCCCGCCGCATCATCAATAATAATATATTCCGAAGTTGGAAATGCTTTGCGCAAGAACTCCATAAAATCATTTTGAATTGGTTCATTATACCATCTACATTCATAGCTCATATTAATCTTGAACATGGTATTTGCTACATCTTCCGCAAGGTCATAAATAAGCCCGAAGAAAGGCACGATATAATTTTTCTCATAAAGAACATTAATTCTTTCCATCATTTCTTCTGGCACTGCTTCTTGTAAATCAGTAATATTTACTACAGGGATAAATTTATACTTCATAATACCAACTCCTTTTTACCAATGCACTATAATTACATATTCAAGACCATTTGAGCCAAAAAGCCAATCTGTATTAATATCACGATATTCTGCTTATATATATTAAGTACGAATGATATTAAACATATCAACAAGTACTTTTAAGCTTTATGAACAGAATAAGGCTTAAACATCTATTTTTCTCCTTTTCTTATTTTCTATATATATTATACAATATTTTTTATAATTTTTCAAATAAAAAAGAGCAGCTTTAAGACTGTTCTCCTACTCTTATCTTGACTAATCGTTTGCGCATTTCCATTTAACCCTCCTCGTATAACTTAGTATACCTCCAAGACGTACAAAATAATTTAATATTCTTTTTTCCAATAGCCCATGATGTAGCGCTGTTATTTCACACGTAAGATTTGCCGTCAATGTGCCCCGCAAAGTAACGACCTTTCATGTTGGCGCACTGATAATTTGTTTCCATATTATTACTCCTTTATAATTGCGCGATTAATTTTAGTTACTTTTTCACCATTGTTAATCTCATGTGATTTAACGGTTGCTGTAAGATGATAAATACTTCCAACCGCAGGCTCTTTTTTTGTTTCTTTTACTTTTGGATAAGAGCTGGTCAACCAAATGATAGTAGATTTTCCATTAACTGTTGTAAATTTATAAAAGTTACAAGTGCCGTCGCAGACTAAGCGCGCTTCATCAAGGCGCACATCGTAGTCATAAAAACGGTTGCCGACTTCGCCTACATATTCTCCGAGGGGAGGAAAAGATTCTTGCACAGTTGTCTGCACAAGATCCTCCGCCTCGGGCCGCAATTCGGCATATTTAGTCAAAGGATACCATTCGTAAAGCTTTTCAAAGGAGATCGAAACATGATTAACAGAACTAACATTGGGGGCTGGACCGTGCCAGCCAATTGCCGGATGATATTTATAACCGGAAGATTTTAAGGTATCCTTAATTTCGTATGTATTACCCACTGGAATGTAAGTCATCAGTGTTTCAGGATTGAAGCCGAGCTTTTCGGCAACTTCCTTTTTATTTATTTCAGAGTTAGATAATAATTCAAATTCTTGATTTCTTTTTTCTTCTTCTCTCTTGGTGCGCTTGCGCTCAAGGGATGCAAGGTAAGCTTCATATTCTGCTTCAGTGTAAACGCGAGCTTCATCATAACTGTAACCAGATCCATTACACTTATAACAGACGCCAAAATTCGCATAATAGCCACTACCGCCGCATTTAGTACATGCGCGCTTAAGGCGGATGTATTGCTTACCATTTTTGTCATATGGTTCGCCGACTTGAATATAAGATTTATATTTATCTGCTACAAGATAAGTCATTATTTACCAACTCCTTTATTATTTTTTATTATAATTTATTATATAATATTTTTTATATTTTTTCAAATAATAAAAAAGAAGCTTGATATTAAGCTTCTTCTAATTGATCAACTATAAATTTTAGTTCATTTTCACAGTATTCTTCCGTTCTAATATTACCGGGCATTGGAAGAACGAAATGAGATTGCCCATAGTACTTAACACAGCTATCTAAATCTACTCCATCGCCATAATGCGCGCAGTCGAATCCGATCCACCAGAAGTCAGAAACTGAGACACCTGGAATTGGGCAAGTACTTTCGTTGTAGGTGATACCGCCATGGCAAAGAATATTGTTGTATTCTTCTGCTGGTTTGATACCTTTGCCGCTTGAGATACCTACGTAGCCACAGCGCCAACCAATAGGTAAGAAGACTACATAGCATTGATAACCTTTATAAGTAAAAGCTTTTTCTACAATTTTTCCGTATGTCATTGCGCAAATACCTCTTCATAATTTTTACATATTCCATTTGGTTTATTACAACTTTTTAAATCATCAGCACAACATATACATTTGGTGCCGCCGGACTCACCTGTGCATATCTCTTTAACAAGAACTGGATTCGGGGTAGGGTTACCGAATATATTCTGCGCAATCCATTTTTGCGGGTGTGCGCATTCTTGATAAACACATCTATTATGCACGCAACCAGCGCATGAGCGCAGTTTTTGAAAACAGTTGATACAGAAGATGCCCGAAGAGTCGACTATAGGCTGCTTAAGGTTGTCCGTTCCGCATATATCACATTTCATTATTGTTTCCTCTTGAGGTAAGGGCACTGAAGTGCCCGTCCTCAAATCCCATATTTATCAAAGAAGTCAGTAAGAGTATCAAGCCATTTATCTACATCAACCTCAAAGTTATCTTCTTTGCCATTAATGTTAGTCTTTACTTTAATAGTAGATTTAGGAGCTTTCTCTGTTGCTACTGGAGTTTCTTCTTCTTCGTTAAGAAGAGAAACGTAGTAATTCATAGAATTGATAATCACCTCTGGATTTTCTTCAGCGATTCGCGCAAGTTTATCTGCTTCTTCATCAGTGATTACTTCTGGATAATAAGTGTTGCAGAAAAGAAGGATTTGTTTATAAAGATCTACTGCATCTTTTTTCTTTTGAGCTGCTTTTCTTTCTTCTTTAGCGTTTTTTACTTCGATATCTTCGAGGATATTATTTAATACTCCTACAATATCGTCTACTCCATATTCTTCCATTGCGTCCAAAAGAAGAGAATATAAATTGTCTCTGTTCATAGTATACTATTTTCCTTTCTTATTGTTCGCGAATTGAATTCGCTCACAATAAGTGCAGGAAATTCAATTCACTTTTTTATTTTGTATTATTATTATATATTATTTTTTAAAATTTGTCAACCAAGAGAAGAATAGACTTGAAAAATTAAAAAAATTATATTATAATAGTTATATAATAAATAAAAAGGAAAAACTTTGTTAATAAAAGAATGTAGTAATAGACAGGCGCAAACAGTTGACCTGAAGCGCTTCAAGGCAACCAAATCGGCAGTTTTGGACGTGAATAAATAATATAAAGATAAGAAAATTCTCTAAAAATAGAGAATTTTTTCTTATATGGAGGTAGATTAATAATGGCTTATTTTAATATGACACCCGTTGACTAGTCGGGGGGGGCTAAATAGTATGCGTGGCAACAATTTGATTCTTCCGGCAATTTTATCGGGTTTGTAACATCTGATGATGAAAATGAATATAGCGGAAGTGAATATGAATTAGTAAAGCTTGGGCTTCCAATTGAATATACATATACTGGTAATTCTACTATTAATTATTACGTGGAGTTAGATTCAAAGAATAAACCTCGTATTACATGGATTTTGCGTCTTTTAACTTCTGGTGATTTAATAATTAAAAATATGACAACGAAGTATTTAGATGTATCATTAGTCGGTGGAGGAGGAGGTGGCTCTAGTACCTATAAGTATACAGACTACGCAGGATCTGGTGGAGGCGGTGGTTATGTTACTACATAGTTAAATTTGAGTCTTAATTATAACACCATTTATCCAATTGTTATTGGAGCAGGCGGATAGGGCGGCACATCTACAGACACTGCTTCTAATGATGGCTATAGTGGAGCTAATGGTGCTGCTTCCACCGGGTTTGGTTTAACTGCTGCTGGAGGTGGCGGTGCATAGCGTTCAAATTATAATCGCAAAGGATCTGGAGGTAATGGTGGGTCTGGCGGTGGTGGTGGGGGTTATGCTTTAACTTCTGCGGCTGCAGGTGATGATGCAGGAACTGGATCTGGAGCTTCTCAAGTTGCAGTAGATGGTAATTTGTATGGAGGTGGCGGAGGCGGTGGTTCGCCCACTAATAGTGGTAGTAATTACACAACTGTTTATTTTAAAGGTGGTGCTGGCGGCAGTAATGGTGGCAATGGAGCCGTTTCTACAGACCAGTATGGGCAAACAGATGTTGAATGTTACGGTGGATCCGGTGGTGCTGGAGGAGGCGCGCAAGGAGGGTATTCATCTAATGTGACAATACATGCAGCTGCTAATACAGGAGGCGGTGGCGGTGGAGGTTTTGTTAATAGAAACTATTCACATGCTTACGTTGCAGGCAATGGCGGCTCGGGTATAGTTATTTTACGAGGGAGGTATGAATAAGGATTGGCTTATTTTAAATAGAAAATAAAATCAAAAAGTAAATACAAAATTTGGACACTTAAAATAGATTAGTCAAATTCAAATCCGCTCACTTGTTGTACATATGCTGATGATGCGGTTGGTATGACTAAGGGCAGTGATAAATGGGATGAAATATTTGGATATAAACCTTGTATTATGTGTGAGGGTACGATAAAAACATATTTGAGACCAAACGATTTTACAGAAAACGAAGATGGAGATAATACTACTAATGATATTGAAGATGCTGGTGATGATAGGTATGATGTTATGATAGAATTTCCTAGGATGGGAGTTAATATTACAACAAGTGGTAGTGTTATTACTGTTTCAATTACAAATGAACCAAATAATTCTAAATTTCAATATAGAGCATTTACAAAGAATGGCGTTGTACAGGATTACTTATATCTTGGAGCTTATTTAGCAAGTGATGAAGTTAATAATAAAATGCAATCTATTTCTAATGCTGCGCCATTGACGAATATAAGTTTAACAGATGCAATAGCTGCGGCACAAAAGAGAGGTTCAGGCTATGATATTATGGGCTTTTATCAATGGGCTTATATCCAATGTTTATATCTGCTTAAATATGGTAATCTTAATTCACAGGCTGCATTGGGTAAAGGTTATGTAAGTGGTTCAGCAAAATAGAATACGGGTGCAACAAATAAAAAAGGTATGTGCTATGGTAATACTTCAAGTGGTACAGACAGAGTTAAATTATTTGGTCTTGAGGATGCATGGGGTAATTTACTCCAGTGGTTAGGTGGATTATATTGTGACAGCAGTTATAATTTGTTAACTAAAACATCAAACTTTACAACTGGGACAACAGCATTAGATTATGATTTCTCAACCTCTTCTGGTTTGTCTTCAAATATGAGTGGATACATGAAACAACTCCAAGGCACAAATGGTGGAGGCTTTGTTGGAAAGCAAACTGGTGGTTCATCAACTACTTACTGGCCTGATTCTGGTCGTGTTAATGCGAGTTGTTTTGCTAGTGTGGGCGGTAATTGGGCTGGCGGTGATAGTGCGGGCTTGTTCTGTTGTTATGTGAATTATGATGCGTCTAATGCTCATGCGTTTCTTGGGTGTAGATTGATGTATTTGTAATTTTTTTAGAAAGGAGAGTAGTTTACAACCAGAAGAAGTGTTGTAAACGAAGTGAACAATATATGGCTTATTTAAATACGTGTGTGCAAACTGAGGGGGGGGGGCATGCAGGCTTTGCCGCAATGGGTAAAGTTTGAAAGTATTGATGGATTACCTTTAGTGATTGAAGGAAGATTTTGTGGAGATGGAAAATGGCAGTATAGTTTAGATACGATTAAATGGACAGATCTTTTTATTAATGATAGTGATGCTATATCTTTAAATGAATCTTCTTATGTGTATATTCGAGGAGTAGATGGTACTACTTTATATTCTTCTAATGAAGGTCCTAGTTGTTTACGCGTACGTGTTGCCTCACTTCAAGGATATAATGCTGTTGGTTTAGATATAAAAATTTCTGGTAATTTAAATGCATTAGTTCATTATACTTATGATGAAAGTTTTGAGCCTCCTGATTATTGTTTTGCTGAATTGTTTTCAGCATCTCTAACAAATCTTTCACATATTGTCGATTTAAGTGAATTAATTTTACCATCTAAAAATGTAAATAATACAAAGGTATATTCCGGATTATTTACTGGATAGTGGAATCTTTAGTCATTACCGCAAATTAAAGCTGAAATTGATAATAGTAACATATTTGCTTTTAGTCATATGTTTAATGGAATAAGCATTTTATTCAATAAAAACTTAGGATATAAAAAGAAAAAATTAAATTTTTCTTCAGCAGCTATTCAAGCTCTTAAAGAACAAGATGTAGAATTTTTTAGTGCATATGATTTAGATTATATTGAATTAGAAGGAGACAATTATTATACTTTACCGACAGATATGGTGCAATTTCCTTTGGATGTAAATACTATTGTTTTTCCATATTAGGAATGTTTTAATGTCACAATATCGTTAATAGAACCTACAAAGGTAATATATGACGAATTAACAATTGTTTAGGTCTAGTTATATTAGGTTATTTCTGGAAATGTATATATGATAGTAACTTTATTAAATGGTGATACTTATAAGGTGACTAATAATAATATTAATACTTTTTTGTCTACTGATTCTAATAAAGTTTAGAATATAGTAACCGGTAAATTAGATTTTTCGAGTTTGGGTTATAAATTTTGTGGAGTATATGAAATAAGAAGTAGAATGAGTTAATTTTTAGGGAGCGAAAGCTCCCTATTTTTTTATTTTTTCATCCTACGGAAGAAAAAATAAAGGGGGATTGTTACAACATAGTCGTAATAAAGAACGAGTGGCGACAGATTTCACGATGAATTTGCAAAATCGTAAAATTTTTGTTATAATAAGAATAGAGTATAAAATACTTTATCGTAAGAAAAAACCCGTAAAATTTAATAATTACGGGTTAATAATATTAAGTCGTAAAAACTATATTATGGTTTTTTACGGTATGAGGAGGACAAATATCAAATGACAAACAAAATAATTTATTCGTTAAAAATTAATTTAGGCTTGTAGTAGAGAGGGTTTAAGCCAGTTGCGCAACTGCCTAATCCTAAAAAGCCGGAGTTTACTTGTTGGGTTTATGAATGGAGTGATGAAATACAAAAATGTTTTTTAGATTTAGTGTCAGGAGGTAAATGATATGGCATTAAATACTGAAAGTTTTGTATTTTATGAAAGCACTTTTAAGAATTATTTAAGATTAAAGAAATTAGTTAGTTTAGAAGCTGCGGATATGTTTTTAGAGGCAGTTTGTAATTATGGTCTATATGGTATTATTCCAGAAGAGGATGATATTGTATGGGCTTATGGATTAGAACAAACCATTACTTCTATAAGTAGTGCTAAAGATAGATATGTAGCTGCGCGAGAGAATGGGTCGAAGGGAGGAAGACCTTCTACTATTGATTATAATAAAGCTGATGAGTTGCGCGCGCAGGGTTATACTTATAAAGACATAGCTGCGCAAATAGGTTGTTCAGTTAGTTCTTTAGAAAAGTATTTCCGTAAGAAAAAGCAAGAACCCGTAAAAAAGGTTGAAGATATAACACGTAATAACCGGAAAAACCCCAATGATAATGTTACGTTTTCCGGGTTTTTTACTGACGTAAAAAACGTCGGAAAGGGAGTTTTTACGGCTGACGCCGCAAAAACTCTACCGGTCGCTGAAAGAGATGAGTTTATATTTTAAAGGAGATTAAAATGTATACAGCAGAAGAAATATATGATTTAGGTGTAAATAGAAATTTAAGTAAGGCAAAAGCGAAAATGCTAGCAGAAGCATATAGTTATTTAGATGAAAAATATGGATTAAAAGATGCAGTTGCGCAAAATAAAACAATTGTTATTTCTAAGAAAGAAATTGGATATATTCAGAAAAAATATTGTGAAGGCCTTAAATTAAGTAGAAATTGGTATGAATATACTTGTTTATTAAAACCTAATAAGTATATTGAATTTAAAGAAGATATTGAACGAAAAAAGAAAAAGGAAGAGCAAGATAAAATAGATAAAGAATATGAAAAAGAATTAGCAAAAAAGTATAAAGAATTATATAAAGATAAATTTAGAGATAGAGAATGGATAGAAAATCATATAGGAGAATATTATAATTGGGAAGATATTTTATCTGTTTATTGGACTATATTAGATAATGAACATGCGTGGATGAAAGTTGATTGGCAGGGCAATATAAAAATTAAAGAAGGTTATGTTGATAAATTAAGCGCTTTAACGAAAAAATCTTATGTGTTTAGGCGATTTAAGAATAAAGCAGGATATAGTTGTGGTATTGAAGGAGAGTATAAGCATTTATCAGCTGCTGATTCTTTTGGAATTTATGGTATTTATAAAAATGGTAGTTTATTATATGTGGGTATGACTATGAGAGATTTTGAATTAAGGTGGAATGAGCACAAAGAAAAGATTCAAATGGGTAGTAAAGAATTAAAATTTTATAGCATGATAAAACCAGAGGATGATATTGAATTTGTAAGGTTGATTGATGTAGCAAGGTTAAATGCTAATATTACTTTAACTGAACGTGATGTGAAAAGTATGGAACTTGCTACTATTGCGCTTTTGGAGCCTGAGGGGAATTTAGCGGGTAGAGTTTGTGAGTATAAGTATTAAGGGTTGGATGGGTAAAATAGTGCGGTGTTAACCGCATAAATGGTGGGAGTATGTTAATTGCACAAATGGTGGGAGTTGCCTGCCCCTCGCGCCACCACCACCTCCCGCAGTTTTTATTGCAATCGTTATAGTAATAGCAATCATATCTTTCTCTTCTGGCCTTAGGGGAACTTCGTTCCCCTAAAAGGAAACTCTATAATTTTCATCTCAAAAAAGGACTCTACCAAAATTTCATTTCAAAATTTCTTTCTCCCTTCTCCCAGCAGGAACAAGTTCCCGCTAAAGTATTCATTTTTATCAAACTTAAGAGATTTTATTTAGTTTAATAAAAATGAATACTTTTTTAATTTGGGCAATGTTTATCAATTCTCTCTTGGTTTCTTTTATATATAAATGACAGTTGTATCATTGTCACTAAATTTTTGCGCTCTATATATATACAGACCGAAAAAATTTCGTTACAATGACGCTACTAGTTAACTATTAAGAAAGGATTAGAGCAATGATAGAATTAGAAAAAAAATATTCTTCAAAAGAATTAGCTAAAGAGTTAGGTATATCTTATGGAACATTAAGGAATAAACGTAATATATAGGAATAGCATCTTAAATATTTTTATGACTATGAAATTATAATAAAAGGCAATAGTATTTATTATATATTTCATGAATAGTATGGAGATTTTATTCCGTATAAAGAATATTCTAATTTAAAACGTAAGACATTATTTCAAGACAAAATTAAAGAAACAATTGAAACAGATAATCGGTAGACAGGATCTAATATAGCAAGAATTATATCAGTAGAAGGAGAAATATAGGCTTTAGATTTGAAATTATCTACTATTACCTGTTATACTAGAGTTAATTTAAAAGAGTTAGTTGAACAGGGCTATTATACTAAAACTGATTATAGATGGTGTTATTTAGATCCGAATAAAAATGCGTATGTATTAATGAGTGATGAAGAAGTAGAAACATTAAGAGGAATGTTTAATTTTAGTATTAATATTAAAGAAGAAGAAGATTTATTGACAGAATTAAAAGAGGGTAATATTACTTAGCAAGAAGCGTATATGCGCATTGGGGCTGAGAAAAATAAAAGATTCTTGAGCGGATTAAATGAGTATTATTTAACATATGGGGTAAGGCCGATTAAGGTGCCAGTTTATGAAAGGTGTGTATTTTAAAAGCTCTCACTTCCTTATTAACTTTGCTATCCGTAGAAAAGCTAGATGGCCGTCTATTCCCATTAAAAATAATGGGCTGAATATTTTCTCATTTGGGCTTGTCAAAGCCCAAAATCGTGGCAAATAGATAAAAGGTAGGTTAATTACCTACTTTTTTTTGTGTCTCGCGGCTTAAAAATGCCGTTTTTTTAATTATAACATATTTTTTTAAATTTTTCAAATAAAGAAACGCTTTACACTCTCTGGGCGCCCATATGGGGGCGCCTTTGGATAATTCATTCTCGGCCCGCAGGGCTGGGGGTCCCTCTCTTGTGTAGCAAAGTTTCGGGAATGAAGAGGCGCATATGCGGGGTCGACTTTCACCAGAAAAAATTGCCATATGAGGTGAGGGAGGGGATTACGGGTCTCCCCCTCCGAGGGCGACCCGCCAAATGGACATAAAAAAAATGGTAGGCTTTTCCAGCCTACCAGTCTCCTTTAATTTCATCACTAATATTTACCCAATAAGTATACTCAATAATTTCATCTTCCTTAAGCTCACTAATTTTTTGAATACCGCCACAACATCCGCAAATAATTTCATCATGGTAAGCAATACCGCCTACCCACAAATCATTGTCTACATCATAAAATTTTACTTGCGTTGGCTTGTTATAATATTTTTTATCCATTTTTCTATTCTCCTTTTTTTATTATACTAACAGTATAATACTTTGTCAACAGGTTTTTATAAATCTTTTTTAACTTTATTCATTAAATTCTCTAAAATTTCATCTTGTTCAGACATTGGAAGTTCTTCCAGTTCTTCCCATTCATAATTAGGAATCCAATCTTTTAACTGCTCCATGAATGCATCCCACAGAGTATTTCTCATTTCTTGCATCTCTTCTTTGTTTAATTCATAAAATCTTTTATCCATTTTTTTATCTCCTCTCTTTACTGTATCTATAGTATAGCATAGCTTGCGCAAATTGTCAATAGATTTTAGGAAAAAATTTAATAGAAGTAATTTCCAGTTTTTATTTGCCAAAATTGGTAAGAGATACCATAAATGAAAACTCTCGCCTCTCGCTTCAGTGAGCGGCGAGCCAAAATAAAAATAGAGGATTTCTCCCCTATTTCCTATGTTTTGTTAGTGTAATTGAATAATTTTGCCCGTTTTTTGTAAATTTTATCACCCTTTCGGCATTTTCCACGCTTAAACAGTCAACTATAGGCATCAAACAGTCAGCTATTTGCGCAATTATCTCTACTTTTTCCGCATTTTCAACCTTTTCTTTTGGTTTTCTTGCCGTTTTGGTATAATTTTTAACATTTTTTGATTGTTTTACTACCTTTTTTTGTTCATCAGTCAAATCTGAATTGATGTCAGCCATGCGGGTCATTTTATCAATTTGACGGTCAGAGGCAAGAACATTGTCCGCCTCTGACTCGGTCATACCTAACTTTATTAACTTTTCCTTTTGGGTCATAGGCTTGCCCCCTTTAGGTTAGGCATGAGCCTAACCTAAAACCTTGGAGAAGTAAGACTTTCTTTTCTCTACAGTTTTTTCTACAGAACCCTCTGTGACTAACTGTGTAAGTAATGCGGAAGTCTTATTTACAGAAATATCCTCAACATGAGTTTTCTGTAACTCCTTGGATAACTCTGTACAAGTGTACAGTCTGTTATCTTCCATAAGTGCCAACATTTCAGCCTTTAAGGACTGGTTAGCTAACTGATTAGCAGTTGGCTTTCTATCCTTGCCAGCTTTTCTTGCTAACAATTCAATCTCATGGTTAAGGAAGTCTACTTCCTCTGTTGTCAGATTGTAGTTTCTGATAATCTGTGCAAACATTTCCTTTTTAGTCATTTTCTTTTCCATAATTTACCACTTCTCTTTCTCCGCTCTTAGGTGGCGGTACCCTTTCTTTAACTTATACCTTATTATAACATATTCAGTTGTTGTTGTCAAGGGTTTTTCAAACTTTTTTTATTTTTTTCTTTGAGCTTATTTGCTCACTTTTTATTCTCTTCCTTGGAACAATTATAGTATAACATAATGGGGCTATCCTGTCAAGAGGTTTTCTAAAAAAGTTTCTGTAAATTTCTGGAAGGGCCCTCGAGAGACTGGAAAAGCCTGGAAAAATCCAGGCTCTTGTTTATTCAATAGCTAAATAACAGTTATCTTCAAGAATTACACTATCAGCTTGATTTAAGGTAATCAACTCACCTGTGAATAAATTCACAGCATTGATACCCCAACCGCCATAACTCTCTGTCCGCATGTAGTGTTCATTGTTATACAAGAACACTTCTCCTGTCGCTACTTCTCTAAATGGTCTATAATTATTTTTTACAACTCTAATTTCCATTATTTTACCCCCTTTGTTTCAATTACACAATATTTTACATCATAATTTTCTAATACACTTTTAATCATTTCAGATTCTTTTTGTGTGTATGAGTAAATACTCATTGTAAACAATTCATCTTTTAATTCATTATAAGTCAATGAAATGTTCATTTCCTTAAGCAATTCTGCAATTTTTTTGATTTCTGTGCCGTCCACTTTGGCAGTACAGTTATAAATCCAAAGTTTGTCTTTTGCGGTTTTCTCTTCAAGCCACTTCACGGCAAGCACTCCCGCAAAGTTACATAATCCAGTGATTAAAGCCTTTTGCCAAAGGGCAATACCCTCAACGGCAGTGAAGAAAATAACATAGGTATAAAGTGCAAAAGTTATTGCGTTGACCGTTGCCGCCGTCCACTTGCCCCCTTTAATGGTGACAAGTGATTTTACCGTTTGGATAATAACATTGGCAAGTGTTAAAAGTGTAAAAAAGATAATAAAATTATTCATTATTAAATCAACTCCTTTTCTTGAATAAAATAATCTGTGCTTGTGCCGTCTGCCCAGTAGACAGTTAATTCTTCATCATCTTCATAGTTAAACTTTACATCTTCAATAATAGAAGATAAATTCTTTACTTTTTCTCTCATGGTAGTAGCTACCCCATAAAAGTAATTAAATGTAAATGCGTCAACAGGTTCTAAAGTGTAAATCATTACCTTTTCCATGTTCTTTCTCCTTTCCTCTTGGTATACCTTATTATAACATGAATTGCGTACCGTGTCAAGGGGTTTCGGGCAAATTTCTTTAAAATTTTTTCATGTTCTTTTGGTTGAAAAATTGTGCCAATACTGTAAAAATGTGGAAAACTGCCCGCCTCATTCGAGAGCGGGCGGCCGCCTGGAAATTTCTCCCAAGACTGACAGAGTTTTCCAAAAACTATGGAAAAAATAGGCAGGAATTTAATTCCTGTCTAAATTTTACTTTCTTGGTGCTGACAAGTCAATCTTGAATTTTCTTCCATTGTAATTAAATGTAATAATTTTTTGCTCATTCTCAACATTTACATTTTCTGTATTGTTAAGATTTTCCAAGAGCGACTGGAAAGTTTTTACAAGGAAAACTTTGTCATCATCAATCTTTTTCTCTTTAACTACTTTAGTTTTGCCGACGGTGGTCTTACCACTTGAACGGGCTTTCTTGCTTGCTTTCTTTTGGGCGTCTGTTAAATCATCATTGACAGCACTTGCTTTCATGTGGTCTACCTCATCATCACTGGCAATAAGTTCCAGTGCTTCTTCTTCCGTCAAATCAAGATTTTTCATCAACTTTTCAATGTGTTCTCTGGTAGGTTTTGCCATAGGTATCAACTCCTTTATTTTTCTTTATAATTTATTATAACATAATAAATTATAAAAGTCAATAGGCGGATTATTTTACCGCCCTAAAAGTTCGGCATGGGTTGATGTCTATGTCTAATGGATTGGTGCAATAAGATATTACACATTCTTCCAGTTCCATGCTCCATAATGGGCAAACAATTCTACAGTTATCATGACTTGAACAAACATCTTGTAAAATCTGTAAAGCACGAATAATGTTATTTTCTTCTTGGGATAAACTGTCTTGTTTTTCAACTTTGATTTCAAAATTCATTGGCATTTTTTACCACCTCTTTCTTTTTTATTGGCGGGGGATTTATTCCCCCGCCTTTGGAATTAAGCTACAGAGAAATAGGACTTTCTCTTTTCAACGGTCTTTACAACCTTTCCAGCTTCAATAAGCTGTTTCATCAGAGCGGAAACCTTGTTCACGGAGATATCCTCTGTGTGGGACGGCTGAAGAGCCTTAGCAATCTCTGTGCAAGTCATGCGTTCCGCTCCTGTGAGAATGGAAACAATTTCCTCTTTAATTCCAGCATTTACCAACTGGTTAGCTGTTGGTTTGCGGTCTTTGCCCGCTTTTCTCTCCAAAAGTTCAATCTCATGGTTGAGGAATTCCACTTCATCTGTGGTCAGGTCATACTTTGCAATAATAGCGGCGAACATTTCTTTTTTAGTCATTTTCTTTTCCATAGTATCAACTCTCTTTCTTGTGGTAGGTCACAACCCCTTTGGTTTATCTTATATCTTATTATAGCATGGATTCGGCAGTTTGTCAAGAGGTTTTTTTAACTTTTTTAACTTTGGCTTTGTTGCCTTAACCCTTACTACTCTTTAAGTATACCACAGGTTAAGTAATTTGTCAAGTACTTTTTTAACTTTTTTCAAGTTTTTCTTAGGCTTGCCGTTTGCCTTAACCCTTAGTACTCTTATAGTATACACCCATACACCCATTTTGTCAAGGGTTTTAGGAAAAAAAGTTTTTTTATTTTTTTCGCATTTTTCTCTTGACAAAATGGGTGCAAATGTGGTATAATGAAAAACCCGCGCCCTCAGCCGTGCGCGGGGCACCCATTATACCACAAAAAGGGCTTGATGTCAAGCCTTTTCTTCACTTTTTACCATATTTTTTATAAATACATTGTCAAAATCTTCCACTCCTACTTCATAGGAAATAAATTCCATTACTGTAAGAATACCATACATAAATTCTTTGTTGCCATTTTTACTATCATAATTTCCTTGGAAAAAGCTGGAACCTCTTCCTGTCATATCATTAAATACCATTTCATACGCTTTTTGTAAATCCATTTTTTACCACCTTTCTAAGCGGGGGCTAAAACCCCCACTTACATTTATTGTCAGTTTTCTTGCAAGTGCCGTTAATGCGTGCCATGGAACAAGGGCAACCGCAAGTACAATAGATTTTTGGTGTAAAGCAATTTTTTTCCACATTAGGGTCAATCTGTAAGCACTTTACAAAAATTTCCTTTTCAATTAAAGTGTCTTGTAAGCCTGTGTGCTCTTCCACAAAGTCTAAATCATTTGTTAAGAATCTGTAAAGAACTTCCGCTGTTGCTCTTGGATTTCCATTTTTTGCCACAAAACCATGTTTCTTACAAAATACTTTGTATTCTTCTGTCTTAACAATGGTATTTCTTGCCATTTTCAGAGTATCATAAACTGGAATACCATAAGGAAGAAAATACCTATACTTGGAAGAAGTTAAAAACCTCTGTGTTGTTGACAAAGACTTATAATCAAATCTTGCATTGTGAGCAATGATGGCTTGAACATTGTACTTTTTGCACATTTCAGCAATTCTTTTTTTGATTGTGGAAAATCTTGCCACAACTCTTGTGCCGTTTTCAATTTCTTCTAAATACTGCGGAATCTTTTCAGCAAAGTAACTTGTTTTCATTAATTCCAACTCTTGGAAAAAAATCTCATACACTACATAAGAAAATGTCTTGTATACCTTGCCGTGTTCATCATGGATACAACCGCCAACATCATAGCACAATGGGTCATCAAGTGAGTTTGTGGTTTCTGTGTCAATGGTCATAAATAATTCTTTCATTTTATCAATCTCCTTTTTGTTTATACCTTATTATAACATAGAATGATTACCATGTCAAGTGGTAATTTTTGTCAAATTTCTCGACAAAGTAACCACCTTCAAAAGCGGCGGTCCAGTCTGCAAGGGACTCGTCTTCAGTGGTTAAAACTGGAAGATTTAACGAATTGTATACTACGAATACTTTCATTTTGTTACCTCTTTCTTTCCTTACTGTAGTTATAGTATAACACAAGGACACCGGTTTGTCAAGGGGTTTTAGGAAAAAAGTTTTTTTATTTTTTTTATTAATTTTCGCTTGACAAAGTGTGTAGAGTTGTGGTATAATGGAAAACCGGCCCCCGCATCCGTGGGCCGGCCGCTGTCGAGTTGGCATGATTTTTGCATATATAAAAAAGAGTGGATGTATATCCACTCTTACCCCCTTACCATTTCTTGTAAAACCGCAATTAAATCTTTTGCGTCATATGCTTCACCAGTCCAATTTTCTCTGTTTTGTTCTTCATCATCAAAGAGAAAGTCAAAACCATTATTAAAAGTATCTTTTAATGTTCCATAAGGCACAATATTGATTGCATCAAATCGTACGCTCGGCAGGTGCTTTCTTAAATATGCTCTTTTGGTTTCCGCTACCAGTCCGTCATATTCGGCGGTGCTATTCTTTGCTAACCAAGAGATAATGCCGATATTGTAGCCTTGCCCTTGGAGCATATTTAGCAATCTTGCTAAATGACTGAATCTTACAAGTGGCTTTGCTACAGCGTACGGTGTTGGGTCGTATGCCTGAATCATAGGCAACCAGTCTTGCACGCCGTATAAATTAACAAGTGTACCGTCAAGATCAAACCAAATTGTTTTTTTCATTTTTTCTTACCTCTCTTTATCTTTTCTTTATTATAGCATCTTTTTTCCACTCTGTCAATAGTTTTTCTTTATTTTGTCGGTGGAATTTTTCCACCGACTTTTCATTTTCCTCTTCTCTCTTTCTTTAATTTTTCAATCGTTCTTACATTCGCAAGACTTGCGTTTTGGAATTTTACTTGGTATTTAATTCCATTGATTGTAATATCGCCATCAATATTGAATGGTACTGTATCATATTTATATACGCCGTCTTGGTTAGTAGTCTCATGTAGCCACTTTTCACATTTTCTACCCCTGTTTGGTACATCTATTGCCATAAATTCGGATTCTGTCATTAACAGCTTTGCGCCTTTGCGGATTAACTGTTCTTTATGTTGGTTTTTCAGAGAAATCATGTATTTCTGTGTGTGTCCATATGTTTCATAGTTTTCTACTACCCATCTTGGCTGGATTTTTCCACATTCTGCCATATACAGATTTTTCTTATATAAGAAGAATACCAAGTAGTTATGAGCTGCTGAAAACGAATTGTAATGTTTTAAGAATGTTGTCTTTGTCATTTTTGTTTACCTCTTTCCTTTACTGTATCTAAAGTATACCACAGAACAGCGAACCTGTCAAGGGGTTTTCGATAAAAAAATAAAAAAAATTTTTCTTCCAGATCTTGCCAGCCCGAGGACCTTGCAAGAATCGTGCCAATGGTAAATTCAGGAAGCGACCATGCAAGATTCGTGCCAACTTTACACTGTAAAAAAGTGGTAGCATTGGAAATATCTGAAAAAAACGCGCCCTGCAACCGTGGGCGCGCCGCCGGCGCAAAGAAAAAAGGACTGGAAATAAATTCCAATCCTTTTTAAGAGGTATAAAAAATGAACATGTGTTTGCTAAAAGGAGAGGAGCGTCTGAGGACTCGCTCCATGTCCACAAGAGGTAAAACAGAGGGTTGACGGAATTGAACCGCCATAGAATGCCGTTACCCTCACACCTAAGGGGCTTTAGCCCCTTAATCTCTTTAAATAAACCTCATGCCCGTCTGCCACACACAAGTTATACATCTCTTGAGCTGTTGCCAAGTCGGAAAACTTGCGGCAAACATCAATGCTTAAATTGTCAACTACATAAAACCAATTTGCTTTCTTGCGGTCTTTGTGTACCGTCCACATAATCAAACCGCAAGCCGTAACCAGTAATAAAATCATTTCTAACATTTTTCTTTTACCTCATTTCCTTTTTGATTATAATTTATTATAACATACTTTTTTTAATTTGTCAATAAGTTTTTTTTAATCTAATAAATTAAATGTTGTATATTCTGTATCTAATTTTATATTTTCAATAATCTCATTTTCTTTTAACCATTTTTGAACCCCAAAGGTCACACCTTTATAATCATTTGTATTGACTCTGATAACTCCATACGGAATTATTTCTATAAAATTATATCCTAATTTTACCAAGTCTGCTACAATCCATAGAGTATTTTTGTATACACTGTCTGAATGGTCTGTTAAGTTAATATATACTTCATTATTCATTTTCTTTACTGTTACTTTTGTCAACATTTTATTTACCTCTTTCTTTTTTTGTATCTTTACTATACCATACTTTTAATACTTTGTCAATATCTTTTTTTAATTTCCTGTAGTGTCGAACATCGACTGTTCGTCCATAAAATACACTCTATCTTTTGCCTTTTGGTTCATTTCGTCGATGATTGCTTGAATCTCTTCATCTGTTCCAGCAATGTATTTATCTAAGAATGTATCTAAATGTTTTTCGTACTTTGTACCTTTATTATAAATAATTGGTGTGTCCAATTTGTAACAAATAGTTCTCATTTTGTTTACCTCTCTTTCCTTACTGTATTTAAAGTATACCATAAGCAAGGCAAGTTGTCAATAGGTTTATCGATGTGTTTGTCAAGCGTTTTCTAATAAAATTACTAATAAGTTTAATGGTGAATACTGTGGGTCTGGTGCTGTGTTCTTGCAACATACCTCAAGCCATGAGAGTACAAACCAAGCGACAAAGATAGCAGATACTGTAGTAATTGCATTGCTTAAAAACTTTTTCATTTTGTTTACCTCTTTTCCTTTGCTGTATCTATAGTATAACATAGAATGTTGATGTTGTCAATAGCTTTTTCAAGAGTTGGCAGATTTTTTACTCTGCCAACTCACACATGATGTTTGTAATAATGTCATCCTCTACCGTGCTTGTGCCTTGTGTATCAAAGGTAATAGTACACTTTGCACCAATAGGACATACTGTATAGTCATACGTCCACTCATTGCCATCGCTTGTGCGGAAGGTCATAGAAGTGTAATCGCCTTGTTCATGGTAAGTTTTGGCAATGGCAGTTGCTTCCATTGTGCGTGTCGTTGTGTCAGCGTCTGCGGTCTGCATGATACCGCATACAACGGCAATGATAAGGATAATACTTACAGTTAATAACATAATAGCCCAGTCTTTCATTCTTTCTAACATTTTTTTACCTCGTTCTTTCCTTTACTGTACTTATAGTATAGCATAGTCGAGCAAGTCTGTCAAGAGGTTTTGCAATGTTTTTTATTTAGTACAATGGTAATTTCAGGAAGACCTTATGCAAGATTCGTGCCAACTTTCTCTTGGAAAAAAGTGGTAAGAATGTAAATTAATAGAAGGCACGCCGTTTGCGTCTGCAAGCGGCGCGAGCAAGTATTATAGTTTGTGGGAGGGTGTTATTTTTACCCGTGGGGTCTTGGCGCCTGAAAGGCGACAATAGAGCTTGTACTTTTTCTCGTTAGAGAAAAAGGGGGCGTGTATTACGGGAAAAAATTATTTTGGAAAGAGAAAAAGGTTATTACCTGGGACAAACTCCTATCAAATGTTTCTCAAATTCTATAATCGCAAAAAAAGTAAGGGATAATAAACCTCTTACTTCCACAAGAAATCATAAACACTTTTAACTGCTCTTCTACTATACTTTCTACTCATACTCCCGCAAACGTTTTTAAATAAACTTTTACTTCTACCCATTATTGTTTCCTCCATAATAAATATTCTTTCATAAATTTATTTATATCCCCATCCATCACAGCATTAATATTCCCACTCTGACATCCGGTTCTTTCATCTTTAACCAATTGGTAAGGCATAAAAACATAGCTTCTAATCTGACTGCCCCATTCATTAAAAAGCTGTTCTCCTCTCAGCTCTTTAATTTCCTTCAGTCTTTCGTCCATAGCCTTCTTAGCCAACATTGCTTTCAATCTTTTTAAACACTTATCTTTATTCTGATGTTGACTGCGCTCTTCTCTACTCTCCGCAATTAAACCAGTAGGTTTATGAATTAATCTAACACCACTTTCAGTCGTATTTTGATATTGCCCACCAGCTCCACCGCTTCTAAATGTTTGTTGTTCTAAATCCTCCGGATTTATCATAACAGCGTCAAGCTCCACATCATCTAAATCCGGCAAAACTTCAACTGCCGCAAAGCTTGTATGCCGCCTTCCTTTAGCATCAAATGGGCTTACCCTAACCAATCTATGAACACCCATTTCACCTTGTAGCATTCCATAAGCATTAACACCTTTAACTTTAAATTCAATATTTTTAATACCTGCAACGCTACCATTTAATCCATCAATTACCTCTATTTCATAACCATTTGATTGCGCCCACCGTTGATACATTCTATACAACATTTCCGCCCAATCGCATGCTTCAGTGCCGCCTTCGCCCGCGTGAATCGACACAACGGCATCGTCATTATCATAATCCCCGTCTAAAAGCAGCTCAGTGTCAAGGTCCTCGCGCAATTTTCGCAATCGATTTTCAACTTTTGACTTAGTTTCTAACATACCTTTATCTTCTGGCTCTTCATCCAAAAGCTCATTCACAACAGCTAAGTCTTTTTCCCATTCTTCAATTTGCTCTTTATAATAAAGTTGATGTTCAAGTACCTTACACTTCTTCAATAAATCAACGTTGTCATATATACCTCTTGCACATCGGTCTGCCACCTCTTCGCGCAAATATTTTAATTCTTCTTCCTTTTGGCTAAAGCCATAACTAGTAAAGTCCATATTTTTTAACCTCTTTTTCTTTTTCTATATATATTATAATAAAAATTTTTATAAAAATCAATAAAAAATTCTTTGACACAACAAAAAAATTTTGTTATACTATATATAGGGTAATAAATATGGGAAAAAAGTTCCACACATTTAGTAAATAATAAATGGAGGAACGCTAGTTCCGAAATTTATTATTTACTAAAAAGGAGGCTTATAAGTGATAAAGTTAGACTATACTTTATAGACTCCAGAAGAGCGTAATGAGTTAGTAAAAAAAATTTTAGATGAATTAGAAGAAGAACCAAATGAAAAATATTTAGAAATATTAGCAGATTATCTCATTATGTGTATGGAAAAACAAGAAAAACGAGAAAGAAAAATTTTAACTGATAATCGTATGATTACAGTTAATAAAAATGAAACATCGTTTGAAGGTCTTGTTTCTTAGCTAGAAAATGGCGAAGACGCAATTTATAATATGATGACTGAAAATAAACATATGATTTTAAGACCAAAAGTGACAATAACAAAGAAAGATATAGATGAAATTCCTTTTTTAAAACAATTGCGTGAAACAATACATTTATGGGAAGAAAAATTAAAAGTTGCAGAAGGAAAAGACGCGTATATAATAAAAAGAGCTTTAATAGAGATGCGCAAAGACCAATATGTAATAAAAGCTGCTTATCGCAAACCGATCGGCATAATGAATCTCACTCGCGGCAAACATTATTTAGAATTGCCCGATTTGACAGAAGATTTTAATGATAAAGAATTTCCTATTCCTTCTGGAATAAGTTTATTAGATAAAAGAGTATGCTCTTTTATCTTATGCAATTATTCTAAATTAAAACAAGATTCATGGGACCAATTACCAAGTGATACTTGGCATCTCATGGAAGACTTTGATAATACCAGTACAGCTGCGCTTATGGACTATCCATTATATGAAAAAATTGTTCAATATAAAATTGATGGATTACAAAATATAGAAATACAAGAATTGTTAAATAAAGAATTTGGAGAAACACATAGCGTAGAATATATATCAAGTCTTTGGCGCAATAAAATTCCAAAATTAATTGCATCACAAGCTGAAGATGAATGGCTTGATAATTACTATCTTAATTATGCGCGTGGACGTTATAAAAAATGTAGTAAGTGTGGGCAAATTAAATTAGCCCATAATAAATATTTTTCCAAAAATAAAACCAGTAAAGATGGATATTATAGTATCTGTAAGAAATGCCGTAATAAAAAAAAGTGAGGTGATTATTTTTGGCGAAATTAGCAAAAACAGAAACTGACAAAAAAGAATATTTTTGCGAAACCTGTCATAAAACAATGAAAGGAACCCAGTTTTATTCTTCTAATAATGAAGAAAAATATGGAGATAATGATTGTAAATTGCATCAATGTAAACAATGTATTACTATGATGGTTGACAATTGGGACCCTAACACATATAAATGGATTCTTAAAGAGGCTGATGTGCCGTACGTGCCCGATGAGTGGAACAAGCTTATGCGTAATTACGCACAAGATCCTTCTAAAGTAACTGGCACAACTATTGTTGGCAGATATTTAGCAAAAATGAAATTAAAAAAATGGAAAGACTATCGTTGGAAAGATAGTGAATTCCTTCAAGAATTAGAAGCTAATCGTATGAAAACTGCAATGGCCGAACGTGGTTATTCTGCACAAGAGATTGCCGAAGCAATTAATGATTCTGTTAATCCTATTGTGCCGCCACCACGACCAGAACCTGCGCAAGTGCCGGTTCCGAGCCCGCAGGACCAAGATATTGTAGATGATATTGATTTAACTGACGAAGATAGAACTTATCTTCGTTTAAAATGGGGTAGAATTTATAAACCAGAAGAATGGGTAAAACTTGAGCAATTATATAATGACATGTGCGAATCTTATGATATTCAAACAGCAGGTCATATTGATACTTTAAAGCTTATCTGTAAGACTAGCTTGAAGGCGAATCAGCTCATCGACTTAGGCGATATTGAGGGATTCCAAAAGATGAGTAAGGTCTATGATACGTTGATGAAATCAGGAAAATTCACTGCTGCGCAGAACAAAGCAGAAAATGGTGAATTTGTAGATTCAATTAGTGAGCTTGTGGTTTTATGTGAATCTGAAGGTTTTATTCCTCGTTTCTATATTGATAAACCAAATGATAAAGTTGATGAAACTTTACAAGATTTAAAAGATTATACTTATTCTTTAGTTACTGAAGAAATGAATTTAGGTAATTTAATTGACAATGCCGTAAAAGAAATGACTCGTCAAGAGGAACAGGAAGAAGATGAAGATGAAGACGAAGAATTAACACTAGAAGATTTAGATAATATAAAAAATCAAGAGATTAATGATAATGATTTTGAAGAATATAATAACTTCTTAGAAGATGAAACAAATGATACTAATGCGGCAATCTTAAAAGTAATTAAAGAAAGTAAGGATGAGACATTCTAATGGCACTCCAAGATTTATTAGACTTATCTCATTCTAAGAAAAAAATTGGTTTATCAGAAGAACGTGTTCGGGCAATTATTCCAGTTGCTCGATAGTATATTTCTCTCTGGAGAGAATATCCAGATAAATTTGTTGATTTCCTTTTAGAATCTGGAAATCCGCAAGATTTTAAATTTTATTTTTATCAACGAGTATTTTTGCGCGCGGCGGCGCGTCATCAATATGTTTATTGTGTTTTTCCGAGAGCGTGAATGGCGCCAATGGAGTAAAATCTTGGACAAATCCTTTTAATTGCGTTGAACCTAAGACTAAAATTTAGTTAAGGAAATTCGCAGGTAAGCTTGAGCGTAAGCTTAAGAAACTTCAACGACTATCCTGAAAGAAGCCTCCTCGGAATAAAAATAGAGGCAATAGGAGTAGGGCCCAAGTTAATGGGGCGGGTGAGATTCCCTTAAACCGAAAAGGAGGAACTTTTTATTATAAAAGTGTGAAATAGTCTATTCTTACAAGAAATTGTAAGCAGTTTTTTAATAAACGTATTAAGTTTTGCGAGCTTAATAGAATATAAAGATTCCAAATCATTCCTGGCAATGATGATATTGATGATTCGTTGTGTTCTCTACCCCCGTTGTAAATTATTCGTGACCTCAGGAGGTAAAGAATAGGCAGCAGGCATTATGAAGGAGAAGGTTGACGAGATATGTAACCTCATACCGGCCTTCAAAAAAGAAATAAACTGGAATAAAGGAGTAACTCTTGAAGGTAAAGATTACGCAAAATATGTGTTTAAGAATGGCTCATATTTTGACAATATTGCCGCAAGAGAGACGTCTAGAGGTAAGCGTCGTCACGCTGGAGTTGTTGAAGAGTGTGTCGGTGTTGACGGTGATATACTCTCCCAGGTCATTATACCTACGATGAACGTGTCGCGACGTTGCATGGATGGAACCACCCACCCTGAGGAGCAACTAAACAAGTCGCAGTTATATGTTAATTTTTTGGACAAAAGTGAAACATTGATTTATCTTTCTTTTTAGATATTATTGAAGAGAGGTGAATTTTATGTATTATATTTATAAAATTGAAAATTTAATCAATCATAAAAAATATATTGGATTAACAAATAATATAAGAAGAAGAAGAAATAGACATTTTACAGATTTAAGATGCAATAGACATGATAATAGTTTTTTATAGAAAGAATTCAATATATATGGTATAGAAAATTTTTCTTTTGAAGAAATTTATGCGGGAGAGGTAACCGTAGAAGAAATTAGTGAAAAAGAACAATATTATATAAAATTATATGATAGTTATTATAATGGATATAATCAAAACGAAGGCGGAAATTTTGGACCTTCTAATGGTGGAAGTACGTTAACGAAAACTGATATTTTTTCCATTTGTGCTGCATTAGAATTTTGCTCTAAGCCTGGTCAAGTGTTAGCAGATATGTTTGGAGTATCTAGAACAACTATTAGTCGGATTAAACGTAAAGTTAATCATACAATTATTATTGAAGAGTATGAAAAAATGTCTGATGAACAAAAAAAAGATTTATATAATATTTTTCTTGAATCAAGTAATTTTTATGATTTAAAGTGTCATACAACTGTTTATTCTTCTAAAAGAAAATTTACTCAAGAACAAGTTTTTATGATGTATGTAAATGAAGAATTTAATATTATGCCAAAAACTTGGTTAATAGAAAAATTACGAATAGGAAGTAGTAATAGTTTATATACAATTTTAAAACATGATTCTTATAAAGATTATTGGTTAGATTATCAAAAATTATCTTTTGAACAAAAAAAAGAGTTAGCATCATTACTAAGAAATTAGTAACAGTAAACCCTTTGAATTGCTGAAAAGTCCAGAACGGATAATCAGCAGCTAAGCTAATAATATTATTATTAGAAAGTTCAACGACTATCCCGAAAGGGAGTAGGTTCAAGCGAACCGAAGCGGAGGGCCCTTAGCAGGTAAAGCTGAAGGTGAAGAGATAGTCTTATCTATATAGGAATATATAGCAGTCTTTAAAAGACGTGTATAATGGTAGCGTATTATACAGAAAATTGATGAACAACTGCCGGCTACAAAAACTCATTCCCTTATGATAAATTGATTCAAATTCTCGTATGGCAAATTGTTAAACCGCAAAAAGCAATGGTATTAGGTGGTACTTATAAAATACCTGTTTTAGTTCATTTGCTTGATAAGAACTTTGTTAATGATTTGCGCATGGACGGTACATTTAATGAAACATCATTTGCTCGTGAATATGAATCGAAATGGGCTGGGTCTGCGGAAAATGCTTTCTTTAGTGCTGAAACATTTGATAAGCATAGAATATTAAAACAACCTGAGTATGAAGCTTCTGGGCGCTCAGGTAAGGGTAGTTATTACATTCTTTCGGTGGACGTAGGCCGTAAGGGAGACAATACTGTTGTAGAAGTATTTAAAGTAACTCCACAGCCGCAAGGTGCTTCAATAAAAAGTTTGGTCAATATTTATTCATTGACAGACACGCATTTTGAAGATTAGGCGATAGGGTTAAAAAAATTGTATTATAAATATAAAGCGAAGAGAATTGTAATTGACGGTAATGGGTTAATATGTCTAGCCCATTTAAAACTTTTTGAATTGCTGGGAAGCCCGACCAAGTAAAGTTGAGGGTAATCAGCAGCCAAGTTAATTAAAACTTTTTTTGGAGGTTTAAAAATTTATGGAAAAAAGATTAATTGTAAATTCTAAATATAAATTAAAATATGATTATTATGCTTTAGAAAATGGAAATATATATAGTGAAAAAACTAATAAAATTTTGTCAAAGCATTTAGATAAAGATGGGTATGAAAAAGTGCGTCTTATTTCTGAAGACGGACGACATACATATTCTGTTCATAGATTAATTTTAGAAAATTTTTATCCAATAGATAATATGGAAAATTTACAAGTAAATCATATTGATGGTAATAAACAAAATAATAATTTATCAAATTTAGAGTGGGTAACTAGCAAAGAAAATACTATACATGCTCATAAAATTGGATTAAAAAATCAAAAAGGCGAAAAGAATAATGCTAGTAAGCTTACCGAACAAGATGTTAAAGAAATTATTGAATTATTATTAAGTAAAAAATATACTCAAAAAGAAATTGGAGAAAAATATGGGGTTTGCGCAGACGCTATAGGCGCCATTAAAAATAAACATAATTGGGTATATTTAACAAAAGACATAAATTTTAATTAAAAGGTTCAACGACTATCCCGAAAGGGAGTACAACTATAAGCGATTGATAGTTGGAAGCGGAAAGCATTTTTAATGAAGATATAGTCTAATCTATATAGTAATATATAGCAGTTCATTAGAGAACGCGTTTAATGTAGCGAATTAAATGGAATAAAAAAATGTAGGCATCGGTTTAATTGATTATATGGTAAAACCGCAAATTAATCCAGATACAAATGAAACATACCCGGACTTTGGCGTTATGAATGACAAGGACGGCGAGTATAAGAAGTATAAGAGCAAAGTATGTGAAGAAGACGTAATGTATATTATTAAAGCAACTGCGCCAATCAATACTGAAGCTCATGCTAACTGTCAAACACAATTATCTTCTGGAAAAATAAAGTTCTTAATAGATGAACGAACTGCGAAAGCTAAATTATTAGGAACTAAGGTTGGACAAAATATGACTCCTGAAAAAAGAGTTGAATATTTGCGTCCATTCACATTAACCTCTATCTTAGAAGAAGAAATGTTAAATCTAAAGGAAGAAAATGAAGGTTTAAATATTATTCTTAAACAAGCAAACAAAGGAATAAAAAAAGATAAATTTTCTGCGTCAAAGAAAGAAAAGGAGAATTTAATATGGATTTATACACTATTGCTCGTAAACAAGGCACTGGAGCAATCATTTGGTCAGAGGACCAAAAGCAGTATATTAAGCAAGAATATGTAGATAAAGATCGAACATTAAAAAGTTTAGCTAGTGAATTTAATGTTTAGCCATAGGCAATTAGAAACTTATTGCGAAAAATGAATGTAGAAATAATTAATAAAAAGATCCGTAATTATCCAAGAAACTCTAATTATTTTACAAATATAGATAGCTCGGAAAAAGCTTATTGGTTAGGTTTTATGTATGCTGATGGAACTGTTAGTAGTAAAACTAATACCATAGCTTTAGGATTAAAAGACTAGGAGCATGTAGAAAAATTCAAACAAGCGATAGGAGCTTATAATAATAAAATTTCAGTAGTAACAGATAATCGTTTCAGTCAACCTTGTATAATGTATGATTTTTCGATTAGAGATTCTTAGTTACATGATGATTTAATTGCTTGGGGATGCGTTTCTAACAAAAATTATGTTGAAGAATTGCGTATGCCTAATATTAATTCAGAATATATTTGGGATTTTTTAAGAGGATTTTTTGATGGAGATGGTTGTATCACTTGGTCAAAAAATAATAATAGATATACTATTTCTTGGACTGGTAATAAATATTTTCTACAAGATATTCGTAAATTATGTCAAAAAGACAAAGTAAGTATAGAACAAAATGTAAAAAGTAAAATTACTTATCAATTTAGATTAAGTGGACAACAAGATGTTTTAAGAATACTTACGAATATGTATAAAAATGCTACGATTGATACTGTTCTTGAGCGTAAGTTGATTATTGTAAATTCATGTTTAAGTTCTTTAGGCGCTTCACCATTGAACCTGTAAAAGCAGGGTGTGAATAAGTTTTTACTTATTTGCTAACGGGGAATGTTATAGGGGAATTAAAGCAAACCTTATAAAGAATCCTGTGCTAAGCCTTATAGTTTTATTATAAGGAAAGTCCAACGACTATCCCGAAAGGGAGTAGCTTTAAGGTGAAATTCCTTAATGCGAAGCGGTGGTGGTTAAACTGATTACAGTTTAATTAAGATATAGTCTATAATATATATTTATTATGTAGAATATGCTTTATATTATATTAAAGAAGAAGAAGACAATAAAAAGAAAAGAAAACGTTTTAAAGCATCTGATTGGAGCTTTATGAACTAATTAAGAAAGGAGAGATATTATGCTGTCTTCCAGAGGAGAAATGAAGATACATATGATTTTAGAAGAAGCTGATTTAGTGTTCCAGGAAGAATATATCTTTCCTGGCTTAAATAGTGAAAATGGTAGACCGTTACGTTTTGATTTTGCTGTTTTTGATGATGATGACAATCTTGATTTTTTAATTGAATATCAAGGTAAACAACATTATGAACCAAGTAGTAAATTTGGTGGTAAACGTGCGCTTTACCAATAGCAGCATAATGATAATAAAAAACGTAGGTTCTGCGCTTTACATGATATAAAATTAATTGAAATTCCTTATACTGATGAAAATCTTCTTTCTTTAGATTATATATTAGAAAAAGCTGGATACTAAAGAAAGGAGGTTATGATTTGGAAAAGTCAAGGACTGAATTTATTCATGAAAAAGGCTTTGATATGGTAAATAATAATGCCGAATTTAAAAAAGTTAAAGTAGGATTAAAAACTTTAGAAGATGCTACTTTAAATCTTGGGTCATTTAAAACCTATGGTGATTTAAAAGTTCGGTATGTCGACAAGCCTACAGTATACAGAGCCTTAATCAATAGAAATTATGATTAGTTAAGAGCTATTTCAAAATTCTTTTATGAAACTAATGGTATTTATCAAAGAGTTTGCGATTACTTTGCTTTTCTTTATAGATATGATTGGTATCTTGTTCCAGAAATTTTTGATCAAGATATAAGACAAGAAAAAGTTTTGAAAGATTTTGCAAAAGCTTTATCATTTTTAGATGCGTCTTATATTAAAAAAGTGTGCGGCGAGATTGCCCTGAAGGTGCTTGTAGAAGGCTGTTATTATGGCTATTTAGTGCCGTCCAAGACAGGTATATGTTTACAAGAATTGCCGCCTCAATACTGCCGTGTGCGCTACAGCGTAGGGACAGTTCCTGCTGTAGAATTTAATATGAGATATTTCGATACTTTTTCAGATGTTAATTATCGTTTAAAAGTATTAGATTTATTTCCAGATGAATTTAAAAAAGGTTATATCCTTTATAAAAAAGGAAAATTGCCGCCTGACATTCAAGGTGAAATTGGCGGGTGGTATATGTTAACTTTGGGCAATTGTATTAAATTTAACTTTAATGGAAGTGATATTCCAACGTTTATTAATTCAGTGCCTACGTTGATTGACCTTGATGCTGCGCAAGATCTCGATCGGCGCAAACAAATGTAGAAATTATTAAAGATTATTGTTCAAAAATTACCAATGGATAAAAATGGTGACTTAATCTTTGATATGGATGAAGCTAAAGATATACACAATAATGCTGTGGCAATGTTAAAACGTGCTATTGGTGTTGATGTATTAACTACATTTGCGGATATTGAATCAATTGATATGTCAGATAGTACGACTACTACTACAAAAGATGATTTATCTAAAGTTGAACGTACAGTATATAATGCTCTTGGTATTTCAAGAAACTTATTTAATACTGATGGTAATTTATCATTGGAAAAATCTATTTTAACAGATGAAGCAACTGTTAGAAATTTACTTCAACAGTTTGAAATGTTTTTTGATAGAATTAGTCGTCAATTAACTGGAAATAAAAAATATTCATTTAAATTTAATATGTTAGAAACAACGCAATTTAATTATAAAGAAATTGCGAAGTTATATAAAGAACAAACGCAAATTGGATATTCTAAAATGTTACCTCAAATTGCGCTTGGACATTCTCAAAGTTTTATTCTTAATTCAATTATTTTTGAAAATGATTATTTGAATTTATCTGAAATTATGATACCGCCTATGTCATCAAATACAATGAGCAGTTCAGATATTTTGGGTAAAAATGAAAAATCAAGTACCTCAAAAACTTAGAATAAAACAGAGGAAAAGACTGCGGGACGACCTGAAAAGGCCGATGACCAAAAGTCAGAAAAAACAATTCAAAATAAAGAATCAATGAGTTGAGGAGGATACTATGAAACATACGAGTGTAAAGCTTGAAACTCCTATTGAATTTATTAATATTACTCCTCTTAATCCTTTGATTTCAAAGTGTCAAATTAAAGTGTGTTATGTAGGAGAAGATCCAAATCGCAATGGTAGTATTATTACTAAAGATGTTGCGCGAGGGATGGCTAATAGCTTACCGGGGTCGCCAATTGTAGGATATTACAACGAGGCTGAAGGCGATTTTGAAGAGCATAACCGCATTATTGATATTTCTAATGGAAAATTTGAAATTAAAGATACTACAAAGCCTTATGGTTTTGTAGATTTAAACGCAAAAGTTTGGTTCTAGAAATTTTTAGATGATGGTCAAGATGAACGTGAGTATCTTATGACTGAAGGTTATTTATGGACTGGACAGTATGAAGAAGCTCAACGTATCATTGATAAAGGTAATAACCAATCTATGGAATTAGACCAAAAAACTTTAGATGCCACTTGGACAAAAAATGCTAAAGATGGTGCTTAGTTTTTTATTATAAATGAGGCTATTATTTCCAAACTTTGTATTTTAGGAGAAGATGTAGAACCTTGCTTTGAAGGTGCTACAATTACTGACGTTAAGTTTTCATTAGATGACAATTTTAAGGAACAGTTGTTCTCAATGATGAAACAGTTAACGGATTTATTAGAAGACGAAGGAGGAACACACTAGATGTTTACAAGATATGCTGTAGAAATTGGTGATGCTCTTTGGTCTGCAATTCATAGTTATTTAATTACAAACTATCCTGGTGAAGATGAATGGTGTTCCCAGTATAGAGTAGAAGGCATTTATGAAGAAGGTGGACAGAAGTTTACTATTCTTCAAGATAGAAAGACTTCTAAATTTGTAAGAATGAATTTTGGTTTAACTGAAGCTTCTGGTTTTGAACCACAAGAAGAATTAGTTGCTGTAGATAAAACTTTTACTCCATCTGCAACTCCGCAATTTGCGCTTGAAGATGTTGAAAAATTTGAGTCTGAGTTTAAAGCAGCTAAGATTGCAGAACAGAGTGAACCGGCTCCTGCCGATCCTGAACCAACTCCGGCACAATATAATTTAGATGAAATTCCAGAATATGTTGAATTACAAACTAAATATTCTGAATTAGAAAGTAAGGTTAATGAATTAAAAAGTACTTTGAATAGTTTAAAAGAAAGTAATGAAACATTAACCACTGAAAATACCAATTTAAAAGAATTTAAGTTAGGTGTTGAAAAAGAAGCTAAAGAAGATATGATTAACAATACTTTCTTTATGCTTTCTGAAGAAGACAAAAAAGATGTTATCGAAAATATTAATACTTATTCATTAGATGAGATTGAAGCAAAGCTTTCTGTTATTTGTGTGCGAAATAAGGTTAATTTTAATTTAGATAATGAAGAACACAAAGAAGAACCTGCTCCAGGACCTACAATTTATAATCTTGAAGATACAGGTGCAGATGCAGCTACTCCAGCTTGGGTTCAAGCTGTTCTTGAGACTGCAAAAAATAGACATTAATTTGAGGAGGATATATACAAAATGCTTAGTGATTTCTTAAAGAAAAATATTACAAGCCAAGCATCTTATGTAGAATATGGTTATGGTCAAGTAGAACCGAATCATCTTTCCGCTCAAAGAACTGGCCAAATTTATGCGCAATTACCTGCTGATAAGGACATCGAGGTATTAGAGCAAGGTCAGTTTGTAAAATATGATTATGCTTCTGGTGTAGTTAATTTTACTGGAGCTGGCGAATGGATGCTTGTTTACAATGAAATTAAATTATATAGAGATATTAATGGCATTCAGCAACATGATTGTGAATTTGCTATGTTAAAAGATAATTATCAGGCTAGAATTTATAGTCCATTTGGATATGGTTTAGCTGCTGATGGTACTACTCATACTGCCGATACAGTTTGGGATAGACAGTCCAGATATTATAATGGAGTAGATGCAGAAGGTAAATCTGAAATTGAACTTAATGGCAAGAAATATCCATTTGATGATGTAACTGCCGCTCCTGATATGTATGAAATTTATTATAATGAAGATCCGTTCCATATTGAAGGACCATATAAGACGCAGAAAATGCCAGAAGGTACTACTATGGTTCCGAGAGTCTTCAAGACGAACATTGGCGACATTTTTACAACTAATACAGTTGCTGCTACTGAACTTAACGTTGGTGATACATTAAAAGTTGGTGCTACTGGTATTTTAGAGCCAGGCGAAGATGAAAAAATGACTTGGCAAGTAGTTAAAGTTTATACTATGCCAGATCATCAAAAAGGCGTTAAGATTATGAGAATTGCATAAGGAAAGGAGATAGGACAATGGCATTAGATAGAGCTAATTTACTTGCTTTGATGAATCAAACTGCGAAAGCTGATCCTGCTTCTCCTGTTGCATACAGCTTTGGTGGTAAAAATCTTAGTTATGAAGATTTAAATGACACAGTAAGAAATGAATTTAAGGAGTTAGTTGGTACTCCGCAATTATATAGAGAAAATAAGAATGAATTTTTCTCTTTAATAGAACAATCTATTACTGAAGTACTTCCTAAAAAGGTCGTAGAGTAGTATGAACAGTTTGCTGAAGTAAAAACATTTGCGCAAGGTGACAAACCAATTTTTAGAAGAAAACTTACTTCTAATAAGAGAGCTAAACAGTTTATTACTAGAGTTGGTTTAGCTGGCAGATATGAAGTATTTAAACTTGGAGCTAACGAAGAAAGCTTTGAAGTACGTACGAGTGCTATTGGAGGCGGAGTTCAGATCGGTCTTGAAGAATTCATGGACAGTCGTATCGACATGGCTGAACTTTATCAGATTTTACTCGAAGGTATGGATGAACTTATCTTTAAAGAAGTTGGTGCTGCTTTAAAAGCTTCTGTAAATCAATTGCCGCCAGCAAATAGAGTTGCTGCTAATGGTTTTGATGAACAGGCATTTGATAGATTAATCACAATCGCATCTGCTTATGGCACTCCTACTATTTATTGTACTTATGAATTTGCTGTAAACATGATTCCGAAGGAAGCATGGAGATACACTGAAGCAATGAAGGATGAATTATGGAGAACTGGTAGACTTGCTAACTACAAGGGTAAGACTGTTATTATTCTTGAACAAGGTTTTGAAGATGAAACTAATACTACTAAAGTAATTGATCCTGGTTATGCTTGGATTATCCCGCAAGGTGCTGATAATAAACCAGTTAAAATTGCTTTTGAGGGTGATACTCTTGTAAAAGATCATGATAATGATGATTGGTCTAAAGACATTATGGTTTATAAGAAAGTTGGAGTTACTTGCATGCTTGCCAATAATATCTGCGCTTATGTAGATACTGCTCTTGTAGGTAAGATGAATACTTGGAACCTTGATGGTGTCAAGGGTAAGGTAAAGAATTACGCAGGACAGATGTCTGTTTAATTCACTCAGAAAAATTAATATAAATAACTGAGGGGAGATGGGAATTTTCCCTCTCCCCTATTTTTAGTTAAGAGATAAAGGAGAATAAACGTTGGAAAAATTTAGTGTAAAAAATAGAAGTGCAAGTATGGTTATTTATTCTATTCCAGAAGATGGTATTAGAAGAGAATTTGCGCCAAGTGAAACGAAAATTATTAGTAAAGAAGAATTAGATAAATTAACATATCAAGCTGGTGGCAGAGAATTAATGGCTAATTTTTTACAAATTCAAAATGCTGAATTGAGAGAAGAATTGGGGATTCATACTGAGCCAGAATATGACTATAGTGAAGAACAGATTGTTGATTTAATTCTTAAAGGTAGCTTAGATGCCTTCTTAGATTGTTTAGACTTTGCGCCAATTGGTATCATTGATTTGATTAAAGAAATGGCAGTATTATTGCCAATGACAGATATGCGCAAGGCGGAAGCATTAAAAGAAAAGACAGGATTTGATTTGGCTGTAGCTTTAAGAAATAAAGAAGCGGAAGAAGCTGAAGATAAAGAAGGAAAAGAACCTGAAAGTGCTCCTGTAAGAAGAGTACAGACAACTACGGCTCCAAGTCGCAGAACTGAGCCATTAACTACAGAAGAAAAACCTAAGTATAAAGTAGTTAATACTGAAAAATAATATGTAAAATAGGAGGGCGAAAATAGGTGGGAACTAAATTTACTACTGTATATGATCGCTTTCTCGGAAAAATTACAGATGATATGTATTTGGAATTAACGCCACAAGATACTTTGAAAGATTTACAAAGATTATTGATTGATGCTATTCCTGGTTTTGAGTTTCCTAAAATAGATTTATATAATTACGAAACAAAATATGATATTATAGACTAGGATGATGTTGAAGAAAATGATTTTGTAATTGGTACAATCTGGAATGAATTAGATGAATTTGATCCTAATTTACCGCCGAAAGTGCTTGTGGAACGATCAACTTTTGGAGTAGAACTGACTTCAGAAGAAATAAATATACTTGCCATTTTAATGATGACTGGTTGGTTATAGAGATAGATTACTTCTATTGAAAACACTCGAATGAAATTCTCGGGGTAGATAATCCTGCCCTCTTTGTTAGTAATAATAAAGTAATAAATTTTAGGAAAAACTGGAACCCTGAAATGGGAATCAGAGCGGAAGTCTTAGTTTAAAAGCTATTGACACGCGCAGAGCATAGAAAGGAAAACTTAAATGTCAAAAATAACAGTTCCAAAAGAATTGGAAGAACAAATTATTAATTTATATGTTCACAAAACATATACTCGAAAATAGATTAAAACAGAATTAAATTTACCTTTTGGTGATTCGGTAATAAAAAGAATTTTAAAAGAAAATAATGTGCCGATTCGCACTAATCCCGGAGCACAAAAAGGTGGCCGTAAAAAACAAGAAGTTGATATTGAAACTCAAAAACAAATTATTGGTCTATATAATAAAGGTTATGGATTATCAAAAATTGTACAAGAGTTAAATTTACCTTTTAGCTTTGATAAAGTTCGTACAATTTTACAAGATAATAATATTCATATACGTAATGTAAAAGAATCAGCGCAAGTAAAAGAGATGTCCGATTTGCGAAAATATAAAGTAAATGATGATTATAATTTTGAAAGTCATAATGGTGCTTGGATTCTTGGTTTTATCGCGGCAGATGGATATTTACCGATTACGCGTGGAGCAAAAAATAAAGTAGTTATTACTTTAGCTCGTAAAGATGAAGAGATTCTTGAACGAATTGCTCAAGAAATAGAGTATACAGGAAACATTATACAATTTGATAATAATGGTTTCCCTAGTTCTTCTTTATCTTTTACATCAAAATCCTTAAGGCAGAAAATTGAAAAATATGGAATAGGTAATAATAAAACATTTAGATTAGATAAATTGCCTAATCTCCCAGAAAAATATATGATTGATTTTATTAGAGGTTTTTTTGACGGCGATGGTTCAATTTTTGAACCTCAAGGTAAAAAAATAAATATGAATCTTGTTTGTGCCAGTTTTAACTATTTAAAAGAAATAGCTAAATTTTTACATGATAAATATCAATTAAGTATGCCAACAATTCATTCTTAGACACGTATTCATACTATTTATGATATTAGATATTATGTAAGAGATAGCATTGTTCTTGGTAATTTATTTTATGATAATGATTACTTAGCTTTAGCCCGCAAAAAGAATCATTTTCTACAAATAAAAGAAAAATATAATATTTAAGATAATACTTTCCACGAGCCTAAAACATCCCTTAAGGATGAAAAGATATGCCGAACTTATACGAATAACAAGTATAAGAACCATAGGATAAAAAGCCTATGGGATAACAAAATTGCGGATTTTAAATTTACGAGTCAAGCTAATCATCTTGCAAAACTTTAGTCATTGCTTGGAGAATGCAATAGACAATCTCTTCATATGTAGAGATTATATAAGCGTAGAGAAAAAGATGAAAATGGTATTTATAAATCAACTTGGAATTGGTTCAGTAATGGGACAGGAAATTTATACTAAGTATAATTTTTGCATACCTATTGAATCTATAACAAAAGACATAACTAGATTAACAAATTAGTTATGGAAATTAATTCCAATGCATGAAAACAATGAAAATTGGGAAAAACAACTTAGAACAGTAATTATAGATATAGCGGGTTTAAATGAAATTTTTTCTTCTAACCCGCTTTATTTATAGCTGTTGTCTAAATTAGAAGGAATATTAATTGTAAAACCTAATTTTGATATTTATCGTAAAACAGTTTTTGAATGTATTAGTTTAATTTAGGAGGCTAAAAATGGACTTGCATGAGATTGGTGGTTTTTATTGGGATAAATTTTTAAAAGATTAGGGAATACAACCTGGACAGTTGTAGAGACCAAAAATTGCTCCTTCATCAGTTCAAGGAGTAAATGCTTTAGCAAAACATCTGTATGCAGCTGGCGGCCCCGCGCAGCAATCGAGAATGATAAAAGATAAGCGTAGGACACTCGATAGAGCCGTCTTATATTCTTATTAGGGGGCTTTCGTTAAAAAATATATATAGGATTATGTGCCATTGATGGACAATGAAAAAGATTAGCCACCAGCTCGGGCACTTATTAATCCAAATAAAGTTAAACAAGATTATGATGATAAAGTTATTTCAATAGGTTGGGAATATAATTTTGAGCCAGGAACTGTTTTTGAATGGTGCCAAACTGGAACCTATTGGTTAATATATTTATAGGATTTAACAGAATTAGCATATTTTAGAGGAGATATAAGACGTTGTTCTTATATTATTCGTTGGTTAAATGATGATGGAGAAGAACGTTATACTTATGCGGCAATTCGAGGTCCAGTAGAAACTAGAATTGAATCAATTCAAAAGAATGGAATAAGTTTAGATGTTCCAAATTATTCTTTAAATATGTTAATTCCAAAAAATAAAGATACTTTGCAATGGTGTAAAAGATATAATAAATTTTTATTATCTGATGGTGAAAATACTGTTTGCTGGCGAATAGAGGCAACAGACACATATAGCATGCAAGGTATTATTGAATTTACAGCGGTTGAATATTACATTAATCAAGATAAAGATGATGTAGAAAAAGAACTTGTAGATGGTAAAGTACCATCGGGTAAACTTTTACGTCCTGAAGAATCTGGTAAAGAAATCAAGGGTGAGGGATTTATTCAACCAAAACAAGTTTATAATTACGTATTTGTTGGTTCTATGGAAAATGGGAGCTGGAAGATAGATGAAAAAATACCAGTAGTCTATAAGTGCTCAAAAAATGATAAAGGGCAACCGCAAATACGTATTAAATGGAATAATACTTTTAGCGGATAGTTTGATTTAATATTTACTAATGGAGAATAGTCTATTAGTAAAACTATTGTTGTAGAGTCATTATTCTAAATATAGAGGAGAAAAAGGAATGTATAAATTAACTTATCAATATCCAAAGTCAAGCTTTATTTCTATAGAAAAAGACATGGGAATGATTATTGATATGATGCTAAAAAATAATAGATTAAAAAAATTATTGTATTATACTACAAAAGATTGTTTAAATAAACCTAATCTTACTAAAGAATAGGATGCACAATTAGTTTCTGAGCGTTATATTAGAATGATTCCTAAAGTATATATAGATAAAGATGTTTTAAATTATATTATTATATCTTTTGATAATTTTACCCCTAATATGACAAATCCATATTATAGGGATAATGTTATTAGTTTTGATATTATTTGTCATATGGATCAATGGGAGTTGGGAGATTTTTAGTTGCGGCCTTATAAAATCGCCGCTGAGATCGATACCTTATTTAATAATAAGCATTTAAGTGGTATAGGAACTCTTGAATTTTTAGGTGCTTCTTAGATAATTCTTAATGATGAATTTGCAGGAATTACATTAATGTATTCTGCAGTTCACGCAGATGATGATCAAAAAAATTCTCCTAATGCAAAAGACCAAAAAGATATGGACGCTAACTTTGACGCTATTTTTAATAATTCTAATATAGACTTAGAAGATTTGTTATAATGGATATTCGATTAGCTTTAATGTGCGGAACTGATATTCCAATAGAAGAATGTCAATTAATTGCGCATTAGCCTACTATGAAAGAAATAGCATTAATAGGAGAGAAAGATTTTTTTATTGCGTTACAGACTTTAACAGTAAATAAAAATATGATTTCTTCGGGCGAAAATGATTTATTGGATATAACAAACTTTCAGATATTTATGACAATAATGAATGAGAAAGAGACGGCTGATAAAAAAGAAGCAGTCCTTTCATTACTTCAGTTGGTTTTTCCACAATATAAAATTATATTTTCTCCAAGATCAATCATTTTTAATTCTGAGGGAAATTCAATTATGGTTGATGAAGATAGTTTTGAATTTCTTCAAGAAAATATAAAAACCATTTTTTGTGTAAATAATAGTTCAATGGATTAGACAACTTTTAATCCAGCAAATGCTTAGGCTAAGGCAATTGCGGATAAGATTATGCAAGGGCGCCAAAAAGTTGCGGCAGAAAAAGGTGGAACTATAGGAAGTGTTTTTTCTTAGTATCTTTCTACTTTATCTATTGGATTACATTTATCTCTTAATGATTGTAAATAGCTTACTGTGTATTAGGTTTATGATTTATTAGAGAGATATTCATTATATGTTAATTGGGATATTGATATTCGAGTTCGGTTAGCGGGCGGTAGCCCAGAAGATAAACCGGATAATTGGATGAAAAATATTCATTGATTAAGGAGGACACTAAATTATGAAATTCGGTGCACGTGAGATTTGCAACGTTGTTTTAAAAGCAAAAGCAGCTCAAAAAGTCGGCAATAAGATTTTCTATAAAAATGAACCTGTCATTTATTTTGACACTTTAAAGACCTCCAGTATGGAAGGCGCTGCTACTACGGTATACGCGCAAGGCGGACGTGGTAACGCAAGACTCGTAGCATGGGAAGGTGAAAGAACTGTAACTTTCACGATGGAAGATGCGCTTATTTCTCCTGCTGGATTCATGATTCTTTCTGGGGCTGGTTTAATTGAAGCTTCTGAAAATAAAACTATTAAAGTTCATGCAACTGAACAAACTGATGCTGTTGAAGTAGCAACAGTGGGTGACCAGGTAACTGGTGTTACTATTACTCTTGACGAAGAACCTTATTTCAAAGAAGGCGAAGATTTTATTTATGTAATGGCAACTACTGACGGTGAACCTGTCACCGAACCGTATATTCCAGCTACTAAAGATGGAAAAACTATTACATTAAAATCTACGGATGATCTTTCTGTATTCTATGAAGGATGCGTAGTTCTTGTAGATTATTACGTAGAAAGAAAATCTGGTGCTCAACAGATTGAAATTACTCCGGATAAGTTTGGCGGAAACTATTACTTAGAAGCTTCTACATTATTTAGAGATACAAATGGTGTAGATTTACCGGCAGAATTTATTATTCCAAACTGTAAGATTCAATCTAACTTTAACTTTACTCTTGCTTCTTCTGGAGATCCAAGTACATTTACATTTACTATGGATGCATTCCCAGATTATACAAGATTTGATAAGACTAAGAAAGTATTAGCTGCTATTCAAATCGTTGACGTAGCAGGTACTGCTGATGTAGAAAGACTTGGTACTTATCACAATTACGGAACTTACGAAGCACAGTTCGAAGCAGAATAGGCTAATTTGTTTAAGTGATAACTTTATAGGGGAGTTTGTGAACTCCCCTTATTTTTATTATAGGTGATAGCTATGGAGCAATATATAGATTAGTCTGATAAAAAGGAAATATATGATTTAGTAGCTAATAATGTAGTTTTTGATACAATAAAATGGGCTAATGCGACTGTCGAGAATAAAATAAAACTTTTAGCTTTATAGAAGAAAACTTTAGAATATTGCGTTAATACTTATTCTATTAATAAAAGGACGAAAAATAAAAATGCTATTATTGATAAAAAATTAGAAGAGGAATTAAAAAAATCTTATGAATTAATTATGGCTGTTAGAACATATTTTTTAGGTAAAGATTAGGAAATTTAGTATAAAATTTATTATCGTAGCGGTGAATTAAATGAAGTAAAAATATATACTTTAACAGAAAGCGAATTAATGAATTTAGTTTATCGTGACAAAACAACTTTACGTTTACCTGGAGTACTTTCAAAAGAAAAATTAAATAAATTAAAACATGATACAAAAGCTGAAGACGCATTTAAGAAGCACTTTGATGTAATTAATAAATTTCGTCATCCTGGTCGTTCAAAAACTAATTATATTATTAACAAAGAAATAGAATCTAAATATGGCAAAAAAGAACGAGCTTACGCTTGGTAGCCTAACGAAGGAAATGGAAAAAGAGGACGAAGTGCCTATAGTTTTAAATTATTTAATCGTGGATGGATTTATTAGGCTTTTGATGCAACAATAAATAAATATGGCACTTAGTTAAATTCAATTTCTTCAGAAGAATTTTAGAGAGAATACTTTTTAAATTAGTTAAAATATGATAATGTAAAAGGTTTTAAAGGTGGAGACGTAGGACTAAATTAGATAAAAACAAATTCAGCAAATTTAATGTCTGCTACTACTTTGATTAATTATTTAGAAGAATTAGAATCTTTTTTTAGAAAGATACAACAAAGTACTGATGTTAAATAGGCTCAAGAAAAAATATAGGAATTATTTTTAAATGGTGATGAAAATACAACAGATCAAATTAATCAACATATTGATAATGTTATTAATAATTTGTTAGAAAATCTTAAAATTTGACAATTATAAAATTTTTTGTTAAACTCTAAATAGAGAAAAAGGAGGCTAATTAAATGGCAAAAGTTGCGTATGGAAAATTAAAACTTCAAGAAAAGTCTGAACCAATTGAAAGAGAATGGAAAGGAAATATTATTGAAGTTAAAGAATATTTACCAATAGAAGAATTAATTGAATTAGTGCAAGATATAGTAAATTCTTCTGTCGATGAAAATGGATATTATAATCCAATGAGGATTAATGTATTTTTAACTGTAAAAACATTTTTTGCTTATACGAATATTTCTATTACTGAAAAACAAATGGAGAATATTTTTAAAGTTTATGATGTTTTAAAAGTAAGCGAAATTTATCAAATTGTACCAATTAAGGCATATCAAGAAGTACATGGATATGTGAGTGAATTGATTAGAAGTATTTATGAGTATAAGAATTCGGTTTATGGAATTTTAGATGGGATAAGTTCTGATTATAGTAATCTTAGTTTGGATGTAGAAAATCTTCAAAATACAATTGCTAACCCAGAAAATTTAACTTTATTAAAAAATATATTAACCAAAATGGGATAATTGATTTAATAAAATTTTGAAATATATCGAGAGTATAAGGAGAAAGAGTAACAATACTCTTTCTCCTTATTTTTTATTTTGCAAAGTAAAAAATATTGTGAGAGAAAGGAGATAGTATGGCAAAATAGTTAAATGTAAATTTAGCTTTTACAGCAAATACTTCCCAAGCGAAAAGTTAGATACAAAGTTTATAGCAAATGTTAGAACAATTATCAACTGGTACTAATATTAAGGGCGCTACTTAGTTATCTGATGATTTAATTTAGGCTAAAAATGCAGCTAGTTAGCTAAAAACTGTTTTAGAACAAGCTACAAATGTAAACACTGGTAATTTAGATTTATCAAAATTTAGTAAATCTTTATCGTCTGGAGCAAAAGATTTAACTTATTATAGACAATAGTTAGAAAAGTTAGGTCCAACAGGAGTACAAGCATTTGGACAATTAGCGCAATCTATTATGCAAGCAGAAATTCCAATTAAATAGACGCAAAGTTTATTAGATGAGTTTGCCACAACATTAAAAAATACAGCAAGATGGCAAATTGCATCAAGCGCTATACACGGAGTTCAATCAGCGATTCAAAGCGCTTATTCTTATGCTCAAGGATTAAATAAGTCATTAAATGATATTAGAATAGTTAGTGGTTTAAGTGCTGAGGAAATGGATAAATTTGCAGACCGAGCAAACCAAGCTGCGCAAGCTCTTAGTACAACTACAAAAAAATATGCTGATGCTGCTTTAATTTTCTATCAACAGGGTTTGTCTGATAGTGAAGTAGAAGAACGTACAAATGCTACGATTAAAATGGCAAACGTAACGGGCGAAGCTGTTGATGATGTATCTTCTTATATGACTGCTGTTTGGAATAACTTTAATAAAGATGGCACCCAAGCAGCTGAACATTTTGGCGATGTAATGACTAAATTGGGAGCAGGTACAGCGGCAAGCACTGAAGAAATTGCAGGTGGTCTTGAAAAGTTTGCAGCGGTTGCTGATACTATTGGTTTATCATTTGAATATGCAACTTCTGCTATTACAACCATTGTAGATAGAACACGTCAATCTGAAGATGTAGTTGGTACGGCATTAAAAACTATATTTTCACGTATTCAAGGATTACAGCAAGGTGATACTTTAGATGACGGCACAGATTTAAATAAATATTCTAAAGGTCTTGCTAAAGTAGGCGTATAGATTAAAGACACTGAAGGCAATTTAAGAGATATGGACGATATTTTAAATGATATCGGATCTACTTGGTCGACACTTGCTGATGATCAAAAAGTAGCATTAGCTCAAGTTGTAGCTGGTGTTCGTCAATATTCTCAATTTATGGCATTATTTGATAATTGGGATTTTATGAAACAAAATTTAGAGACTGCTTATAATGCTGATGGTACTTTAGAAGAACAAGCTGAAATCTATGCTGAATCTTGGGAAGCAGCTCGTAAGCGAGTACGTGCGGCTGCTGAAGACATATATAATGATCTTTTAGACGATGATTTTTTTATTTAGCTAAATAATAGTCTAGCAGATTTATTATCTGGCTTAGATGCTTTTATTGAACGTATAGGTGGTTTAAAATCAGTATTACCATTAGTAGCTACTTTAATGTTTAAAGTCTTTGGCAGTTAGATTAGTGCATCTGTTGATGAATTAGTTTATCGTATTCAATTAGCTGACGGTACATTAAAAAAATAGGCGTTAGAATTATAGCAAAAAGCAGTTGAAGAAGCTAATATAATTGCTAATAATCCATAGGCTGATTTAACTGATTAGCAAATGGCAGAAGACATGGCGACTAGGGTGCAATTATAGCAAAAAATTGCAGAAATATCTGATATCATTGGCGCGTCAAAAAGTAAAGAGCTTGCTAGTGAAGTAGAAGTATTAAAAGTTTTGCAAGATCAAACTATTGAATTATAGAAGTAGGTTGATTTAAGTAAAATAAATGCTGAAGATGCGTCTTTAAATTTAATGGGTCACGCTTATGATAGCCATACTTTTAACACAACTACTGAAGAAGATAGAATGGTTAGAATGGCATCTTCAAATATTGAAGATAGGATTAAAAATAGCCAAAAAGCAAAAGAAGAAATTATGGCTGCCGTTAAGGCATATCGAGATAGTGGCAATCAAAATAATCAAGAATTAAATCAAGCATTAATTGATATTGGTGATAGATATGGATCTAACACTCTTGGTGATTCTGTATATAATAGATTAAGAGCTTCTGGGAAAAGAAATCGAAGTGCGGCATTTCAAGCAGATTTTTTTGAAGCCCAAAGTGGATTAATTGATCGTAGCGCTCGTTCAGCTGTAATTAATGAAACAATGCAATACGCAAATAATGAAGGTATTGATTGGAATGAACGTCAAATAGGGCAAGTTTATGATGCTATTGTTGCAAAATTACAGCAATAGCGAAATTTACAAGAAAATGTTAATTAGGCGGCAGATAAACAAAAACAAATTGAAGAACATATACTAGAAACATTAGAATAGGCGAATAATAGTTTAGGGACAACTGGCTAGACCATTATGCAATTAAGCACTGCCCTTTCTTCAATAATTTTTGGAATAAGTTCTTTAATTAGTATGTTTTAGACATTGGCTAGCGAAGATGCAACCTTGGGCGAAAAATTTATGACTTTTTTAACAGTTGCGCCAATCGCTTTACCACAAGTGATTACGGGCATAAGTACGCTTGCTTCAACTTTAAAAATTGCTGCTACTGGAGCGCTTACTTATAACGCTGCAATTAAAGCAGGTTAGACAATTGAGGAAAGTAATTTAGTTATTCGTGGATTGTCTAAAGTTGCTTTATTGGGAGAAAATGCTGCAAAAATTGTAGGTATTAATTTAACTGTTGCTCAAACTGCTGCCAATGCTGGATTATTGGCTTCTATGACTCCATTATTAATTGGATTAGGTGTAGTAGCTGCAGGTATTAGCGCTCTTGTAGGAATTGTTGTTTTAGTAAAAAAAGCATTTGATGCTTGGGAGGCAACAACTCCAGAAGGAAAATTACAAGCGGCACAAGAATCAGCAGAAGAACTTAATTCTACTTTAGAAGAAACAAAATCTGTTGCTAACGATATTTAGAATACTTTTGAAAATTTTAATTCAATTGTAGAACGTATTGATGCATGTACTGCAGGTACTAAAGAATGGCAAGAAGCTTTAAATGAAGCAAATTCATCTGCTTTGGAAATATTAGAAAAATATCCAGAAATTGCTTCAATGATTGATTCAACAAAAGATTTAGTAGAATAGTTATCGCAAGATAACATTTAGGATTATTTATAGGCAAAAGCGAATCAATAGGTCTATTAGGCTTAGTAGGCTAGTTTAATTGGCAATATTAATGAGCGTTAGGCTGAATTAGATAAAATGCGTTCAGAATTGCCAGCATCTGTATTAGTTACTGGAGATGACCTTGAGCCAACGGCAGATGAAAAAAAATAGTTTGCTGCTTATTTAGCAAAAGTTGAGTAGTATGAAACTTAGACAAAAGCTGAAATTTCTGCGCTTGCTTCTTTTCGAGTTACTGGATTAGATGAATATGATTATGCAGAATAGGTTAAAGCAATTTTGCAAGAAACTTATACTATTGGTGAAAATTATAAAAAAACGTTAAAAGAAGTTTAGGCTAATCAAGAAGAATCGGCAAAAGATTATTTAAATTTATTAGGCATTGAAGAATCTAAATTAAAAAGTACAGATGATAATGGATTAACTTATGATGATGGTTCTGATGAAGGTCAAACAATAAAATGGGAGACTGTAGCATCAACATTAACTAGTGCAGATGAAGACATTGGAGAAGCCGTTAAGGCTATAGTAGATGTTTTTGAAGATCTTCGTCAAGAGTCAGGTGATATAATAATCAAAGCTTTAGGGTCTTTAGATAGTACAGTTAGTGATTTGAATTATCAAGAATTAGAATTATTAAATGATGAATCTGACGAAGCAAACGATTTACGTCAAGCATATAGAGAGGCTTATGAAAAATTATATGGCAAGGATGGAACTGCTTCATTAAAATAGTTACAAGAAAATGCGAAAAAATGGATTAAAGATGTTTATGGTTCTTTTGATGAATTAACTCAAAAGTCTCAAGAAATTGCACATGAACTATCTGTATCACAAGCTAAAAAAGTTGGTGATTTGTTTGACTCTAAAAATTATGTAAGTGATCAAAATGATACAATGTCTTATTTAGGTTCTATCGGAGAATTAGAAAAATAGGCTTTAAATGAGATGCCAAATTTATCTGAAGTTACTAATTTAGATGATTTTAAAGAACAATTGCGCGAAGCGGCAACTGAAGCTGGGCAAGATTTTTTAACTAGTGCCGCAGAAACTTATGATTTTGAAAGTGATGAATTGGCTGGTTATGCAGAGTATATTCAAGAAATTGCTGATGAAAGTACAGAGTTTGCAGATAATTTAGCAGACAATCAAAAAGTTGCAAATGATTATGCTGTTGCACTTTATCGTATGAATAAAGGTGTTGAAACTTTATCTAAAAATAGTGAAAATTGGATTGATATATTAAAGAAAAGTTCCAAAGAATCAGAAGAATATTATAGTGCATTACAAGGGCTACGAGAAGCTTTGAGTGATGTGCTAGATATTACTGATACTACAGCAATTTCTGCTGATTTTTTTGATGCCAAAAAGAATGCTCAAAATTTGGAGTTATTAGAAAAAGCAGCTAAAGGTGATGAAAAAGCTATTGAAGCTTTGCGTGATGCTGCTTATGAAGATATTTTAGTTAATATTACTACTAATTTAGAAGATCCAGAATTAACAGAAGAATTATAGACAGGATTTAACACTTTAAAAGAAAAATTAGATGCTTGGGATTTTTCTAAAGATTGTACGATTGATGTAAATGAAGAAGAATTTATTGCTTCATTAAATAAAATGATTATAGCAGCCGGTCTCACTGAAGCATAGATAGATTCTATTATGGATGCTATGAAGTATTCTGCTACGTATGTTTCTGCAGATTAGCCAACTACTTAGACATATACAGGGACACGAACTCGTCATGAAATTGTTCAAGGTGAATATGGTTCATCTGATGGATGGACGGAAGAAACTTATACAGAGCCTACAGAAAAAACTATAATTAATGATGTAGTAACCACATGGGGTTTTAATATGAATAAAAAAGGAGATAATACCCGTCCACAAATATAGACTATTTCTGAAAAACCGAATGGCTTAACAAATAATGATTCATCTAAAAATAAAGGTGGCACAACTGGTAGCAGTGGTGGCTCAAAATCTAAAACTGACAAAGTTGATCGTAAGACAAAGCGCTATCATAGAGTTGATGATGAGCTTGATGATACCGCAAGAAAGATTGAAAAAATTTCTAGTTTAGAAGATCGCTTGTATGGTACTAATAAAATTGCGCAAATGAATAAGCGTATCAAAGCTTATGAGAAAGAAAATAAGCAATTAGAGCAACGTAATAAATTAGCTTAGAAATATTTTGAGCAAGATAAAAAAACAGCAAATAAACGAATTTCTAGTTTTAATAAGTTAACTGGTAGTAAAATTTCTTCAGTTAAATTAGATAAAGATGGAGATATTATTAATTATAACGAAATTTTAGCAGCAGCAAAAAAACGAGCAGATAATTGGGTTAAAAAATTAAATAAAGATCCTGATGACGAAAAACTTCAAAAAAAAGTTGAAAAAATTAAAGAAGCTTATGAAAAATTAGCAGAAGGTTTAACTCAACTTGAATCAACCCGCGATGAAATTGTTGAAACAGAGGAAAAAATTGCAGAAAATTTAAGAAATCAACAAGATACCTATTTTGATAAACTAAGTTATAAAGTAGAAGTTAAATTAGATATTAATGAACGTGATTTAAAAATTTTAGAGACAAAATTAGACTTAATTGCTGATAATGTTTTTAAGCGCGCAGAAGCTTTATCTTTATTATATGATAAGAATAATTCCTAGAATGAAATTAGTAAAACAACTCAACAATTAAAAATTTATCAAAATGAATATAGTAGTTTAAGAAAAGCTTATGAGCAAGGAAAAATTTCACAAGCTAATTTTGTTGAAGGGCTTAAAGAAGTTTCGGATGGCGCGTTGGATAGTGCTAAATCTTTGAAGGATTTAGACGATCAAATGTTAGCTTATTATGGTGAAACATTAGATATGGTTCAAGAATAGCTTGATAAATATACTGATCGAATTGATAATGTATCTAGTAGTTTAGAACATTATTTAAAGATTATGGATTTATTAGGTAAAAATAAAGAATATGATGAAATTAATGCAATTAATGAAGCTTTAAGTAAAACTGCGAAAAGTAATTATGAAGTTGCTACAAGATCATATGAAATGTATGAAGCTCAACAAAAAACTGCAAAAAAAGCATTAGATGATTATGTTGCTTCATATAAAGGTTCTTATTAGGATTTAATCGCAAATGATAAGACATATGAAATGTTATTAAAAAATTATGATGAGATAACAGAAAAAGTTCAAGAATCTTATGATTAGTAGTTAAGCTCTGCAGAAGATTATTTAACGACTTTAAATACTTTATATGAAAATGCAATTGATTAGCTTAAAGAAAAACTTGAGGATGCATTTACTAATGGATTAGGATACGATAGCTTAGAAGATTCTTTAAAAAATATTTAGACTAATTGGGATGAATATTTAACTCCTGTCAATCAAGCATATGAATTAACTAAATTACAACGCAAAGCAACATAGGATTTAGAAAAAACGAATAATGCAGCGGCCAAATAGCAATATAAAGAATACCAAAATTATGTAAAACAATTGAGTGAAAAAAATCAATTAAGTAATTTAGAATTAGAAATTGCTCAAGCTAAATATAAATAGTTATAGGCTCAAATTGCTTTAGAAGAAGCACAGAATGCTAAGAGTGTTGTTCGGCTTTCTCGTGACAGTGAAGGTAATTATGGATATGTTTATACTGCTAATAGCGACGCTATCGCAGATGCACAGCAAGATTTAGATGATGCCAATAATGATTTGTATAATATTGCATTAAAAGCTCGTAATAATTATGGGCAAAAAATTATTTAGACTGAAAAAGAAATGCAAGAAAAATTAGCTTAGATTGACAAAGAATATGCAGGAGATAAAGAGAAACGAGAAGTAGAAAAAACAAGAATTGTTAAAGAATATGGCGAAATTATGGAAACATATTCTAAATTATTTAGGATTGCTGGTGAAACAGATTCTAGAGCTGTTGATGATGCTTGGGTACATGCATATGATAATATTATCAATAAAGGGAGCGATTGGAAAAAAGCAACAGATGAATAGATCGCAGGATCAAATGCCGCTTGGCAAGATTACAGTACAAAAACTTCAGCCGTATATGAAAAATTAGGATTAGATGCTGATCATTATAAGGATAAAATTAGTAATTTAGTAACAGAGCAAGAAAATTTGAAAGAAGAAGCAACGAAGAAGGTTATTCCTGCCTTAGAAAGTATGTCAAAAAGTGTACTTGATGCAGCAACAGCTTATGCTCAATTACGTCAAGAAATTACTAATACTATTTCTGAAATGATTAGATTAGCAGAAAATTCAAATAATGATATTAAAAATTAGGCAAGTCATGGATTAACAGGAGAGAGTGATAAATATAATTCTTGGGTACGTCAACTAGCAGAATAGAAAGAGTATTATACTGGATATGACAATTAGGGAATATTACATTATAGCAAAAATGAAGATACTTTAAAAAAATATATTGAAAATGCAAATAAAAATCCTAATTCTACAGGTACTAAAAATTGGAATAATAATACAGCTGAAAATATGATGAATAAACATGGTTATTATATTTATGATTCTAATGGAAAACTTCATTATAGTACAGCAAAAACTAAAGACAAAGCTAAAAAATTCTTTGATTCTTTAGGGGTAAAATATACTGAAAAAAATATTAAAACATTTGCTTCTGGCGGCTATACTGGAGAGTGGGGTAATTCAGGTAAACTAGCAATGCTCCATTAGAAAGAATTAGTTCTTAATGCGGAAGATACTAAAAACTTCTTAACAGGTATTGAAGTTCTTCGTGATGTAGTTCAAAGGATTGATTTACAAGCTATTTATGCGGGTTCATCGAATATTAGTGCGGCCAATGTGGGAAGCTCTAAGTCGACACTTGCGCAAGAAGTTAAAATTCATGCGGAATTCCCTAACGCAGTTAATCATAATGAAATCGAACAAGCATTCGATACACTCATTAACCGCGCTGCGCAATACGCAAACCGCAAATAATTATAAGGAGAGATTAAATATCTCTCCTTTTTTCTTTTGGACTAATATGATTATTTGATTTGTTTAAAATTTTATGATAAAATAGAAATATGGAGAGAAAGGAGAGCTAAGTATGCAAAAAGATTATGCTGAGATATTATTTTAGTCAGTTGATTAGATTATATCAGAACGGTTAAAAGGCATTTCTTATGATATCACTGATACTGTTACTATTATAAATACTGATTATGCATTAAATGGTAAATATGAAGTATCAGATGGTTCAGCTACTTATTATGCTTATTCCAGTGATACAACATATGAACTTGATGATGTTGTATATGTAACTGTACCTAATGGAGATTATTCACAATAGAAAATAATTATTGGAAAATATGTGGCTGATAATGATAAGCCATATGTTTTTTAGACTCCTTTTTAGACAATAGTTGATGTAACTGGAAATATAATTACTGATAAAACAATATCTACTATTGGGTTAGTAGCAAATAATCCGGCAGATGTAAAAATGACTTTATTGTGGCAAAAAAATTTTAAAGAAATTAATTAGCCTTTAAATGGATATACAAGATTAGGTTTGCAAGCACAATTTCGTTCATGGCTTACAGAATTGGAATGCGCAAAAGGAGAATATGGGCTTCTTTTAAGAATTACCATTGCGAATGATATTACTGTAGATAAAAAAAGTCGATTAGCAGAATTACAAGAGTTATTTTTAAAATAGTCAACGGCTGTTGAAGAATAGTCTGATTTATATGTTTATATTAAAGAGACATTAAAGATTGAATTATCTGAATCTTTTTATAAATAGAGTTTAGAAATTCAAAAATCAGAAATAGAACAACTATATTATAATAGTATTTATAAAACTTATGATTTATCATTATCGACAAATGATATGTATGGAGATCCATTTAATTATAATAGTTTTTATTAGTAGGAACAGGTATTTAATATTGCTGATTTAGGCACTATAATAAAAGGTGAGTTATATTTTTATGAAAAACCAGGTACTTTTATTAATAAAAACAATGAATTATTACCATATCAAGATGAATTTGGCAATTTATTAATTCCTAATTTATTCGTTAAAGATCCTTATATTTGTTTAGGATATGATATTGGTGAATTTGATGAAGAATCGGCGGTTTTATTTACTAATAATACAAGAACTTATACTTCTAAATAGTCTGATGCAATTAATGAAAAAACAATACAATTAAGATGGTTTCATGAAGGAAAAGGCTATAACGTGTAGCCAGAAAATATTACAAATTATGAAATACGTTGGTATAGATATGCTTTTGGTTCTCCAGCCGCTGATGAATATTGTGGTGTGTATTGGAAAAGAGTAAATGAAGAAAATAAAAATTCTTTTTTATATTCTTTTATTCCAAATACAAAAAAAGAAAATGAATAGATTAAAGTAATTATTATACAAGGTACTGATTATATTGTTTCTAATATAATCACTTTTACCAATGAACAAGAAGTCGTTAATGATGCTACTAAAGATTTCCTTGCAGGATTAAATATTTGGTGCACTGATGGCTCTTATGGCAATTATTATATTTATGACCCTGGCAATAAAATATTAGAATAGTATCGTACTACAGAAGCGCATAAATTAGTCGCAATGTTTTCTGCAGAAGATGCGTTATTAGAGAAAAATAATACTGCTGCTTTATTGACAGAAGCAGAAAGTATTACTTGGACTTTTAATACTACATCTACAATGATTATTGTAAATAATATTAACTATTCTTATAAATACAATGAAAATAAAATTATTGCTGCCCCTACAAATATCTCATCTTTGTCGGTCGATGAGACTGGAATGATTTATACTTTTAAATGTACTGATAATAGTATAGTTATTTATGATGATAATGAAAAAATTATTAGTATCACTCGCCATGGAGATAAAAATAATGGATATGCTATTGATGCAGAATAGTATTATTTTATAAAAGAATCTTATGCTCAATCTGCCCAAAATAATATTGTTCAATGTAAAATAGTAAAAAATGGTAATGAATATTTTACATCTAAACGTTTAGGGTTTGGGCAAGCAGGTACAACTGGAACAGATGCAACATTAAGGATTTATTTTGATCCAGCTTATCGTCATAGTTTAATTAGTAAAGATGGTGGCGATACTTTAAATGTGCGCGCAGTGCTCTATGATTCATAGAATCAAGAAATTGATTTAAACGATGAGACAGATACAAAAGCAAGAGTAGAATGGAAATGGTATGCAAAATCGGGTACTAATGTATCTATTATACCTTTCACTGGTACTGCATCTGATGAAAATAATTATAATTTAAAAATTGAAGAAGTTTATTATTAGAGTAACGCTCGAAATGAAGTAATTTTACAAAGTAGTTCTAAAATAAGTATGGATACATTTCTTATCTTAGAAGTAACAATTAAAGGTTGGGGCAATTTTGATTTGACTGTGCGCCGACCAGTACCTATTTCGGCAGAATCTTTTAGTTATGATAGCAAGGTTTATAAACCTACTTTTATTGATTGCGCCGAAGAAGTAATTTATGGCACTGCTGGTTATGTAGATTATTACAAAGAAGCTTGGCGATTACATTATAATACTGACTTAAATAATAATGGGTCGATGGATTTATTAATGCCTAATGATGCTTCTGGTGGTTTTTGGGAATTATGGACTCCTGATATAACAACAGATACTACGGCTCGTGAAAAATTTGTAGGAACTTTTGATAACAATGTATTAAAACCATTAGCTTTTTATGTTGAAAATGCTGATAAATATGGCGGACAATATTTTTTAAATAATGAAGTAATATGGTCATAGCCTGTTTATGTTTGTCAAAACACTTACCCTTCTTCAACTTTGAGCGAATGGGATGGAAAAAGTTTAACTATTGATTATGATAAAGGTAGTATTCTTGCCACAAGTATTGCAGCAGGTAAAAAAGATAGTTAGAATCGTTTCTCTGGAGTTCTCATAGGCGAATGGGGCAATACAAATTCTTCTGGTGACATAACTAAATAGACTGGTGTTTATGGTTTTCATGAAGGAGCTATGAGCTATGCTTTTAAGGAAGATGGTACAGCATTTATAGGCAAGTCTGGAAAAGGTAGATTATTATTTGACGGTACTCATTCCACTATTACGTCTGAATTATATGATCAAACTTTTAATAGAGGGATGATGCTAGATTTTGATGATGGATTAATTAAATTACGTTCTTCTTCTGGAAATATTGAATTAAATGCAAATCCTGATTCAAATAGTTATCCTTTTAAAATTGGTTCTAAATTTTGGGTAACATGGGATGGTACTTTAACTGCTGTTAATGGTAATTTTAGTGGTACTATTACTGGTAGTGAAATATATATACCTAATTCATATGATCCTACATTTTCAGTTGATAGCTCAGGAAATATAACAGCTAAGAGCGGTACAATTGGTGGTTTTACGATAACGTCAAATAGTATTTATTCGAATAACAATAAAGGAACTTATGGAGGGTCAGAAGGAATATTTTTAGGCAGTAATGGAAGATTTTCTTTAGGGGATAAATTTAAGTTTAGTGGAAATACTTTATTTATTGCTTCAAATATTTATCGTCCTTCTGCTAGTTCAGCCAATGCAGCGTATTTTTTGATTGGTATTAATAATATAAATGAAAGTGGAAATGATCGTTTATAGATTGGTTCAGCTGGTACTAAAGCAGATTATGACGGTGTATCTATTTATGGAGCAGGAGAAGGAATATATTTAGTTGCTGTTGGTTCTGACATTAGCGCTAGCGGTGGTGCTGCTAACAAAAAAGTATTACAATTACGAAATGATGGTGTAACTTTATATGGCTATACTGCGGAGTAGCAAGAAGGTTTTTATGCACGTTTTGCTTAATATATATGAGATAAAGGAGTTTTTAATATGTTATATACAAATGAAGAATTATATACAATTTTAAAAAATTTAAATGAACAAATTTTGTCTAAAATAGATTTAATTTTTCCAGTAAGAGTTAATTTTTATATACAAAAAAATATAAATCTTTTAAGACCATTAATCCAAGAGGTAGAAGACACAAGAATTAATCTTATTTCTTCTAACGGTACTTTAAATGAAGAAACTAACCAATATATTATTGATCCTGATAAAATGCAATATGTAGTTGATGAGTTAAATAAATTATTTGCGATTCAACAAGAAGTTAATTTTTATCAATGTGATTTAGAAGACTTAGGAAATATGCCATTAACAATGCAACAAATGGATGCGTTAATGTTTATGATAAAGGAGTGAGTGGAGTATGACAAAACAAGAGCAAACTTATGTCCAACAAATTAAAAATACTTTAATGGAGATCTCGACTAAAGGAGCAGATACAATTCTTATGAGTGAATGTTTAAAAGCTTTAAACACTCTTTGCGCGACTTCGATTGAAGAAGAATAGGAGGAATAAAATGTTATACCCTCCATATATTGAAGGAACTATACCATCATTTTATGGGGACAGTCTTACTGTCCCTTTTTCCATGAATAAGAGCGTAGGCTCTGGAGAGGTATAGGGTTTTTCTTTAAAAATTAAAACTATTTAGAATACTAAATATTTATTTACTACCTCTAAAGTTTTAGAATCAGACACTAATGCAGAATATTATGTTAAATTTGATATTTCTGATTATGTTAATAAATTAAAAGTAGGACAACATTATAAAGTTTAGATTGCATATATAGATACTTATGGAACAATAGGTTATTATTCTACAGTAGGTATAATTAAATATACTACGAAACCCATAGTAAGTATAGATAATTTAAAATCCGGACGTTTAAATACTTCATCTTATAATTATATTGGCACTTATAGTTAGTATAATTAGGATATTACTGAAAAAGAATATAAATATCGTTTTATATTTAGTAATGATGAAAATAAAACTTTAAAAGATACAGGATGGCAAATTCACAATAATTCTAATGATGATACTAATCATACTTCTCATGATGAATTTTTAATACCGTTTGAATTGGATAAAGGATATACCTATTATTTGTAGTATAAAATTATTACAAATAATAATTTAGAAGTAGCTAGTCCTATATATCGAATTAGTCAACAGCAATCTATTGAACCAGAAAGTCAAGTAGCATTGTTTGCAGAGGTGAATAAAGATAATGGATATGTTGTTTTAACTATGGAGGGAGAGGAAGACGAAGCTACAGGCGAAGAGAAATTAATGTCGGGAGCTTTTCTAATCTCACGCGCTTGTGAAAATAGTAATTTTAAAGAATGGGAGGAAATTCTTAGATTTAAGAGTAAGGGTATTCAGCCTTCCGCTTGGAAACATAAAGATTTCACTGTTGAACAAGGAAAAGAATATATTTATTCATTACAACAATATAATGATTTTGATTTATATTCTAATAGAATATAGTCTAATAAAATTTTTGCTGATTTTGAAGATATGTTCTTATATGACGGTAATAAATAGTTAAAAATTTCTTATAATCCACAAGTTTCTAATTTTAAAATTGATGTATTAGAGAGTAAAACTGATACAATAGGTAGTAAATATGCTTTCTTTACTCGGAACGGTAACGTAGAATATAAAGAATTTAATTTGAATGGTTTAATTTCTTATTTATCAGACGAAGAGCATTTGTTTATGACTGATACAGAAATAGGATTAAATTCTAAAGTGAGTCGTTTGACTCGTTTAGGTACAGTAATCCCTGATTTTGAGCCTGATGACGCTTATTTTAAAAATAAGAAAAATGGTTTTTAGATAAAAGGAAATTATATAACTGCGGCGGAAAATCAAAAATTACTTGAAACTAGTCGTTTTCGTACTACTCAACTGACAGGTTTTAATTTTTCTGCTGAGCGGACTTTTAAATTAAAAGTATTGGAATGGTTGAATAATGGAGAGCCTAAATTATTTCGTTCACCTGGGGAAGGTAATTATATTGTTCGATTAATGAATGTTTCATTATCTCCAGAAGATACTCTAGGGCGTATGCTGCATAATTTTAGTTGTACAGCTTATGAAATAGATGATTATACCTACAATAATCTTAATTCTTATGGAATTACGTAGACAAGTTCTCCAGAATTAAAAATATTACGTTTTAAATCTGAAATGATAAAAGATTTTTTAGATAAAGATTTTATTACTAATGATTATGCGGTTACGATTAAATTAGAAGGTTTTCGCCCAGGTGATAAATTAATTATTAAAGCAGAAGGAATGAGTAGTGCGAGTCAAACAATTATCATTGGTGCTACTGGAATTTATCAAATTGATACTGGCTCAAAAATTTTTAGTGTTAAATTGGACGAAGAAACCAAAGAGAGATATAAACAACAAACGTTGAACTCTCCAATGATAACTTATAGTTATTATGAAGCTTCTACTAATACATTTAATACTATTACTTCAGTTGATTTTGAAGATATTCCAGTACGACAATATATTGGAGAAGCAGAAAATATTATTCCAAATTTAAATGATATAAAAACAACACTTACATCTTTTTATTATTTACATTTTTTAAAAAGAGATATTGTTGAAGTGGAAGTAGAAGTCGAAAAAATTGATGATTCTTTTAATTATATCTTTCCACCTGAGTGTGATAATATTTATCCGATATATAAAGCTAAGGTTCCAAATTTATTAAATGATGAAGAGGGATTAATAGATACAATTTATTATGATCTAAAGTAGCCTGAGAAATTTTTCTTAAATGAAGATGATTATAATTTATTATTACAATATTCATAGGATACAGCTTTAGTAGAACGTTTTGGTATTTATGATACTTAGGTTTATATAGATAAATCGCCGATAGATTTAAGAGATATTCAAGAATACTCTGTTGCAGGTCCAATTCTTTTCAATTCTATAGAATTAACGGTTGGGACAGTTTTAGAATGTGGATATAGCACTAGAATTACTAATTATTCAATTGAAAATCAAAGCGCAGAATTAAAAAGATTGAAATAGCAATTAGATAAAATGAAAAAATCTTTACAAGAAAAAAATAAAATAACATCTTTGACTGAAGAAGAAAAACAAGTATATTATGATTTGTATAAAGATTATATAATTTTATTGACCAATTTAAAAACTGAGGAGGATTTATAATATGATTAAAAATCCTTTGTTAGATTTAGATTTTTTAAAATAGTTAGATGAATCGCGCAATAAAATAGTTTATGCTCGTATTATTGCATTAACCTATGACGAAGAACCAATAGAAACAATTGAAGGTAGAATAACTGGAGGGACTATTAATATTGATGGTTCCTCCGCGATTCGACGGACTTGTTCTTCTTTAAATATAGTGGCAAAAGATATTAACCTTACTGATTATTATTGGGGATTAAAAACTAAGTTCAAATTAGAAATTGGGCTAAAAAGTGAAATTACCGATGAGGAAATTATATGGTTCCCGCAAGGGACGTATTTAATTACTGCTTTTTCTACTTCTTATTCTACTGGTGGTTTTAATATTAATATTTCTGGACAAGATAAAATGTGTATGTTGAATGGAACTCTTGGAGGTAATATTAGTGCGCCAACTGATTTTGCTAATATTGAAGAAGTAAATACTAAATATGAATTAGTTACTTTTAAAGATAAAAGCGAATATAGAGCTAATATGTATTATATTAAACAAAATGATGAATATACTATTTCTTTTGAAGAATTTAAAGATGGAGTATCTTACTATACTTAGAGTATTGAGCGTACATTAACTCCCGTACCTATTAAAACAATTATTCGAGAAGCAATTCATACTTATGCCAATGAGCCTTATTATAATATTATTATTAATGATGTAGATGATACTGGTTTGGAATTATTGGAATATAGAGTAGAAAATCCAATGTTTTTTATATTTGAAAATAAAGATACATGTTCTAATATTACTCTTAATGGTGAAATGCTTTGTTAGTATTTTGATGGCACAAATGTTAAGTTAAAAGATTTAGATGTAACTCATATTTATAATTTAGTTGATGGATTTAATGAAAAATTAGAACCAGTTCTTATTGGGGATAAACAATATTATATTGCTAAGTGTGAGTATGGGCAAACGGCCGGTTATCGTATGACAGAATTAACTTATGCTGGAGAATTAATGGGTCAAGTCGGAGATACAATAACAAATGCAGTATTAGATAAAATTATAAATATGCTTGGAGATTTTCAATATTATTATAATATTGATGGATAGTTTGTTTTTGAACGAAAAGGAACTTATTTAAATACTTCTTGGGATAGTCTAATTGATACTTAGGATGATGTTTATGCGGAAAATGCCGCCATGGCTTCAAAAGTTATTTATAATTTTGAACGCAATAAGTTAATCTCATCAATTAATCATAATCCACAATTAAATAATATTAAAAATGATTTTTCTGTTTTTGGCGAACGAGAAATAGGAAATAATAATACAGTGGCTTTACATTCGCGGATTGCCATTGATGATAAACCAGAGTGGTATATAGCTTATGATAAAACCGCTTATGTAGCAAAAGAGGTAATCATTCCATCTGCTTTAAAAAAATATAATATTATTATTAGAGATTGGCGAGAATTAATTTATCAAATGTGTTTAGATTTTTATAAACATAATCAAGAAGATGATTTTTTAATTACTATTCAAGAAAATAATACTATTAAATTAGATGATGGAAGTATATATTGTCCATACTTAGAAGGAAAAACTGGTTATGAACAATATTATATTGATATGCAAGGATTTTGGCGGCAACTTTATAACCCAAATGCGCAAGCTACATATACATATAAAGGTGGGGTTTATGAAACAACTGAACAACCAATAGACAGTGATAATATAGAAGGTGCTTTTACAAAAGTATTAACTTGGTAGCCTTCTATTAAAGAATGGGATAGTATGTCTTGTAATTTCTTTTTGCCGATTGCCCAAAGGGAAAACGAAAAATAGCCTAAAGAAAATTTTACTGATGATCCGAACTTATATTATTGGAATCGTAATCTATTATATAATCCAGAATTATTAAATTTTTGGTTTGATTTTTTAAGTACTGATGGTGAACTTGGTAAATATTCAATTAAAGCAATAGGAGATAGGCCAAAAGCAGTTAATGATCAAGATGTGAATTCTATTTATTATAGGACAACTCCAAATGTAATTTTTTTTGATAATTTGGAAGAATATAATAAATATACTGAAGAATATAAAACTGGATATACTTATGTAATTTTGCCTAATCATGTAAAAAATATGTTTTCTATTAGTGCGCAAGGAAAAAGTGCAAAAGATGTTATTGATTCTTTTTTATATGAATACACATATGGGCAAGAATCTATCAATATTTCTGCTATACCTGTTTATTACTTAGAGCCAAATAATAGAATATATGTATATGATTAGGAAAGCAAAATCAATGGAGAATATTTAGTTTCAAGAATTTCTATACCATTATCTTATAATGGTACAATGAGTATAGATGCCGAAATGGCGCCGCAAAGAATTATTTAAGGGAGGTACAATAATGGCAAAAAAAGTAAGTCAATTCAGGTATTATGGACCTGATAATAAAGACAATTAGCCAAGTAATATTTCATTGAGTACTCTTTCTAATGGCTAGGTATTTTTTAAAGATGGCGGCGAATCACAATCAATTGTACAATTAGGTATTTAGACTATTCCTGGAGTAAAATTTTATTTAAATGAAGGTATTGAACCAATTTTTATTGGAGGTACTGGAATTTATGAATTAGATTTGAGTGGTTTGACTGATATCACCGCTTTAAGTTTTGATCAAGATTCAATTAATAAAATTTTAAATACAAATGGTGCTTATTTAATTGTAGATGCTATCTATGAGACAGAGGAGGAATAATAATGGGTTTTTATGGTAATATAAAAGATATTGAAAAAAATAGTTCCTTTGTTTTTGATAGAATATATGCCAATAGAAAGCAAATGGATGAAAATGCTAGCACTGATGGCATTTATGTGGGACGTTATATTTTAATTGAATATGATACTGAAGCTTCTAGTTTAGATTACAAGAAAGCATATTTTAATAAAAAATTAAATTTAGTTAATGGTCATTATATTTTATATTATAGTGCAGACTTTAGCGACATAGGGAAAATTCTTTATAGTGATGAAGAGTTTATAACCCCAGGTGGAATTTTAATGACTACAACTCTTGGTACTATAGTATATATAATTGAAGGAACAAAAAATATATATTATACTTGTGTAGGTTATTTTGAAATTGATGAGAATGGTGTTACTACCATGTATGTCAATGGAAAATCACAAACTTTAACTGATCCTAGTATAAAAAACTATTTTTCAGAAGGTAAAAAATATGCAATTTTTGATAAGGTAACTAATTCTAGTATTACTTCATAGAATAATTACGCAAATAATTATAATATTGATATACAATATGCCAAAGAAAAAGGATTTGAATTAACTGGACATGGATGGGATTCTACAGTATGGCAAAAAACTTTGATAAATGGGCAAGATAAATATGTTATGGTAGCCGAGTTAAATACTGTAGTGCCGACTTTTGATATATCGGTAGATGCGCCTACGCAAATGCCTATCGCGCCTCATTTTGATGCCGCAAGTACAGATGTATATTATAATTTGCATTGGTAGTCTCCTTGGGGGATGCGCATTTAGCATGCTGGGGCAGAACATTCTGACGGTTCTGCAATCCAAGAACCGAATACGGACAAAATTTTATCTGATGAAACAACGACTTGGATTAGAAAAGTTTATAATAAAGAAACCGATAAAATTACAATGTATTATTATACTACTGCAGGTACATGGCGGCAATTTGCTACACTTGATGAAATTGGCGAGAATGGACGTTTACCAGCGGCTATATATTATAATAAGGCAGGTTTTAATCCAAAAGCAAGGTATATTTCTTCTTTGAAAGATAAATTTACGATTGATACTACTGGCTATAGTCAATCTCCTGATGATAAAGGACAATGGGCAGATACTTAGTATAATTCTCATATCCCGGGGAAAACGTAGCATGCAGTTGATACTCAAGAAATTTCTATGGTATTGCCTGGTATTGGTAATGCTATTAGCCAAATGTGGGATGTAGTATATGGTACCGGTTCTGGAGGAACAGATAAGGTTTCTGAGCGTTTAACTGATATCTCTTGGAAAGATAGTCCAGTATACGGCTCAGGCAGACGGCTTCAATTAATTCAAAGTGATGGAGAAGAAACTTATACATATCATAAGACTGACGTTGAAACACTTGCGGGCGCAATTAATTCAGTACATGATTTAATGGGCATGATTATTTAGGAAAAAAAGGATATTCCAGAAGACTTTAATTTTAAAGAATTCGCGGAAAACTCTGCCAATAATGATGCAATTTATTATTTAGGAGATAAATTTTATCGAAAAGCTCCTTCAGATGATTTAAAACCATTAAACAATGATAAAACTGGCTCTGAAACAGATGGCTATATATACGAAGAAGCGACCGAGGTAACAGAACAGTCATATAATAATTTTACTTATTATATAAAAAAGAATGATTTATATGAAGAGGCCACCGGAACTTATGATGCACAAGAAACTTATTATATTCGTAAAGTAAATGGTGGAATAAGAGAAATTCCTATTTCTACTTTTGAAAGTATAATGGATGGTAAAAAATATTATTGGAGAAATTCTAATGGAGATTTTATTTATGATAAAACTTTCTATAGGGACAAACAATATTTTACCATTGATGAAACTAAAGTTTCTGTTGTTACTTTAGATTCAACATATGAACCTAATAAATATTATTATTTAGAAGATGAAAATTACTATCTTGATAAGAAACTTGATGGACCAACTCAAGCTTTTGAATATATAATAGATGGTTCTCCTGTGCGTCATGATGCTAGATATATTTATGAAGGAGGACGATTTTATTCTGCCGTTAATGATGAAAAGGATAAAATTGTTTATAAATTAGATTTACGTGGATTAGATCCAACTTTAACTTACTATAGAGCTAGTCAAGCTATGAATGGTGCAGATATTGCAAATCGTGATAAAAATGCGTTGTTGGCTTATAGACGAAAAAAGAAAGAATAGATAACTCGTTTAATCGATGGTGAAATGCGAGAAATTTATCTTTATACTTATAATGATGATAGCGGCGTTCTTGAAGTTTGGAAAGAGACATCGACTAAATATTATGATGTGCTTACGAATAAACTTGTTGATTTAACATTGGGCACAGTTGAGCCAAGTTATAAATATATATATGAAACACCTAATACTTTTATTCAATTTGTTGGGGATGAGCAGGATATTATTTATGAAAATGAAACAAAAAAACCAGTTTTTTATACTTATAATCCATCTGACGCAAAATTCCAAAGTGTTAATGAATTATATATTTTAACTCCAACAGTTCCTTTGGATAAGTCTATAAGTGCAGTAAATTATTATAAATTAATTGATGATAATTATATTAAAGTTAAATTAAATAGTGAATTACCAGAATATGACGCTTCAGAGCCAGAATATTTTTATACTTTATCTTTTAAACAATATTCTAACATTGGTTTTTATCAAAGTGATTTGTATTATTATAAAGATGAAATTGGAAAGTCTTGGTATTTTGATGGTAATGGAGCTTTTGTTGCGGGCCGAAAATATTATACTATACCAAAAGAAGCAATAAAATCATAGATTATTGATTTAACTGATGTATATTTATATGAGTCAGGAAAATACTACTATCGTCTTAATAATCGTTATTATATTGATAATAATGCCGTAGCTACACCAAACCGGCAATACTATTTAGGCAATGATTATTTCTTTGTTTATGAAGATACAAAAGGTATTTTACCACTATACTCGCATTGGAATACTCAAATACCAGTAACCCATAATATTACTTTAGGAGTCAAAAATGACAATAGTTATACTATGAAACCTTTAGTAGGGTTTGCGCGCACACTTAATACCATTCATGGTTTACTATTGGAAATTAATAATTTCTTAGAATATGGAAATGAAACAACTAGAAATACTTCTACTGTACAAGGTACGTTAAATACTTTAAATGATATTATTGCTAAAATTGAAATTTTAGATTGTGGTCATTTTATGGTAACTGATAGCTATGGAAGAATGCATTCAGCGCCTTCTATTACTGATGAATGGATTACAACTCATATTGACCCAGATGTTTCAAATCCAAAAGTATATATTACACACAACAAAAAAAATAAAATTGATGATGTTACTGCTCAAATAAATTTAAACACTAATAAAAGTGATACTATTGAAATTAGTCAATCATTATCAGATGCAGCGGGTCATATTACGAACAAAGAATTAACTACTATTACGTTACCTTATGGTATTCAAGAATTAAATGCTGATAGTGGTTCTTATAAAGCTCAAAATACTCATGACAGTTTTAGTATAAAAACTACTGATAATTGGTTAAATACAAAAATTAATAATAATGAATTATTGATCGAGCATGAAAATGCGCAAACTGCTGTAAATACAAAAGGTTTGTTGCAAAATAGCTCTCCTAATTTTGGCAATAAATTTGTTATTCCAAAAGTAAGTATTGATGGGAAAGGGCATGTAAATACTTTAGAAGAGTATGAAATTACTTTGCCGAAAGTGTCATCTTCAATGACTGATAATGGTAATGTTATTACTGCAGTAAATTTAGAAGATACCACAGGAGCTTTTAGTTTTACTAAAACTAATTTAGGCGATATCGTGTTATCTAGTTATAGTGGAAATTAGTCAGGAGAAATTCAAGCGAGTGACACTTTAGCTACTGCTATTGGTAAAAATGCATATAAGTTAAGTATTTTAATGGGTACGGCTGAGACTCCTGGTTCTTTAAAAGAAGAAGCTTCAGTACGAGCTAATGCTGATAAAACACTTCAAGACAATATAGATATTTTAACAAAAGTAGTAAATGACAATAAAACATCTGGCAGTTCTGATTTAACAACTCTTACTAATACGGTTGCTGAAAATAAAACTGCTAGTGAAAATGCGGATAGTGCTTTAAGTCAACGAATAAAAGATTTAGAAGATGTAAATATTAGTACAGTTACTACTGGTTTAGATGAGCGTATTAGTAATTTAGAAACATTGGATATAGCTAATAAAATATCTGAAATAGAAGCAAGGTTAGATGCTTTAGAAAATGCTTAATGAATAAAAGACTTGACCATTTTGGTCAAGTCTTTTTAAATATAAAAAAATAATCTTCATAAACATTGAAAGAGAGGAGTAAAGGATGGCTTTAAAACCAACTAATGATTATGTAAAGTTTGTCAGAGGATCGAAGACGGCATTTGCTAATTTGGCACAAAAGTCTGATGATACTTTATATTTTATTTATGATAGTGCCGATTCCAGTTCTGGGTCTTTATATTTAGGGTCTCGATTAATTGGTGGCACAGGTGGAGCCGCTGGTAGTTCTTTAGGAAATTTATAGGATATTGTTATTACTGAAATAGGTGATAAACAAATCTTAATTTACGATGAACAATCGAAAACATGGAAAAACGGCTCTATTAGTGATATTATTTCCGTAGATGATAAATCTATTGAAAAAGCAAAAGTTGGGACTCTTAGCTTAAAAAATTTTGAAACTGCGGAAATAGGTACTTTACCTTATAAACAAGAAGACGGCAATTTGGGTTGGATGACTCCAGTTCAAGCCGTTGAAGTTTTAAATGTTTATACTAAAGATGAAATTAATAGTAAATTAAATCAGTCCTTATCTCGTAAAATTGTTGATTCTGTAGAGGCAATTGACCTTACAGCAGCAGATGCAGAACAATATATTTATCTTGTGCCGAATGGTGAAAATACTTATGATGAGTATATTGTAGTCAATGGGGCATTAGAAAAAGTCGGTGATTGGAAAACTGATTTAAGCGATTATGTAACTAAAGCAGAAGTTGGTACTTTAGTTACAAATAATTTTAATACTATCGTCCAAGAAAAAATTGGTGATTTAAGCAGTTATGGTGGAGAGAATAATACTTTAGTTGAAAAAATTACCGAAATTGATGGTAGATTAAAATGGATGACAATTACAGACGAATAATATGAAAGGAGTCATAAATAATGGCAAATTTAAATGGTAAAAATTTATAGTTTTTATCTGGTACTCAAGCCGGCGTTAATAACTTAATTGCTACTCCTGCTGGTACTATTGAAGGTGCATTTTATTTAACAAGTGATACTAACAGATTATACATTGGTACAGTTGCTGGTCCGGTTCCAGTAAATCAGGGCGTAATTACAGTAGCTAATGTTGCAACTTTACCAGCTGCCGCAGAGCCAGGTCAATTTTATTTTGCAACCGCAGAAAATGTTCTTTGCGTATGGAGTAAAGGAAATTTTATTCAAATTAATGCAGATACAAAATTAAAAGATTTTTCCACCTCTGTGAGTGACAAAACAGATAAAAAAGTAACTATTACTAGTACTGTATCTGACACTAGTACTGCATCTGACACTGATGGGGCAACTAAAGCTGATTCTTTTGCTTTAGTAGAAGGCGCGGGTATTACTTTAACAGTTAATGAAAAAGAAATTACTATTTCTTCTTCTGGTACTGGCGGGGTCACTTTAACTTTATTAACAGAGCAAGTTAAAGATAATAAAAAAGCTGCAACTATTAAACAACATAGTATTGTTACAGCGGCAGATGGAACTACAACCACTAGCGATGAAGAAATTACTTTAATTGGTGGTGCAAATATTGCAGCAGTTACCGCTGGAGAAAAAAGTATTACTATTGATGCTTCAGTTCAAGAAGTTACAGAACATACTTTTGCAAATGGAGATACTGGTTTTACTTTTACGACTAAGCAAACTTCTGGTACTGATGTGACAAGTTCTGTCCTTGATCCTATTGTAACAATTGGCGCTGAAGGAAATACTAAAGATGTGCATTTCCAAAAAGGTGCGGCGGCTCTTGATGTTTATACGATTACGCAAACTGATAAAAAAATTACTGATGAAATTGATAAAGCTTTAAAAGTTGCTGATGCAATGGTATTTAAGGGTACTATTGGCACTGGTGGTACAGTAGCAAGTCCAGATGCAATAACTGAAGCTAGAAACGGTGATACTTACAAGGCTAAGAGTAATTTCACTTATAATGGTGAGACAGTTAAAGTTGGTGATTTATTAATTGCGCAAGGTACTGAAGATGAAGCAACTGGTTTACTTAAAACTGGCTTTAGTTTTGAGATTGTTCCTTCTGGTAATGAATATGAAACTAAAGTTACAAAAGTAACTCATGGTATTGAACTTACTGATGGAGCACTCACTCCAACTATTCTTGGTGGAATTAAATTAGCTGAAGGGAAACAAGTTACTTTAACTGATGACACTGCCGAAGATGGAGATAGAGTCGTAACTGTAGCGCATGCTGATATAGCGACAGAAACTCCTGCCGCTGAGGATAGTTCCGCTTATGGAGCAGTAACTGATTATCAAAAGACTAAGACAATTACAGTTGTTAAATCTCTTGAAGTAGATAATGGTCATGTTACAAAAATTGTAACTGGTGAAGAAGAAATCGTTAATAGTATTCCAACTCTTACCGGTGCAACTCAAACGGCAGAAGCAAAGACTGCTGGTAAAGATATCCAAGTAACAACAACTGTAACAGATAGCAACAATATAGGTGTTGATGCTGTCTTTAACTTTAAATCAGATACGATTACGCTTAATGCAGATGGAGCTTCTCTTACTATGAATATGGTATGGGGTAGTTTTTAATTTTAAGGACAAAAGTTATAAATAGCATTTAAAAACTTTTTATATCTCTTAGAGAGATAGTTTTAATAGGGGAAGAGTCTCTCTTCCCCTATTTTTTATTATATATTAAAAAAGGAAAGAAAGGAGAAAGAAAATATGTCAGAACAACGTTTTTAGCCTGTAAAAGGGTTAAACGAAAACATTAAAAATACTGCAATTGAAGCAGGGCAATTTTTAATCGCAACTGATACTGGACAAATGTATCTTGATATTAGTAATCAAGAAAGAATTTTGATAGGTGGTAGTGGTGTAGCTGTTTTATATGGTAATGATCCTGCCCCAGTTAAAGTTACTGATTTACAATACACTTTAACTAGAAATGGTTTAAGTGAAAAAGTAAAAGCAGATGATTTGATTATTAATGTTCCTGACGGCGCTTTCTATAAAGTCATTTCTTTAGGGACTACATATGTATTTTGCCAACGTCTTGCTATCAGCGGAAGCAGCACGGGCGGAGGCGATTAGCCAGCAATGCCGAAAGTTGGATTTGTAAATAAAATACTAACTTAGTTAAAGAATTTATATGTTTATGGCGAACATTATAGCTTAACTATTATTCCTTATGCTGAAAATGACACAACTGTTACTGTAACAGTTTCTTTAATTGATGATGCTGAAACATCTGTAGATGTAAAACCATATTATGAATATAAAAAAACCGTACCTAATAATTATGAGTTAATTGTAGACTTAGGATCTCATTTTTAGGTCGGTAGTACAAGAATTGACATTAAATTAGAGTCTCTCAATAGTGGTTCTGATATGGTACGTTATGGTGGATAGCAAATTGTAGAATTAAGACTCGATGACGGAGGATTTAATCCAGAAAAAGTTTGTACTGCTAATAAGCCAATTAATTTTAGTTGTAAGCCAGTCGGTGCAATTCAAAAAATATTACATATTTTAATTGATGGATTTGAAATAAAGACTCAAGAGTATGGAAGTAGTTTTTCTAATAATACAGCTGTAGCAAGTATATATAGTACAGATTTACAGACACATGGCGTTCATTCTTTAGACGCTTATTTAACAGCAACTGTAAATGGAAAAACTATTGAATCTAATCATTTAAATTATGAAATTGCTTATGCGGCTGAAGGTAATAACTCACCAATTATTTGGTTTATGAATAAACCAACTACAATTGAGCAATATGAAGATATTATTGTTTAGTATATGGTTTATGATCCTGTTATTGGCTCTTCTGGTACAATGACTATTGATCAATTACATGATGGATTAGTCATAACTACTTTGGATGAAGTTCAATATAGTGAATCAACTCCATTTACTTGGGTAATTGCAGATTCAATTGTTGGTGATAATTATTATGGTATTTCTTGTAAAGGTGTAACTGAAAGTTTTGTTATTACAGTAACTCCGAGTGCTAGAGATATGGATTATGTCCAAAAAGACCAAATGATTATCAATTTAAATGCTAATGGTCGTACTAATAATGAAAGTCTTTTATCTCGTCAAAAATGGCAATACACTTATAATAACAAAACTGAAGATTGTATCTTAAATAATTTTAATTGGCATACTAATGGTTGGAATACTGATAGTGAAGGAAAGTCCTATTTAAAAATTTCAGATGGTGCTTCGGTTTAGATTCCATTAAGTGAAGCAGGGCAAGTTGGTATTAATTTAAATCAAAATGGTAGTTAGAATTATACTTTTGAATTTAGATTAAAAATTAGAAATATTACAAGTTATGATACTTTAATTAAAAATACAACAAAATATAAACTTAAAGGTCAAGATTTATATTTATCTTGGGATGAATTAGTTAGCTATGCGGAAAGTCAAGGTTCAAAAGATCCAGACAGTTTTGTAGAATAGGATGAATTTCAATCTTAGATTATTAAGGTTGAAAAAACAGTATCGACAAACAAAGGTATTTGTGTTTCTTATCTTTCTGATTCTAAAGGCTTTGCTTTAGGAACTCAAGAAAGTTATTTTGGTACAGGACAAGAGTATGTAAATGCTAAATATAAAGAAGATGAAATATTTAATATTTCTTATGTTGTTTCATCTAATAATAATCCATCTTTAAGTAGAGTATATATTTATGTGAATGGTTTATTAACTGGTATTTCTACTATCTCTTCTAGTGGTGGTAATCGTGGTTTTTCTATTCCAGTAAAATATATCACAATTAATTCACAATATTGTGACGTTGATTTGTATGCTGTTAGAGTATATAATGGTGCTCTTGACTCTTGGTCAATTGTATAGAATTATTTATCTGATTTAAGAAATATTATTGATTATGACCAAAATCAAATTTCTAATAATATTAATAATTTAACAGTAATTGATTATAATAAATTATTACAATATAATCAAACACAAAGGCAAAATGGCAGACCTGATTTATTAACAATGCCATATTTGATTATTCAAACAGTAGATAATATTGGCACTGGTGCTACTTATGGAACCGATGATGGTACTCCAGCTAATGAAAAGAACTTAGAAGATGTTGTGCCAATGCCAATTGATGATGAAAATCTTCCTTATTTAAAAGGAAAAGCTCGTTATGTAAAAACTACTTTTGTAAACCCAGCATTAGACTATGCTTATGAAAATGGAGATTTAGATACAATTACTAATAAGCTTGCCGATATGACGACGGCAGATTATTATGCATATCATTGTCCAAGCTTTATAGCTTATGGAGGTGAATTAGATGTGCAAGGAACGTCTTCACAAGCTTATCCAAGGCGTAATTATAAGCTAAAACTTAAAAATGCAGACTATTGGAGATATAACGGTGGTCCAAGAGCAAACACTGAAGATAGAGATATAACAGGAAAAGGTACTAATGTATGGTGTATGGACATAGAAAATTCTGTCGTACATAATAATAAATTTACCTTAAAAATAGACTTTATGGAATCTTCTGGATCTTATAATACAGGATTTGCTAATATGGTACATTATATGTATGAAAAACATCCGTTAGATTATTATAAAGCATTTGATAAAGAATCTTTCTCCGGTATTGAAGATAATATTTTAAAGACATATCGTACTTCAGTTCAAGGTTTCCCAGTATTAACTTTCCATGCCGTTAAAAATAATTCTGGCGGCTTAGACTATCAATATATTGGCCGATATAATATGAACTTAGATAAAGGTTCAGATGATAGTTATGGATTTAAATATGACGGCACTTATAAATATAATGAAGAAAAAAAGAAAATGGAAAAAGTTGAAGGCTCAGACTGCAATCCATTTGCAGGAGGAAAAGCTTTCAAAAAAATTGTTGAATGTTGGGAAATGGCTGATAATCAAGGCAACTATTGTTCTTTTAAATTCCCTTACGAAGGTCAAACTGGATTTAGCGAAAAAGATAAGGGTCGTTTAAATAACAAGGGTATTTTAGAAATTATTGACCACTTAGAATATAGATATAATAGTGATGATGATAATCTTGATATTTGTTACGCGGGCGTCGAAGGAGCTGCAACTCGCGGAAAAATTGAATCACCTTTATATGAAGATGATATTGAACCATATGAAGATCAAATTAAATAGGAAAAAGCTTCAATTAAACAAATTCGTGAGGCCAACCCAGAGTTAGATTCTCAATTAACAGCTTTAGAAGAGAAATTAGAAACTACTAAAGATAAAGACGAAAAGAAGAAAATTCAAAAGCAAATTGATGAATTAGAAGCAGCGAATGGAATAAATGTTTATAGAAATAATATTGCAGAATAGGAAAAATTAATTGATGCACAAAGTGAAGCTAAAGCTACTAAAGCAGATTATAATAGTTTGATTTTGAAACGTTATAAGAATATTGAAAAACTTTACAAGTGGTTTCAAGAGGTTGATATAGCAGCGAATAGCTATACTGATGAAGAAAATTTGTTATATGGAGATACATTAAAGAATTATCGACAAAAAATTGCAGATGCGCAAGCGCAAATTGATACATTAAATTATTTAATTAATTCTGCGAACAAGGATATTGAAACTTTATAGGCTAAGTTAGCTACTGATACTACTTTAACCGAAGAAGAAAAATAGTCAATTCAAAATCAAATCGCAGATTTACAAGCAAATATTGAAACTAATACTGCAGCTATTCCAGAACAACAAAAAATTATTGAAGATACTGAAGCTGCAATAACGGCGCAAAAAGAGCAAGGACCGATTGAGGCTAATAAAGAAGCAGTTGCTAAATATACTTTTGATCCTCCAAAAGTAATTGATGGCACTACATATAATTATGATACGAGAGAATATAGAAGGGCTAAGTTTATTTCTGAATTTGATAAACATCTTAATAAAGAATATTGTTTAGTATATTTTATTATGACAGAGCTTTTACTTTGTTATGATTCTCGTGGTAAGAATATGATGATTGCGTCTTGGGGTCCAATGGAAAAAGATGGAGAATATATTTGGTTCCCAATTTTTTATGACATTGATACTCAGTTAGGTATTAATAATACTGGTATTCCAACATGGGATTATGACGTAGATGCTTCTGTAAATGCGGCGGCTGGCGCTGAGACGTTCTCAACGGCAAATAGTGTATTATGGTATAATTTGTTATATTGTTTTCTTGATGAAATAAAACAAAAATATCAGCAAATGAGATTAGCGAATTTAAATGAAAACTTTATTGAAAAAGCTTATCGTTGTTCGCCAGAAATTTTTACAACTTCTTATGCTTGTAAAGGAGTGCGTCCTTTAGTTGCATTGAATTCTGATTTTGAGTATAAATATATTTTGCCGACATTAGAGGTAGGAAAAGGCACTGATTATGGCTATATTAACACTGCCGGCAATTGGGTGCAAGATAATGGTAATTCTTTCTTCTACGCTTGCTAGGGTGATAGAGATTTATCCCGTCAACTTTTAATTCGTAATAGAATGAATTATTTAGATAGTGAAATGTAGGCTAATATTTATTCACCTACTGGAGCTTCTAGTACTACTTCATTAAAATTACGAGCGAGCGCAAACTCTACTTCAACAAGTGATAGATGGTTAGATGTAACAACATTAACCGATGAACAAAAGAAATCTGGGTTCTAGGTTGGTAAATTAGGAGCTAATCCTTCTGAATGTTTACCTCTCGATGGTACTCCTTATTATCAAATTACACCATTCTTATCTCAATATGTTTCTATGTATTATGATGATACTACGGTAACTGTACCTTAGAAATTTACTAATACTATGCAATATATTTTGCCAGTAGTGCCTGAAAATGTGTTAGCTGGTTATAAAACTAGTGTGCCATTTACTCAACAATTAGTTTATATCCCAGGAGCGAATTATCTCTCTAAAGTTTCTGGATTAGATATGAAGTATATTGATGAAATTCAATTACAATCTAGTATTAGATTAACTGAATTAGTATTAGGTAATGATGATGATGGATATTATAATGAAAACTCTGTTACGCTTTCATTAGCAGACTCGGCAGATACTACAGAATCTCCAAATGAAAACGCAAAAACTCTTTTAAAGAAAGTCGTTTTGACAGGTTTAAAAAATATTAAGGCAGATTCAGCAAATATTGACATAAGTGGTTCTGCTAAAATTGAAGAATTTAGAGCATTAAATACTAATATTACTGGTTGTAAAGTAGCTATTGGTGCTCCTATTAGCATTATGCACTTACCGTCTACTGTCACTACACTTGCTTTGAATACTAATTATAATTTAATTAATATCATTACTGAAAAAATTTCTGATAATGTTGCTGAAAATGCAGAAGTCAAAGGTTTATATATTGATGGTTTAACTAATATTATTGATAGAAGCAAAACGATTACTGAATTAATTGATGTAATTTCTGCCGAAAATTTAGCTTTATCTACTATTGAAATTAAAAATGATAGTTTAGGCTATGATTCTTATCAAATTGTTAAAACAGCTTTAGCTCGTAAGATTAAGAAAACCACTCCAACAAATAAACCAGGACTTGCTTTAAGATTAGAAAATGTTCAATGGACTCCATTTGAATTATTAGATACAGCTGCGGTAATAGATGGTACGATTACTTATTATGAATTGAACGATCATTATCAGTATGTAGAAATTGATCCATCGGATGAAACATTTATAAATAAACGCAAAAATAGCTTAATTTTCATAAAGAATGCAGATAAAGATGGAAGTCAAATTCCTTCTATGGAAATTATTGACAAATTCGTCCAATCTAAGAAAGATGCCGGCTCTGAAGATGCTCCGCAATTCCATGATACAGTATATAATACAAATATGCCTTATGTATCTGGTGAAATTTATGTAGATAATACTAATGGTACGGAAATTTCTGAAGTTGAGATTCAAACATATAATGTGCTTTACCCATCTTTAGATATACGAGTAGCTAAAGTTTAGAATAACTATACTATTAAATATATTTAGGTAGATGATGTAACTGGTTTAACTAAAGTATATGAAGCCCAAAAAGCATTACATTGTGAAGGTCGCGCTTATTCCGGCGATAATGAATATTTTTCTAACCCTAATAGAAATATCACATTAGTTCCTAGCAAAAATAATTATGACTTTTATGGATGGTCTAAAGATGGTACAAAAGAAGGAGTAATTATTAGTCCAAAACAAAGTGATGATGATAATTATTATGATGATATTTGGATGGGAATTAATTTTGAAGAATTGGCTGTAGATAATGTAGTAACTCTTTATGCAGTTTTTGAATTACATAAGTATAAAGCTACATTTTATAATTATGACGGCACAGAGTTAGGTACAACAGAAACGCCATATAGCAGAACCAATCCTGTTAATGTAATTAAAATTTTACCATCTAAACCAGCAGACGATCTTGATTTGACTGGTGTTTGGGGATTTGCTGGTTGGGCAATGCGCACAGCGCCGAGTAGAGTTTTAGATATGGCTAATGTTCATCCAATTATGGATTATGAATTTATAGCTGTATATGAAGAAAAATCTGTGTATAGTAATGTTCTTGATAGTAATTATTTGAGTTTTGCACAAAGAAACGGTGGATATTATATTTCAGTTGCTTCTGGAGTTCAATTGAGTGGTAAAATTACTTTGCCAACAACCTATAATGACATAGATATTATTGGTATTAGTGCAGGTGGTTTCGCTGGACAAAATAAAATTACTCATATATTCTATTCTGAAGATACGAATAATAGAGTGGCAACAATAGAAGAAAATGCTTTTAGAGAATGCTTAAAACTTGTTTATTATGAAATGAGTACTGTAGCTGAAAGTGTTACGCTCGGAAGTAATAGTTTTTATTATACAAATATTATCCAGAATTTGTCTGCTGAAGAATAGAAAATGTTTTTCAGTAGAGTTACAAGAATTGAAGCAAATGCTTTTGCTATTAACTTTTCTACTGGTAATTTCTCTTTACAGACATTATATTTACCAGGTAATTTAATATTTATGGATAGTGGCGCTTTCAGAAATCATAAAGCATTAACTCAAGTTTATATTGGTAGCTCAGGAAATCCTTCTTAGTTGAGTGCCGTAGGAGATGGCCCATTTGGTGGATGCGGTAGTCTTGCAAATGTCTTTAAAATTACTTACTATTATTCTGCTGGCCAACCTTATAGCGATCAAACTATTACTCAATTAAAATTTGGTTTGGCGGATAAAGTTATAGCTACTGCTACTGTTGAAGGTATTTTAGCATAAAGGAGATAAAATATGATTAAAAATAAATTTTTCCGCTATTTAGGCGTAAATGGATATATTGAAACTCCAATAGAACTTCCTGGCGTTTATAATACTTCTTTTTATTATCTTGCTGCGGATGAGGGAAAAATATTAACTGACGGTGAACAAGAAGTTACCTCTATTAATGTTTCTGAAAAAGATTTAGATAAATGGACAGAAGTTGATAAATAATTTAATAAAATAATTAATATATAAGAGGAGAAGTTATTCTTCTCCTCTTAATTTTAAAGAAAGGATGATAAGAAAGTGATTACGAAAGTAACTAAGGAAAATAAAGCTTTATACCAAGTTTTATTTGAAAAAGTGAATAAAGAACTTGGTCTTACTGAAGAAAGCAATAATGCAATTACTTCCTTAGATCAATATTTCAATTCTCTCGTAGAAATCGTAGGCAAGAATGAAATTTATGGTATTTTGCCATTAGATGAGCCTACATTTGACATTGATGCAAATACACGTCAAATCAATGTACCAGATGAGTTTAGAAAAAATGGTATCTCTGTTCAGGGCGATCAAATTTCTGAAATTATTTATTTTACGATTGATCGATTTGTAGATGCAATGGACTTATTTCTTGACGAGGTTCATATTATTATCCAATGGGAAACAGCTGCATCAAAAGGAGGACCATCAGAGAGAGGTTATTCAGTTGCTTATTTAAAAGATATATCTTTATATAAAACTACAGGAAAAATGTTATTTGGTTGGGCGATTAATAATTCTATTACGAAAAATGCTGGCTCAATTAAATTTTCTGTAAGATTTTATAAATTCAACTCTAAGCAAGAACTCGATTTTAGTTTAAGTACATTAACTGCGCAAGCTACTATTAACCCTGGTCTTGATTTTACTTGGAATAAAGATACTGGAAAATTTGCAGAAACTATTTATGATGATTCTTAGATGATTGCTAATAGATTTCGTGATAGTGTACAACCAGGCGAAGTAGGAGAAGCTGATGCACCAGTATTCTTGCGTCATCTTGATAAAACTTATAAACTTACTATCATGGAAGACGGCAAAGAAGTAGAATATGATGCTATTGATCTTGAAAAAATAGTTGATGAAGAAAATAATTCTGTACTCCAAAGGGATTTTATAATCCAAGCAACGGGCGAGGGCATTATTTCTTATACATGGCAGCGAAAGGATTTGTCCACTGGTAATGAAATGACTCTTGAAAGTGGTCCTAATATTGGTACTCAATATGTATTGACTGAAGATACTGTTTATTCGGGTGAAAAACTTTATTATGTAAAAACAGTGGCTGATGGAGTAACTTCTTATTCTGTATTTACAGTTGCTCCTGGTATGAAAGACCAACCGATCGATCAAGAAGTTCTTGACGCTGGACTTTATGAAAAAGTTAGTCATTGTAAGGTTGTTTATCCAAATGGATTAGATGATAAAAACGTTACTGGTATTTATATAGCAACTGCAATTAATAAAGTAGGTCAAGCTAAAGGATTTGCTAAAGAAAAGGTTTTAATACCAGGTCCAGATAAAGATACTTTTACCGTAGAATTGCCAGAAAAGCAATCTGAAAATGTATTGCTTATAGATGGTCCAGAAGGTGTTGGGCAAGCAACATTATCTGTTTTAGGTAAAACGGCAAGAGTAACTGATGATGCTTCTGGTATTGTAGGCGATACTATTATTTATACTTGGAATGGTGAAACCCCTATAGAAACAACTAATGTTGCTTCTCCTGTCGCTAATGAGTATAGTATTGCCCCAGTAGCTGTCGAAGATAGAGCTTTATATGATGCAACAGTTACAGTTGATGTATATGCTACTAGAAATGGTGAAAAATCTGAAGTTAAATCTTAGAGTTTTAGAATTACTGACTCTGCGCATGCTCCTGAAGTAACTATTGGGCAAAAAGACACTGGTTCTAAGAATGTAAGATTAAAAACAGCTTCTCAAACTGCTATTCTTGAAGCTGTTGTTGTAAATCAAGATGCTATTTTACATACTAACGATGGCGATGGTATTACTTTTGAATGGCGTAAAGCTAATGCGGATTACAATGAAGATGGTAGCGTAAGCGATAAATTTGTAATTTCTAATGACGATTTAATTGTAGATACAGACAATTGTATTACAATTGAAGGTAATAAGTGCTTAATAGCTTTCCGTCCAGACCATATTACTTTACAAAATGGAGAATTGGCAGGTCAAGGTTTCTATTATTGTATTGCTAAAAATACCGTTAATGGTAGTGAAGCCGTTAATGATATAACAAACTTTACAGTAGACGATTGTATTTCTATTACTGTCGCAGGTTGATAAGGGGTGTGAATTATGGCATTAACAAAGATTGAATCTTATGAAGATTTATTACTCCAGATTCAAAATTATGAAGACGAAAAAGGTCAGAGATACCCTTAGTTAGTGCATTTACTCCCAGAAAATGATCAAATCTTTGATATTGACTTAGATTCTAGGACGATCAGTATCCCTCAATTTTTGAGCGTCCAGTATGATCATAACGCAGAAATAATTTACTTTAGATGTCCTCGTTATTTTGACAATATGGATTTGGCTATGACGGTTTGTATTATTGAATATGTTAATGCAGCCGGTGAAAGCGGATTGTATTGGGTTCCTTACTATAATGTGGATGTGTATGAAGATGATGATGAAAGTTTAACTCCTTTAATGCTAATTCCTTGGTCAATACAAGGTTTAGTGACGGCCTCATCTGGGACTGTAACTTTCACAGTGCGTTTTTATCAATTAGATGCAGAACGTAAAACTTTTCTTTTTAATATGAGTATGTAGCCAGCTCAAGGAGAAGTTTTACATGGTATAGATTTATCGGATAAAGAATTAGAAAAATTTAAATTAGATACAACGGTTGTTCATTAGATATATGCGGATTTAGCCCTTGCGCAATCTAATGCAACTACAATGTGGAAAGACGTGTGAGTAGGATTAATATCCTACTCACTTTTTTTTTGGTCTTTTTTTATTAAAAAAAAATAAAGATTCGTGATATATCTATAGAATAAAAAATCTTACTCAGAGAGGAGAAAAATGAACAAATGGCTTTATTTAAAATAAGTAAAGGTAATTCTGTCGATTTGGCGAAATAGTCATTAAATGAGGGCTATGCTTGGTTTACGCCAGATGATGGGAAATTTTATATAGATGCCAAAATTAATAATGTCTTAACTCGTGTGCCGCTCAGTGCCGATCGCGCAGACAAGGATAAAAATGGTAGAGATATTACTAGTTATTCTACTTTTTACTTTTGGCTTGATGAAAATAATGCTGGTGAATTACAATTATCCGTTGGCACTGACGGGGATACGAGTATTGAACCTAGTGAATTAATTAATTAGATAGAATAGGCTTATAAAGATAAGCGTGCAATTACATGTGTATTGCGTTCTGCTAAGAATACTAATAATATGCCTTGTCCATTACCAATGTTTATTTCATATTGGGGAACTGATGACTTTATACTTGCTTTTAGTGGTAGTGGTGGTTTTGAAGTAGAACAACCACAATTTATAACCGTATTGTGCCAAAGTGGGCAATGGGCCGTTATACATGGGTTTATGGTGCCTACCACAAGAACTATAAATGGCAAGTCTTTAGAATATGATATTCAATTGGTGCCAAGTGATATTGGAAGTGTGCCAGTCGATAGAAAAGTAAATAACAAAACTTTAGAAAATGACATCATTACAAAATTTATTGTTCATGCAGTTTATAATGGTATTACTATTACTAGTATTGATTATTCTTATCAAACAATTTTAGAAGCATATAATAATGGTGATTATGTAGTATGCCAAGTAAAAAATGGTGACGCGATTGCAGAATTGCCAGTAATTAGTAGTTCTACAACTGGGGGAATTATTCAATTTGGAGATATCATTTATTGGTATGATACAAAAGAATATGTATAGATGTTTTTAGAAGTTGCTAAAACTGGAGAACTTCGTTTTGATATTAGCACTTTATTTACTGGTTTACCTTTAAGTAATTATAATGCTCATTCTCGATTAATTTCTAATGTTATGGACCCAGCTTCTCCTCAAGATGCTGCTACTAAAAATTATGTTGATACAGGAATTAATAATCTTCATACAGAAGTAACTCAAGAAATTGCTGATTCATTCCATGCGAATGATGCGATGCTATTTAAAGGTACGGTAACAAAAATTAAAGGTTTACCAGACACGCATGAGATTGGTTGGACATATAAAGTAGCTGAAGCAGGTTCTTATGCGGGATAGTGGTGTGAAGTTGGGGATACTATTTATTGTATTGCTAATGGAGAAAGTGCTAATGACGCAGATTGGACTATTGTTGAAAATAACAATGAAAATGTCGTTGTGCGCGGCGCTGGCCAAGATAATAGTGGTAAAGCAGTTGGTAGTGAAAAATTACCAGTTTATGTGAATAAAGTGGGTGTTGTTAATCCAATTACTTCATTAGAAATTGGAGAAGTGGCTACATCTAAATTAAGTAAATAGGGTACATAGGATTATATTGAGTTAGCATCTGCCATGAAAATGAGTGCTGACATTAATGCTAATTCACATAAAATAACAAATCTTGCAACTCCAACTAATTCTGGAGATGCTGTTAATAAAAATTATGCTGATACGACGTTTGTTGCTTAGACTGAAAAATTGGTTCATTATGATAAACAAACACTTACTAGTGACCAACAGCAACAAGCGAGAACTAATATTTCCGCAATTGGCGGTACTACTTTAATAGATACAACTAAAGTAAAAGAAACATTGTCTTTAGGGTTAAGTGGTGGTCGTACTTTAGATATTGAACTAAACACAACAGACGCTTATACTAACATTAGTAACTCTGCCAATGATAGTTTGTTTTTTGGTAAAACAACAGCTCTTCCAGAAGGATTATTAGAATTAGACTACGCAAATAGTAAAACTCTTTATCATCAAGAAATTACTGATACTGATGAAATTGTTAATAAGGGTTATGTCGATTCGGTGATGGAAAATGCGGGCGGCGTTGCTAAGAGGTATACTACCATCGTCGATAGCGCAGTTACAGAGGTGCCGTTTAACCATACCTTTACTGATACAACAAAAATATTAGTTTATCAAAATGGTGTATTATTAACGCCAAACGTGAACTACACTGTTAAATCAGATGGAACGGGTATTGATTTTGTAGATTACACAACCAGTGCTGGTGATGTATTTACCTTTATCGGCAAAGATCAAGACGCGGAAACGGCTGTTACGATTGCACAACGCTATACGGTGAACGTAAGTGAAACTACTTCAAGTATTAGCTTCGGCAAAACGATCAATAATACTGAAGCATTAGCTGTTTATCAGAATGGTTTATTATTAACAATCGGCACACATTATGCTATTAAAACTGATGGTACGGGCATTGATTTGAATGGTTACAGCGCTGAAAATGGTGACATCTTTACATTTGTATATGGTGAAGAAACAAGTCCGGCGGCAACTGCCGATGAGATTGTTAGAGGTCGCACGGTAGCGACAGAGGGCGCGAGCACAATTAGCATTCCTATTTCTATTGCTTCTACTACTGGTTTAGCAGTATATGAAAATGGTTTGTTACTTGAAGAAGGCGAACAATATACTGCCACTACTTCCGCAATTACATTAAATGGCTATACAGCTACGGGTGGGGACGTTTATACGTTTGTTAGTAATAAAGTATTAGCGCCACTTAATGTTGCAACAGATGCTTCAAGCGTTTCTTTAAATAGCACGAAGTTTGATAGCATTAATAGTGTACAAGACGCTTTGGAATATTTAAAAGATAATTTAAATACAGGTGACTTTTTACCACTTAGTGGTGGCAGTGTGACGGGTGACGTAACGGTTTCGGGCACAATTAAGGGAGCTAATATTTATTTAAACACTTCATCCAGTTCGACAAGCTTCAATTATTTTATTACCGACAACGGTAATGGGTATGGAATGAAGCGTGTGAGTAAATCTAAGTTATTAACTGCGTTTACTTCTACTACTACAACTACTACTTCTGGTTCTAAAGCACTTAGAAATATAATGTATAAAACAGAAGCTCCAACAGCTAGTGAAGGTGTAAGCGGAGATATTTGTATTGTTTATGAATTATAAGGAGGGATTTGAATGGCAACATATGATTTAACAAGTTCAATTCCTTCAAAAGTAAAAACAGGAGATATTTTAAATTGTCCATATAGCGGTTCTAAAAAATAGATTACTCTTCCTCCTGGAACTTATAAGTTAGAAGTGTGGGGAGCTGAAGGCGGCTATCGTAGTTCGTAGAGTTATAGTGGTAAAGGTGGCTATAGTGTAGGTACGATTACTTTAATAGATAAAACTGTAGTTTATTTATACGCTGGTGGCGCTGGAGGTAATAGTAGTACCAATACTAACGCAGTTGTAACTGGAGGTTTTAACGGTGGAGGTTACCGCTATGGGTATAAAGGCGGTGGCGGCGGCTCAGATGTGCGTATCAGGCAAGACTCACTTTATGCTAGAGTTATTGTTGCTGGTGGTGGTGGTTCGGATGGCGCTGCTAGTAAAAATGGTATGTATGGCGGTGGCACTGCTGGAGGAGCTAGTACGCAAAATTATGGCTCTTATGGTTATGGTGGTGCACAAAATGGTAATACCGCTAGCAGTAGTACATATGTGGCTACTACACAAGGCACAACAAATACTGGTGATAGTTGGTATAATGGTTTTGGATTTGGTGGGTTTGGATGCTATGCATATTCTGGTTATGCTGGCGCCGGTGGTGGCGGCTGGTATGGAGGATGTGGCTCTTATCCAGATAGTTCTGGTGATGATGATAGAGGCGGCGGCGGAGGTTCTGGTTATATTTACACTAGTTCTACAGCTCCTAGTTATCCTGCTGGATGTTTATTAAATAGTAGTTATTATTTAACAGATGCTTCTATGATTGCCGGAAATGCTTCTATGACTTCACCTACTGGTACTACTGAAACTGGACATTATGGCAACGGTTATGTAAGAATTACCGTTATTGAAGCCCAAAGTAGTGATGAAAAGTATGCAAAAATAGATCCTAATTTACCATCTGGCTATACCGCTGTACCTTATTTAAAAGGTACGGGTACTCAATATATAGACACCGGTTTTAAGCCAACTGGATATACTAGGTACGTTATAAAAATGAAAATGAACGCTGCTAGTAATTTAATTGGCATTATGGGTGCTGAAACTGGATGGGGTTCTTTGTCTTTTGCAATGTGGGCGAAACATTTAAGTTATTATAATTCTACAGCTACTAATTAGACATGGGATGTAAGCAATACGACTGATCCAGTGACTTTAGATTTTGATAAAGGAGTATTAAAGAAAAATGGTACAACTGTTTACAGTTTCACTACATCTTCATTTTCTTGCGCCTTTAGTGCTTACTTATTTGGTATTAATAGAAATGGAACATTAACAGAAGCTTGTAATGGATTAAGTATTTATGAATGCGAAATTTACAATAATGATGTATTATAGAGAAAATTCATTCCGGCTAAACGCACTTCTGATAATGTATTAGGAATGTACGATACAGTAAATTCTAAATTTTATACTAATGCAGGCACTGGTACTTTTGAGACTAGCACAGAAACAAGGGATAACTGGAAAAAAATAAGTACTGCATATATAAAAATGCCTTATCAAGTTCCATCAACTTATACTCAATTAAAATATATCTATAGTTCTGGCTCTTAGTATATTAATACAAATTTTAAACCAACTTATAATACAAGAGTGTTAATGGATTTTGAACCAATAGCAGCTTATTCATCCATAGTTGGATATTATGGTACGAGAGATGTTACTTCAGGTACTGCATCTAATCAATTTATTTTATGGAATAGTGGATCTGTGGCATTACGTACTGACTATTTCGGCACAAATCAATCAGTTTCCATTCCAACTTTATTAACTCGGCAAACAGTTGATAAAAATAAAAATGTAACCACAGTCGGTAATACAAAAGTAACTAATACTGCTGTTACTTCTGGTACATGCACAAATGCACTATATTTATTTGCGGTAAATAATGCTGGGTCTGTAGGTTATTAGTCTTAGATGAGATTATATTCTTGCAAAATTTATGACAATGGTACGTTAGTTAGAAATTTTGTACCAGCTAAAAGGAATTCTGATTCAGTAGCAGGATTATATGATACAGTAAATAGTGTATTTTATACAAGCGCTTCATCTACAGCTTTTTCGGCGGGAAGTATTGCTTTGCCGTGGATTGAGATGAAGTCAATGTATGTAAAAATGAATGGATCATGGGTGGAAGTATGAACAAACTAACTTATGGACAAAAGACATCCTTAAAGAAATTAATGGATGATTATTTTAATAATAAAACAAAATTTATTTACGATGGAACATTTCGTAGAGAAAGTTATGCTTATCCAAAAGCAGTAACAACTTTAGATTCGCAAGATGAAATTAATGGTTGTATGTATAAAGGTAAGTATGTTCTTAATTGCGGATTATTTGCGCAAATGGTATGGATGGGCAGAAAGGTCTCTGACTTTTCCGCCCAACCAACTACAAAAATTAATACAGCCTTTGATTGGGGTTATTATTTTGATTTTCTTGCGGCAAGGGCGGCCTATGGCATCATGAAGAACTCTTCTACGTACTACAAAGGCAACACCTACGAGAATGAAAATGGTGAGCGATGCTTCATTACTTTTGACAATGCCGCAGCGATGGCGCAAGAGCTTTATAGAAAAGGTTGTGAGATTCCTTATTCAGAAGCTGATATTGGTGATTTAGTTTTTTATCGCAGTGATAATATCAGTGACGGCGATACTGACGCGCTTGAGCAGAGTTCATTTAGATACATCACGCATGTGAGTATTGTTTATAATAAAGATGAGAATGGTATTATTACATTAATAGAATGCACGAACGCGTTTGCGGCTGCGATCGGCAAGTCTGGACTCGGAGAGGACGTAACCAAGTTCGGCAATGTTAGAGGAGCTGGGTAGGAACAGAGAGTCGTTATGTGTGCTCGGCATCCGGTGGCCTTCGGACTCGCAGGGAACGTGCCTGCACAGTTTGATAAGTATAAAGGAGTGAGATAATTGGTTAAGAATAAGATTTTAAAAGCCATATCAGGAGCTCCTGATAAAATTGAATATTGGGACGAAGAAACTGGATATTTTAAATCTATTACTTATGGAAATAATACTTATTATCCTTTACCGACTAATGGAGAAGAAGGTTAGGTACTAAAGGTGGTAGATGGTAAATGGCGGAGCGGAGAGTTGGATAGTTTAAAGATTGTCACTTGGGCGGGCGGCACGGATGAAGAGATCGTCGCAATGGTGCAGGCGGCAGACGCAGGTCAAATTAACCTAACTGATTATTGGACAGTCGGTGACGAACGGACGGTTCAGCTATCTGCAATGGCAGCAACTGGGGTGGGAGAATCCCATGCGGCGCAAGCAGTAACGCTCGTTCTGATGGATTCGACTTGTACAGGCTTCACGCTTGCATCGGCAACATCTGGCGGCAAGACCAAACCGTCATTCATTGTCGGGCTAAAAAATAGCCTTGCAGAAGCAGGTTACATGAATTCGACAAAGAGCAACACCAATGGATGGTCGGGATGTGCAAGAAGAACGTGGTGCAATGATGTATTCTGCGCGGCAATCCCAAGTACGCTTCGCGGCATTTTCAAACAGTTCAAATGGAAGCAAGGAAAAGGCGGCGGAAGCTCAAGCGGACTTCTTGAGACAACCGACTATTTTGGACTTGCGCCGGAAAAAGCCATATTTGGAAGCGTGTCTTATGCGCAATCGGATGAAGCAGCTCTTTACGCACAATGGAAATGGTATCAAACAGCCTCAAACCGCATCAAAAAACTTAGCGATACAGGTTCTGCATACTCTTGGTGGGAGTGCTCTCCGCGTTCGGGCGGCTCGGATCGTTTCTGTCGTGTCATTAGCAGTGGCAGTGCGAACACTAGCGCTGCGTTCGATACTTATGGGCTTGCTCCGTTCGGCTGTATCTAATAAAAAGGAGATTAAAAATGGCAGATAAATTAGTAAAAAATAAAGTTCTCGCTGCGCTTGAGTCAGTATCAGGGCCAACTGCCACTATGTGGGACGGCGAGACAGAATATTTTAAATCTCTCTAGTTTGGGGGGGGCGATGTTTTATATCCATTGCCATTTTTAGGAGGGAATGGTAAGACGATGGGATCGATTCCAGATGGCTCCATTCTTCAAGTAGTAAATGGTAAATGGCAAGCAGTTTCTCTTGCAGAAGCGGAATCATTAAGTTTTGGTAATGAAACGTTTTAAAGGAGTGTAAAAATTATGGATATAATAAAAACAAATGATAAGCAACTATTAATTAAAAAATCCACCCTTAATAATCTCTCTGATGCGGTTCGCCGCAAGGTAATCGAGGGGGGGGTTCTGATCCTGGCTTATTAACTCCTGGAGAGATGATAGAAGAAATAACTGCATTAGAGTTAGGAAAATCGTCTGGATTATATGCTTGGAAAAAAATTAAAGATGAAACTAAAACTTATACAAGTACTTTAAAAGTAACTGTGGAAATGCAATCGTCAGGTTTTGTTAATCCGCCTGTAGTTACATTAACACCACCCATACCAAATTATACATGTATAGAATCTGATATTATTGGATTAGAACTAATTACAACAACTTGGTCGTCAAATTCGACTAATAGTGCTTTAAAATTTGTTTTTAAAGAAAATGGGAGCTATGAATTATTTTCATGGACTTATTTAGGTACTACAGCCGGATATGGTTGGCAGTTTTTGGGTGGACCAGCTTACGATGTAGATAATCGAAAATGGCATTTGACTGATGGAAATTTAACATGTCCTGAAGCATTAGATTCAAATTATTGGGATCAAAATTTGTTAGGCTCTAAAACAATTACTAAAACTATAGGTGTAGAAACAATAGAGGGGTATGTAGTATCTGACAATTCAGACGATTATCCAACAAATGGTATACATATAGATGGTTTTAAATATGTAAAATTATAAAGGAGCGTCAATAAAATGGCAAAAAATCGTATAAAGGAGAAACTTGATAAACTTTCTCCTCCGTTGATCCTTTCAGGTACTCTTGCCGCCGGATCAACATCAGTATCTTTATCAAACTCTGCTATTACAACAGAATCTTTAATAGATATATATACAGATAATTATACAGTAGCTCCAACAGGTGCAACTGTAGTAGCTGGAAAGATTACTTTAACCTTCGAAGCGCAAACTGCCGCTTTAAAAGTTAAAGTTTAGATAGTAAATGAGGAGTGAATTTATGTAATGGCTGAACCAAAAATAATTAATCAAATTAAAACAAAAGCTAATTTAGTATCTCCTAATTTTTCTGGGACGCCTACTGTTCCTACTGCCAGTTCAGGGACCAATAATACATAGGCAGCTTCTACGGCTTTTGTAAAAAACGCTTTAAATAATTATTCATCAACTGATACAAAAAATACGGCAGGTTCTACAAATTTAACAGGAACTAAATTATATGTTATAGGCGCTGCTTCTTAGGCAACTAATCCACAAACTTATTCTAATTCTAATATTTATATTAGTAATACCAATGTATTGATGGGAGCTGCTTGGAATGACTTTGCGGAATTCCGGTGTAGCGAGGTGCATGAGCCAGGTCGTGTGATTTGTGAAAATGGTGACGGCACGCTCTCCCTCGCGCAGGAAAGATTACAGTCAGGAGCAGAAGTAATATCTGACACTTATGGTTTTGCGATTGGCGAAACGGAGCAATGCAAAACTCCAGTAGCAATAGTAGGAAGAGTATTAGCTTGCCCGAGTGGCACGTTGCGCGTAGGCGACGCAGTTTGCGCTGGTCCGTGCGGCACAGTGTCGGCAATGACGAGAGAAGAGATTAAAGAATATCCAGATCGCATAATTGGCATTGTTTCTGAAATACCTACGTATGAGTATTGGAATGATAAAGTTAAAGTAAATGGTAGAGTTTGGATTAGAATAAAATAAGGCTTGAGTGATAAACTCAAGCCTTTTTTTGTGTTTTAACTTCTGATTCAATTTTAGTTTTAATGTATTCTTCTAAGTCTCCATAAATTTCTTCTAAGTACTTATAAGCTTCATCATTTAATGTTTTCATAATTGCTTGATAAGTTTTTTCAAAAGCTACTTTTTGCGCTTCTTCATCAAAAGCATTTTTATCTTTCAAATTATCAACATAAGTTTGATTAGTAGCAATTACGCAATTAGTAATGGTATCAGAAAGCATTTGGATATATTTTTGTGCTTTTTCATTCTTTTCTGTGGCAGTAATATCCTTAACCTTCTTTCTAATAAATTGAACTAAATAGGTGGTTAAAACACCAAGCAATGGAACAATACATAATTGAAAAATTTGGTTTAATAATTCAATATTCAAAATATTTCCTCTCTTTCTTTTGGTAAATGATAATAAGACCAAACTGAATAAATTTTATTATAAGCTTTTCTTGGTAAATATAATATATCTTTATTTGTAAAAGTTATTTTTTCTCTATTTAAAATTTCTATATTATCTAAATTAACTATTAAGCTTGGTTCAATTAATAATAATTCTGGGTGATTTAACAAATAATTATTTTCTTTACAAAATGATTCATGTAGACATGTACTAAAAAAAGTAATATTATTTTTTAAATGGAAACAAGAGCTACGTTGTTCTATATTTATATATAACAAATCATCTAATATAATTTTTTGATATCCTTCTTTAGTCTTTATAATGCATTTCTTTTGTTTAATACGAGAAAAAGCTATTGCTAAAGCAGTGTCTAATAATGATTTAGTAATTGGTTTCATTAAATAATAACAACTATTTATTTTATAAGAAAAAGAACGATAAAAATCATCTGAATTTAAAATTATTATTTCTGCTGTTGGATTATTATTTCTAATTTGGATAGCTAACTCTTGCCCATTAGTTTCTTTTAAATCTAATTCTAAAAAGTAGATGTCAAATTGATCAAATTGTTTCATAAAATTATCTTTATGATTAAATTGATAAATCTATACTTGTAAATTCTTATTAATGCTAAAATTTAAGACTGCCTGTGTTATTTCATTTAAAGTATATATATTATCATCGCAAATAGCAATTTTATACATATTACCTTTTTTCCCTTTTTCTTTTATTATAACAAAAAATTTTTAAAAAGTCAAATGTGAGTTTTTTGTTAAAAAAGTGATACTATATCTTGATAAAGTATTAAAAATAAAAGTTATATATTATTGAGAAAAAGAAAACTTTAGAAAGGATTTATATGGTTATGTATAACACAAATTATAATGGGTATAGTCCTACCCCTGTTAAGCCTGTGCCAATGGTGCCGCCACAAATAGGATTAAAGGGTAGACCTGTTTCTTCCTTAGACGAAGTTAGAGCCGCTTAGATTGACTTCGATGGTAGTATTTTTATTTTCCCAGATTTTGCTAATAAAAGAATTTATACAAAGCAAATTAATTTAGACGGAACAGCTTCGCTAAATATGTATTGTCTTACTGAAATTCCCACTTTAGAAAGCCAATATGTAACAAAGGAAGAGTTTGATAATACTTTAGGAGATATTAAAATTGCTTTGACTCAACTTGCTGCGGCTCAAGTGCAAACTACGCCGCCAGAAGATGAGTTTAGATTCTAAAAAAGGAGGAAATTAAATGAACGCTAATCCAATGTAGATTTTACAAATGATAAGAAAAGGTGGAAATCCGCAATAGATTATGCTAGATTTGATGTAGCAACAAATGGGAAATACACCAATGGGAGAAAATTTAATTAAATTAGCATAGAATGGTTAGACAGGAGACATTGAAGCAATTGCGCGCAATATTTTTTCTCAAAACGGAAGAGATTTTGATTCCGAATTTAATAATTTTAAAAACACTTTTGGTTTGTAAAAAGGAGGAAAAATTATGTTTAATCAAAATGGTGGATATTCTTTATCCGATATCGCTGCTGCTACTGGTGATAGAAATAACAATGGTGGCTGGGGCGATGGGAATGCTTGGTGGATTATTATTTTATTCTTATTTTGCTTCGCAGGATGGGGTGGAAATAGCTGGGGAGGAAATGGCAATGGAGCCGGAACTAACTCAGTAAGAGAAGAAATTGATGCTGCTAGCTTAAGAAACATGATGGGAGATTTAAATACTAACCTTGCTAATGGTTTCTATAATCTCAATACATCCGGTTTAACTAATGCGGCAACTACTAATGAATATGTAAATGGTGGTATTAGAAGTATTCAAAGTGATATTTGTAATTTAAATACTACTAATTTACAGAATAAGTTTGATATTGCGACTTTGCTCAACCAAATGTCGGCAACTCAAGCGCAATGTTGTTGTGAGTCCAAGTAGCTCATCAACCAGAACTTCGCGGATTTAAACTACAACCTTGCTACACTTGCTTGCCAAAATCGTCAAACTACTGTTGACAATGCTAGAGACATTATTCAAGCAGGACAAGAAAATACAAGAGCAATTTTAGATTTCTTAGTAAATGATAAAATTACAACTCTTACGACTGAGAACCAGGCTCTTAGAAGCGCACAATCGCAGGCTGAGCAGAACGCATATTTGATCGCTCAGTTAGGTCAAAAGGCGCCGATTCCGGCCTACGTCGTACAGAATCCTTTTTCCGCTTACAGCGCCAATACAGGATGCACAGGCTGTAGCTCTACTCTTAGCTACTAATTAATTATTTGGAGGTAAAATAAATGGAAATAACAGCAAATGCTTTATAGACAGTTGCGGCTGGCTCTAATGTAGTATTTACTAATACCGCTGTTTCCGGAAGCCAATGTATGCTTCATCGGGAGGGAAGTGGTTTAGTCACTTTAAGAGGTATTACTAATCAATGTAGAGCTAGATTCAGAGTGACCTTTGGTTGTAATGTAGCCCTTCCGGCCGATACAACTCCAATCACTCCTATTTTATTAGCAATTGCTTTGAACGGTGAACCAGTAGCCGAGACTACTATGATCTCTTCACCAGCGACTGCGGCAACTTATAATGGAGTTAATAGAAGTCTTTTCTTAGATATTCCCGCTGGTTGCTGTTCGCAGTTAAGTGTAGAAAATACAAGTGCCACTTCTGTTTCTATTCAAAATGCAAGTTTAATTATAGAAAGGGTGGCTTAATATGGGAATGAAAAGATTGAAATCTATGAAAAATTGTCTAATGGCGCAAGCAGAAGCGCAGATGTCTCATTTAGAGTGCGTAGATGCAAAAGAATTAGGTGAAGTAATAGATATGATTAAGGATCTTGAGGAAGCTCTTTACTATGGAAGTATAGTTGAGGCCATGGAAGGCGCTAATGAAGAAAATCCAATTAATAACTATTATTATATGGAAAGTCCTTCTTCGTATTATGATAAGGGGAACTCTTCACACACTATGTATTATACGGAGCGTCCTATGAATTTATCCAAAAATGGAAACAATAGATACATGGACTCCGATAAAGAAGGACGGAGTCCAATGTATAGAAAGATGTATATGGAATCCAAGGAAATGCATCATGATACCGCTAAACAATTAAATGATCTGGAAAATTATTTAAAAGAATTGTCAAGTGATATTACCGATATGATTCGAGATGCTTCCCCAGAAGAAAAATAGTTATTATATAGAAAGATTGCTGCTTTGGCAACAAAAATTGAATAGAGTTAAAATAAATGGTGAAGAATGGCAGGTACTTTTAGTATCTGCTAATCATCCAAAATTATATAGGGTCGATGGTTCTTTAGCTATCGGCTCTTGTGATGACATAACTAAATGTATTTATATAAAAGAAGATATGAATGAATAGGATACATTTAAAGTGTTATGCCATGAAATGACTCATGCTGTAATGTTTAGTTATAATGTCGAGTTACCACCAGAGCAAGAAGAATTATTTGCCGATTTACTTGCTACTTATGGTTTAGAGATTATTGAACTCACTAATTACATTTTAAAGGGAGAAAGTTATTATTAACTTTCTCCCTTTTTTTATTTATCATCAGATACTGAAGCATTATATTTTCGACGCACTGCATCAAATAATAAATCTCCTTGATGATTGCCTCCAATTCCATTATAGGCATCATGGTCTTGAATACACTAATTATATTCTTCAGTGGTAATAACATGACTTGGTTCTAATAAAATTTTACAAGTCTGTCTAAATTCTTTGCCTTGCATTGAAAGAATTGCTTTTTTTATACCATCTATATTAATATTCAAAATTTCCATATCAGATTTTAAATCATTATCACCAGTAATTGACTAATTGATGCAATCATCAATTTCTTTTTTTACCTTATCCATGATTTGTTCCTCTAATTTTATTTGGACTTCTTTTTGATGTTTTTGTTCAAGCTCTTGAAAGCGCTTTAATTTACTTATTGCCCATGCTGCTATAATTCCAAAGAGAAAATCAACCCAATATTTTAAGATAAATTCGACCATTAAACTCTTCTCCTTTAGAAACAAATATTTTTACTTTACTGGAACTCTTCATAAATATTGTAAAATAGAATTATTTTATTAACAAGTTTTGTCCTTATTCCCAATTCATTTCTGAATTTTTTTTCTTAATATAATGCGCACCAATACAGATAGCATCACATTCATCTTCTGTAGCTTTTTTATTATATGTATTTAACACGTATTCTTTTGCAGCTCGTTTTTGCTCCGAACGAGTTCGGCCTTTAATTCCTAAAGTTGACCGCCACGTTCCGGGCAGAACCGCCTCCGTCGGCATTTCTAAACTGATACCCAGTTCCCAAAGAATACCAAATACTTCGGCAAGTTTTTTAAAAGTAGATACATTATTTATATGCTGCCCATCCATGTAAATATCTTCAAAGACTAATTCTTGAATATCATAATCCATAATTAATTCTGCTACTTTTTCTCTTATCTTATGGAGCCTCATACCTTCATTATCATCAGTTAAAGTAAAATGTCCATAAGTATACAACTAATTATCTCTATAAACAGACCAGCCTGTCGTACGGCTACTCTAATCTAATGCTAATATATTATTTGCCACTGGATCCAAAACCTCCAGTTCTTTCGCCTCCTGGGGCATCATTTTCGGTGATATAATATTTTCGGATGATCCCTTGCCCTATACGCTCTCCTTTTTTAATAATAATATCCATAGGAGAAAAATTAATATATTGAAACATAATATGACCTTCATTATCTGGATTATTATAATAATCAGAATCCACAATTCCTTCTCCATTAGCAAGTACAAGCCAATGCTTTAGCGGCATAGAGCTTCTTGCAACAAGCTCTAAATATTCATCATCGGCAAGTTGGCATTTAATACCAGTAGGAATAAGAGTAGGCTTAGTACGTAATGCTTTAGTTAATTCTGCCATTTCATCTAAATATTTTGGTACTGTTCCTGTCTCTCCGGTTAACGTTGAAAAAATATCTCCATAGTTAGTTCCATAATTATTCATTATACTACATAGAGTAAAGTAAGAAGGAATAACAATATCTTCGGCAGCCTCAAAGTCATAACCTGCGGCGTGCGCAGTGGCGCGCACCGGCAAATTAATATTTTGGTCTTTATACTTTTCAATTACTTCAAATTTTGCCATTAAAATGTTCCCTCTCTATCTCCTGGTTTATAGTATTCAATTTGAGTTTCTACGTAAGGATCTTTGATGTCATTAACAATTTTTGTTAACGCTACTTTTTGATACTCATCAACTACTTCACCTTTTTGCTTTACTTCCTTGTGTTCATTAGTATATTTTGTTAATTCATATTTATTATTATGTTTTGCTTCTTCGATTAATCTTACTGCTTCTTCTTCACTATCTACTCTATAAGTCTCTACTACACTTACTAAATATTTAGCCATATTATAAAATCACCTCAATATCTATTTTATTTAAATCATAATTATTTTCTAAGCATTTATAAATTTGCGGAATTACTTTTTTATCTGCATAAGCTTTTGAACCATAGATTTTAACTGTATAACAATTATAAATTTGGCAAGCATTTGCAATATCAATTCCTAAATTATCCATATTTGTTTTAATTTTATGTTTTTCGCCTGACTGATCTGTATAATAAATTATTTGATCAAAGCCAAACATATCAATTGCGCAAGTAATCATATCTTATTCTCCTTTAAAATAAACAATTCCTTGAGAATAATCAAACAAATAAAAACACTCAGGACCATTCTCTGTTTTCACCCAAAATTCTAATGCTCCTGGTTCTTCAGATACACCAACAATTTCACCCATATCTTGTAAACATAAAATTACCTCTTGTGCAAAATTATTTAAACAATCTATTTTTAATGGTCCATGTTCAACTACTCGTTCAAAAACAGTATAATATTTAATTTGATTGCTTAAAAGCATGTAATAATTAGAGTGATTATCATATTTATTAATTGCTTCTATTAATTGCTTTTCTGTTGGAATTGCTTCCTTAGGAACGTTTTCCATAATATTTTTATTTAATTCATATAAACTTAATTCACTCATTTGACACTTTCCTTTTTTATTTTATTATATCATATTTTTTGTTTTAAGTCAATAATTCTTTGGTTGCGCGAGCCGCGCATAGGAAGCGTAATATCTCTTTGTGATTCTATATATGGACCATCTACTAAAGTGTCTATAGTAGATAAAATATATTTTAAGGATTTATTGCTATTATTTAATAATTCTTCATAAATATATCCAGTCCATACATAAATTTTTATATGTGGGAAATCTTTTTTTATTTCTCGAATTACTAACTCAGTTAGAAATAAATTTTCTGCACAAAGAGGTTCACCGCCAAGAATTGATAAATTACGTTGAATACCATTAGCAGAAATAGCTTGTTTGATTTGTTCTAATGTTTCTGCTGTAAATTCTTTTCCTGCTTTATAATTCCAAGTTTCTGGATTAAAACAATTTTTACAATGATGAGGACAACCTTGGACCCAGAATGAAACATTTACTCCAGGTCCATTAGCTGTATCGTTTATTTTTAAATCTGCGTATCTCATAAATGAACTATTCTGTCTCGAATTTCCTCCGTTCTTCCGTGATTCCAGAACTGAGAACCAATGTAGCCACACGTTCGTCTAGCCACATTTAATGTTTCATGATTGCAATTTCCGCAATTAGGACAATACCATTCAACATTTTCATCTATTAAAATTTCACCGTCATAACCACACTCTTGACAATAATCAGATTTAGTATTTAATTCAGCATACATAATATGCTCATAAATAAATTGTATTACTGTTTCGACTGCTTCAATATTTCCTTGTAAATTAGAAGTTTCTATATAACTTATTGCCAAAGGTTTTTTGCTTGTAATTTTTCTTTAACAATAGCCTGTAATCGTTCTTTAGTTTCTATTGGAAGATTTTCAGTAAATTTTTGTTTTTTATTTTGTTCAGCTTGATTTGCAAACTCTCCGAAAACAAGTTGCTCCGCATAATATCTTTTATAAACCGCCTCTTCGAGCGTTTTAGTATATCCTAAATGGCAACGAATAGAATTTTTTCTAATTTCAGGATCGTATCTATTTCTATCTTTTCGGTATGATACTCCGATAAAATTAGAGGTATTATTACTCATGAAGGATTTATTTTGAACGTTTTCACTTTGTTTGCAAATTCTTAAATTTTGCTTGCGATTGTCTTTAGGGTTACAATTTATATGGTCTATGACAATGTCTTTTTCAACACGATTATCAAGCCCCAAAATAACCCAACTCAATTCTCGCTGGGTTTTTTGTGCGGGTAAGCCGGTTACTATATGTCCATGGCTAAATCTCCATTTATGATATTTCACTTTTGGTAAATCTTCAGAGTCAATTATAAATTCATCAATTTTCTCTGAGGTAACACCATCATATAACCCGCCATAAGCAATGTCCTGTTCTATTCTATATTCATTTAAATCATTTTGGGTTCTAGGACAATTATCTAAGAATTTTCCATGAGAATGTAACTGATGCATATGCTTAGAGCATAAAGTATATCCGCCTAAACGGATTTTTTTATTTACTGTTCTTCCACAAATTTCACAATTATACATATTTTTTCCTTTCGACTATATCTTCTAATAGCGGGATACCTCCGCTTCATTAGCTGTGCGCTTCCTGATGTGATAAAATCACCAGTACAATTAGTCTGTACACCTTCTTTATTAAATAAAATAATAAAGCTTGGCACGGGATTTCCAATTAAGTGTCCCCCGTTAGCTTAGACTTATATAAATCTAAACACCGTTTTTTCTTACGTTCACACAGTTTCAAGGTGGCTATTTTAAGTTATATTGAAATTTAACCACCTGGACTTAATTCTTGAAATTCTGCTTCAAATTCTAACTTAGTAAAAGCATCTATTTCTTCAAATACAGGTACGTGGTAACTATTGGTTATGTAGTCTCGATCCTTTCCATCAAGTTCAATAAATATATCTTTACCAAATCTATTTTTTAGACATTTAGCAAATTTATAAGTAGTGCTTTCAATAGGAGAACCATAAACACTATAACTAATATTTTCAGCTTCTCGCCATTCAGCACATTTGTCATTTAACTTTTTCATCACTGCTAAGCCAAATTCTTTTCCGCCTTTAGTATGACTTTCTCCAGTCATATATTTTACACATTCATATAAAGCAGCATATCCAAGAGATAAAGTTGAATAATTGTTATGTAATAATTCATGAATACTAGCTCCTTGCGGTAAACGAGCTAAAGCTCCATATCTCCAAAGTATTGGTGATACATCAGCATTAGCATGGCTTAAACGTTCATGTCGTGCTTGAAGTGCTCTATGACATAACTCAAGACGCTCATCAAATAATTTCCAAAATTTATCAAAATCACCTTTTGAAGAAAAAGCTACATCAGCCAATGAAATTGTCACTACACCTTGGTTAACAATTGTTTTATATATTACTATATAATTTAGACTATCTCTTCTATTAATTTTAAGAACTTTTGAACTTCTTGTTGCTATTCTTTTTCATTGGTTAAAACGATTAGTCCAAAATTAATAGCGAAGCGCTTCGGATGGTGATAAAATCCATCCTACTGGGTTACATTCATCACCCATAGTCGTTACACCTTCCTAATAAGATATTTATTAGGCTTGGCACGGTATTGTCCCATAGGGAGTTCACCGTTAGCAAAATTTTTATTTTAATTTCACACCGCTTTATCACGCGTTCACTTCGTTTAATGACGCCCTAATTTTAGGTGTAATTAAGCGTCCATAATACTTATGGTTCTCTGGATCAGGGGTTAAGAAACTTCTACACCCCATACATGGGTATACATCACCCTTCAGCTTAAGCATTACTTTTTCAGAAATATAATCTGGAACCATACGTTTTGCTGTACATTTAGCTGCCAATTCAGTTAAATACCAATATTTAGTATCTTTATGGATATTGTCTTTTTCAAGAACATAAAGTAATTTAGGAAAAGCAGGAGTGATATAAACTCCTTTTTCATTTTTAAAGCCTTGAATTCTTTGTTTTAAAAATTCTTCAATTAATAATGCTAATTCTTCTTTATACTCTTTCGTTTCACCTAAATACATATAAACTGATAAAAAAGGTGCTTGTCCATTTGTATTAGTCATTGAATTAGTTTGATAATTAAAGGTTTGAACAGAGTCAGAAATTTCTTTTAAAGTATCTTCCATAGCATATTGTTCATAATCTTGTTTAGAAAGGCCTCTCTTTTTATATTTCTCTATATACCTTTTCTTACTTTCTCTTACAAAGGGAGCGAGATGAGTTAAAGAGATAGTAGCGCCGCCATAAGAAGATGAGGTAACTGCCGCAATTATTTGAGTCGCAATAGTTGTAGCTGTTAAAAGACGATGTGGTTTTTCAATCATAACTCCATTAACAACAGTTCCATTTTGAAGCATATCTTCAAGATTAATAAGTTCACAATTATGTAAAGCATTTTGCGCAAAATAATCAGCATCATGAAAATGAATAATCCCTTCGTCGTGTGCTTTTACTATATCAGCATCTAATAAAAATCTTCGAGTTATATCTGTACTAACAATGCCAGCCATATAATCTCTCTGAACTGTTGTTCTTTTGGCGTTTTTATTAGAATTTTCATTATTCCAATAGTCACTATCACCTTCAAGTAACTCTTTAATAGATTGGTCAGTTGTATTAGATTGTCTAACCAATTCTTTCTTATATCTAAAACGAATATATGCGCGCGCTACATCTTTTCGCTCTGAGCGCATAAGAGCGTCTTCGATTAAATCTTGTATTCCTTCTACTGTTAATTCTTCTTTTGGATTATCTAAATAATATTGTTCTATTTCATCAGCAATATCATTTGCTGTATCCGTTTCATATAATACTTTATCTACTTCTAAAAAAGCTTTATTTATTGCTGTGATAATTTTATCTTTATTAAAAGGTTCTAAAGTATTATCTCGTTTCTGTATATATAGCATAAATTTCCTCCATTCTATATTTTGGGTATTAACATATATATATGAAAAATCTTTATACTAAATTAATTAAAACTGTCCTCGAGTATGCGGTCAATGGCAACAAAAAATTCTTGAGGCGTCTCATTTGTTAGTTCCACATAATCGAAGTCTAAATCTAAAAAATCTATTTTATCAGTTCCATAGCGTCGTATAATTTCTTCAATATTTGGTTCTTTTTCTCTTTTTAATTGCCTTATTAGTCGTTCTTTATCAGAAACAGTAATATAATATACTTTTAAATCAATATTTTTATGTTCTAATAAATTATAAATGCCATCGGGATTAAACACTCCAATATTAATTTTTTCTTCGTCTAAGTCTTGGAACCGTGTTCCATAAGCCCAATTATTGAAAACAGTAGCTTCCATAAAAGCATCTTCTAATAATTCATTAGCAAATTCATCGTTAGAAAGAAAATGATAATTTACACCATCAATTTCGTTCTCTCTAGAAGGGCGAGAAGTGCAACTAATAATTTCATGGAAATTTTTATTTGATTTAATCAATTCTTTAAGCATGCGGTCTTTGCCTGCGCCACTTTTACCGATTAGCGCAATAATTTTATAACTCATAAAAGAGAAAGCCCTCCTGTAATTGTGTCAATTTGTTCATCTTCTAATGGTTCAAAAGCAAGACAAGTATATGTATGTTGCTGATGGAATTCAGTTAAACCGTAGTCTTCTACTAAATAAACAATATAACCTTGTTCTAATCCTGCTTCATAAATATCTAAAAGCTCTTGTTCAGAATCTACTCCTAAACAAATTTTAGTTTGTAAGTTATTTTTATACCAATTAGCATATTTTTCTTTTTCAAACATATCAAGCGCAGTAGTCATTGCCCCAAGAACCGCATGACCAGCTTGCGCACACATTTTACCTTTGCGCATTCCTAAATCTTTACGCATTACAATTATCATTTTCATTATTGTACCTCATATCTTTCACTCGTTACAGTAATTCGACCTTCATTATCAATACTTGTAATTTTCATTAATTGATGTCCAACTGTACTTGCATATTTTTTCACAATAAAATCATCACCAGAGCGCATGCCATTAACAATAATCATTTCTCCACGATTAAACCAACTATTTTCTTTAACTTTTTTTGTTCCATCTGGCTGTTTTTCTGAAATACGTTTATCAAATAAAGAAAAATATTCTTTTCTAAATTTAACATTTACAACACCAGTAGTGGTTAATAAAGTAACAGTTGCTTTACTTTTATTTTTAGAAATACAAGTTCCTGCTATTTTATCAAGTTTATATAATGGAATAGTTTTTCCACCACGCTCAAAAGTCTTTTCTACTATTGGCTCTGAAGAAAGTTTAAAGAAATCTTTTATTCCATAATAATTTTCTTGAAGATTTTTTAACTCATGATCATGATAATAGAAACACATAGTTTTCATCTCCCAGCGAGATATATTTCCTTCATCGCCATACTTCTCCCAATCTTGTTCAAAAATTAAAGTGTTTAAATTATCTAAAATCTGTTGTTTATTTTCGCTAATCCATATTCTGAATACATCCATCCATTTTTGATAAACCTTATCCCATATTTTAGCATTTAATGTATTATCCTCTTGTATTAAATTAACCTTATCTAATTCAGCAAGAAAATCAATAGTACGCTCGTTCATAATATAATTAGTTGTTCCATTAATTTTACAACAAGCTTTTAGATATCTATTAAATTCATAAACACGACGAGCCATTGTTTGTTCTTCAGTTTGTTCTGGTAAAAGATTAAACTTAATTAAACTTGCCATATTTTGTAAGTTTAAATTACTTTTCTTATCACAAGTTTCCCAAATATACCAAACCATACAAGCCCTACGCTCCATCATTGAGTCAAAAGCTCCACTCTTAATTAAAGAAATCATAGATTGTTTTTTTGGCTTTACTTTTCTTAAAAAATCTTTTGGAGATTTATAAGGTCTATTTTTAATAATATCAGCAATAATTTCATCACTTACATTTAATAAACCTTTTAAGCCAAACATAATTTGATTATTTTCTACATCGGGTTTAAAACCAAAACTAGATTTATTAATATCAACTAAACTAACTTTAATACCTGCATTAATTACATCACCTAAAGCTTTTGCCACTTTACCATAGTCTGTAGAAACTTTTCTTAATTTAGTTTGTCCATCTGGCGCATCTATATAAATAACACCATCAGCTATATCATCTTCACCTTCAAATATATCCACTTCTTCAAGCTGTTCATTATTTTCTAATGAACCGCTATTGACAATTAAACAAGCTGTATTCCAATAGATAGGATTAAATTGTGTGGCTAAAACGATCGTTTGGACACCGACGAAAGAATACGGAAGTGAATGATTTTTTGAAAAAGCATCAATTTTTCTCTAATATTTCTATTAGAATTGGACTATCTTTTAATTATTTGTTTTAAAATAAATAATCATACCGTTTCGGTTTTCATAGGCTTCGTTTCCTAAAACCTAGCTACGTATCAATAGTAGCCCTACTCCCAGTCTAACCCGGGATAGTCTCTACAAACTTACTATCTTAATGGATAAGTTAAATCTTCATGATGATGTCTAATTCCTAAATTAATTTTTCTTATTGTTTCATCAGAAGTTCCAACCAATTGAATTATTTCTTTTTTTGTATAATCAGTATTTAATAAATAATCAATAATCAATTCAGCCTTATAATCTTGTGGAGTAATTTTTCTAATAGGATATTCTCCTTTGTAAAATTCTCCATGACGTAAAGTTCCATAGTTAAATTTTTTAACAGTAGATTGTGCTATTGAATATTTATCAGCTAATTGGGAAAAGGTTAAAATAGGTTTCTATAAATCTTCAATTAATAAATCATATAAATCCTTGTCTAATCTATATGAACATAATGGATAAATTTCTTGCTCATCATAAAAAAATCTTCCATTGTTAATATCTGAAATAAAAGTTTTAGAAACACTATATTTTTTACAAATATCATCATATGGAGTTTTTTCTTTGATCATTCGTTTAATGTCAGTAATTTGTTCTTTATTTAGTAAAGATTTTTGGTATCCATTTCGGCCACCTTCTAATACATTATATCCATTTTCTGAAATTAAACTATGCTTTTCTTTTATCCAATAAATTTCTCTATCATTTACTTCTTCTCGACTAGCATTTTCTAAAGTTTCTAATATATCAATTGAAAAATTTTCATATCCATATTTTCTAAAAGCTTTATGAATAATATTATTATAATTTACGCTTTTACTATTAAAAGCATTACTTTTATGTTCTCGAATACGTCGTTCAATATTGTTTGTTTGACCGATATAAATTTTTCCATTGATTAAATTAGTATAACAATAAATATAATTCATTTTCATTTTTCCTTTCAATTTAAAAAATTCAGAGGAAAAATAAAATATTAAGATAATCTTTGTCACGGGATTGGCATATATAATATTTTCCTCTATTATACTTAGCTTTCCCCGTTAGCAAATTAATCAAGAATACCCAAATTTTTGGTGATTAATTTACCCCTGCGATAACAGGTTAGGTATGTAAGGGCATGACTTTTCGTTTACCCTAATGACGGCGCTATCGCGATCTCCCAGACATAGTCAGCCGTTTCTTTATTAGGAATGTGTTCATAAACCTCAGCTTTTAAATCTGGAATTTGATCCATTTTCTTTTTTGCTACAATTTTACGCGCCGCATTTGCTCTTCCTAAAGTGAAACCTGCGATATCTTCATCCATAAGAATTTCCATCATTTGCTCTTGTAACGGCACGCAACCAAAATAAGCATCACAATGTTTATGTAAAGCTGCTCTCGTTTTATCAGATAAATGATGTTGCTTCATTTCATTATCAAAAACTTGGATACCTTGTTTCTGAATGCGCACGTACCTGTCTTGTTGTGACTCTTTGCCCGATTCGCTCATAAGACGCATCATAGCATTTGCCGCAGTCATTTCATATACATCTTTTGGTTTACATTTTTTAGCAATAGCTAAGCCTGAACTTTCGTTAAATTGAAATACGTCAAGAATATCTCCTGCTTCAAGATGTTGCCAAATTTCTGGTTTAGTTGTATCCATTGCTTCTGGATGCAAATATTTATTATACAGATTACGCAATGAATCTTTTTCAATTACATTTTCATCTTCTAATAATTCTAAGCATTGGATAATTTTATCACTAACTTCAGTTACTAAGAAGTCATATTTGGTATCTCCCCCATTTTCTGCCGCATGGAGATCAAAACAAGTAACCAAGTCGCCTCCAGGAGTTTTCATAAAAGAAGCGGTTTTAAATGGATCATTATCATATAAAATAACACCGCTAGCATGAGTAGAACGTTTATTAATAAGTCCATTAATGCTCATAATAATATCTAATAAGCCAGGATATTTATTTACTTCTTTTATAAAAGCTGATACAGGATTTCTTTTCTTTTCTTCATTACCATATACGACATCTTTTATATCCCATAAGAATCCTCTTTCTTGTGGAATTAGTCCTGACATATATTGAGCATCTTCGATATTAATTCCTGCTGGAAACTCATCAGATCGATATCCTCTACAGTTATGGACAAGGGTATTATTCACAGAAAAGTTGCCATGAGGCATCTTTAAACAATATACGATATCTTCTGTTTCTTCTGGAATATAAGTTCCTTGTATCTTAGTTTTTAAATATAATTTAGAATTATAAATTACCGGAACGTCAATGCTTCGCATACATTCAATAGGAAATTCTAAAATTTGAGAGAAATCTTTATTAACATATTTGTAATTATATAAATATGTAGCATAATTTCCATATAGTGAAATATTATAACAATCACATCTGTCAGATCGATTTAGACTTCTTTTTTCAATATCAATACTTGGATTAATAAAATTTCTATGTAAAATAAAAATCATATCATCAGCAAGTCTTTTAGATACAGTCGTTCCTTTGGCTTGACGATCCCCCAAATCTTCAGAACGAGCATATCCATCTCCTAAAAACCATCCTTTAAAAATTTGAAGTTGTTTTTTAGGGTCTATATAACGTAAAATATCTGGTAATTTTTTATCCCATTGAGTTAAATAATGATAAGAATTATCAGATCTTTTTTCTTTCCAAATTCCTGTGTTATCAAATAACTGTAAAAAGAAATTGGCAAGTTGGGAAGAAGAATATGCAATAGTCCTTGCAGCGGAGCTATCCCTATCGGTTATACAAGCATTGTCTAAAGAAAATACTTTCCACATTAATTCAATAATTCTTTTTGTTAATGCCTCTTCTTTTTGTTTTATTGTAAAACTTACCGTATTATTAGCTTTATTAATACTTCCTTCGGCTAGCCAAATTCCCACTAATTCACAAAAATCATTTGAAATTGGGATATTGTTATTTATACCGATTCCAAAACGTTGATAAAAATTATTTTCCCAATGAATTTCAGCTATATTATTAACAGTATTATCAATTAAAGTTAATCCATAATAATTATCTCCGATTTCTTTTGCGGGAACCCATTTAGGAGAAATTTTTTTACAATTTCTTCTTCTCACATCATAAAATTTATTTGTAGAAGGTAAATCTTTAATTTCAGGAAATAATGTTTTAAAAGTATTTATATCAACATTATCGCCTTCCGTTCTTCTAGTTCTTTTTATTGCAAGAATTTCATGATCTGAAGTACAGTAAAAATTTTTTACTGTAGAATTTTTTGTCTTGATACAATAGGAAGGGGTTCCTGTAAAAATTGTAGGAGCAATAACTTTTTCATATCCTTCAGAAGTTTTTACTAAATCTCCGGCTTGAATATCTTCAATATTTTTATCTCCATTAATAGTATTTACTTTAGTGCCTTTTTTGAAACACGCAGTAAGGATTGCCGATTTAGTCCCTTCAGTACCAAAAGTAGCCACTTGTACTAATCCATATCTTCCTCTTTCTTTACGAATTGCTTCAAAAATTGCTGGGCGTTTTGACGGTGCGAGGTCTATATCGATGTCTGGAAGCTCCACACGTTCTTTATTCAAGAAACGCCAATACGGCAGCCCCCAACGAATTGGATCTAATTGAGTAATACCCAATAAGAAATTACTTAAAAAACCTGTAGCTGAACCACGTCCAGGACCGACAATCGAGCCGCATTCCCAAAATAAATCAATATAATGTTTAAATGTATTAAAATAAGCAAAAAGGCAATCTTCTAATTGTGTTCCAATATATTTAATAATGTCAGCTTCAATTTCAAGTCGTTTAATATATTCAGGATTTACTAATTGTTTATTATTTAATTCATTCCAACATTCGTTTACCCAATATCTTTCTTGAATTTCATCTGAAATAAATAGTTGAGATAAAACAGGATAATTTATTTCATCAATTATTTTACTTAATTTTGGATAATTTTTTACCGTTACTTTTGGAATAATTTGTTTTCTAGCTAAATCATACTCTTGTATTTTATCATAAATTTTATTATTATTAGACATAATTGTATGAACGATATCTAAATCATTAAAACTTAAATTCAATAATCGTTCACATTCTTCAAAATCCATAAGATGAGCGTAATGATAAAAAGCATCAACTTCTCGTTCGCCATCTTTTGAATTAAGATATGCTGTGTGCATTGGACGCTCTTCTGCTGTTAAATAATGCGCATCAGTACCAACAACCATATCAATGCCATAAACTTGTGCTACCTTATATAATTGTTGATTTACAATAATCTGATCTTTGAAATCAGATGGCGCGCATTCAATAAAAAAATCTTGCCCAAATACATCTAAACAAAATTCAATAAAATCAATAATTTTTTTATAAGTAATTTTAGCTTTTTGCTTATCATCTTGTTTTCTTGCTTCAACTAATTGCAGTAATAATTGAGATAATTCTCCACCAATACAAGCAGTTGTAGCAATAATATGACCTTTATATTTTGACATTACTTGCTTAAGTTCTGTTTTTAATAAAGGGACACGCTCCATTTTTCTATCTGTATATATGTTATCCCAAGCAATTGTGCTCATTTCTTTTAATGCTTTAAAACCATATTCATCTTTAGCAATTAAAATAAAATGATAATATTTTTGCCCACGATCTCTATTGTCTGTTAGATAAATTTCATTACCTAAAGCAATTTTAAAATCTGGATATTTTTCTTTTATTTTTTTAGCGTATTGATTTACTTCCATTGCAGCACTTAAACATTCATGGTCAGTAATTGCTATTCCACAATACCCTAACTCAATAGCTTTATTAATCAAATCTTTTGGATGATTAATGGAGTCTATAAGTCTTAGATTAGAGTTAAGAATAATGAGTGTGTGAATGTATTTCAAAACGTTTTATACTCATTATGTTGGCAGCACCTCCTTTTTGATTATATTATATTATATCATATTTTATATAATAAATCAATTCTTTCGTCTTAGCCAAAATAAATTAGTTCCTATTTTTTCTTTATCCCAAATAAACCAAGCATATGCTTGTGCTGAACTTTGTTTTGGTTTTTCGCCATTTTTCCAACAATTAATCCTATCAACATATTGATAAATGCTTGAAGGTGGATTTACTCTAAAAATATTTTCATATCGATCTTTTCCTTCAAGAGTTTGTGTACGTCCTAGCATAATTACAATTGGAGCAATTTCTAAAGCTCGAATCATAAAACCTTCAATGCAAGAATAAGGCGGATTCATAATAATAATATCAGCCTTGTTAATAGGATATTCATCACTAAAAAAATCATATTCTTTTCCAGTTAAACAATTAGGGCGACCTCTGTCAATAATATCAGTTTTAATAATTTTTTTAGGTGCATAGTTATTATTTATACAATAATTTTCTATCCCCTGCACCATATGTCCACCGCCTGCGCAAGGTTCAAGAATAATTTTATTATTTAAATCTATTTTTAAAGTTTCTAATATATTTTCTACCTCTGTTGTTGGAGTAGCATAGTAATCTAATGCTTCTCGTTCTTTATTTTTTTTATCATAACCATTATATAATCCATTAGTTGTATAAAGTCCCATAATAATCCTCTTTATTAAAATCAATTTGATAATCCATTGTAAATTCAGTTTGATAATACCGTTCTAATAAATCTTTCCATAAATAAAATAATGGTCGATACTCTGGAGGCGTCCATGGCTCTGACAAACAAAGAATAAGTAAATCAGGCTTAGGTAATTTTTCTAAATCATAATCTAATAAATCAAATTGATAATTGATTAATCCTTCATATTTTTCTTTTTCTTGACTAGAACTAATATTTTTTATCCAAGTATATGTATTTAAAAAACCATGTCGCGATATGTCATATACCCAATTTCCACAATTTAAACTTTCAGATTCTTCTGTTTTTAAACCATAGCCGCAATCATGATGATGGTCTATATTATAAACATTCATTTTTTCTCTTGGTAAATATTTATTAATAGCAGCATGATTTTCTATAAAAATTATATTTTCTTTTGATATTTTTTTAATAATTTCATATAACCATTTGGTTAATCGTTGATAATGAATTAAATCAGCATTTAATAATTGCATCTAAGGAAAACTGCGCTTTAAGTCATCCCAAGAGAAATTTGGCACCATATTATTATATAATTGAATGCATGGCGCCATGATTATATCAAAATCTATTGTTACTATATTTTTCATAATATTCTTTCTCATTTTCAGGCGTAAGTAAAAATCGAGTAGTCGTTAATTGTAAATCTTGAATTGTATATTTATTTTCATAAATATAAGGTATTCTAATTAATGGAATATGATAATCAAAACAATATTTATTTTTTATTAAATCATTATCATGCGTTTTATAATAAGTGTCTTTAAAATGTCCAATTTCAAAATGTTGAATTCCATCATATTCAATTATATAAAGTAAAATATTATTATTGTAAATACCAATATCAAAAGATAAATTACTACTTAATTCCTTAAAGCTAATTTGTTGTTTATATTGTATATTCATATTATCTAAAATTTGACAAATTTTGCTTTCATTAAAGCTATTCAAACAACCACAACTTTTAGTATCGCCATTTCTTAAATAATCACCTAATACAATAATATTTTCTCTTCCGCATTTTGTACAAGTACAATTCCAATAGATTCCTGCTCTATTATTTTGAGGTTTCTCTTCTTTTGTAGCAATGCGATTTACGTAAAGGAAACCATAAGTTTTACCTTCTTCATGTTTAATATTGGCTTGCCGTATTTTTTCCATACGAATACAACCACAATTGGTAGTATGGCCCGCTCGTAAATGACTTCCACAAACATCTTTAATTGTTCCACAAGCGGTGCATTTACATTTCCAATAAGCTCTGCCATTAGCTCTATTTTCTGCTCGTTCTATTACATGCCAATAGCCAAAATCTTGACCGGTTAAATCAATTAATTTACTCATAAATACCTCCTTTTTTATTTTCTATTATATATGAATTTTATGAGCAGTATTTCATATATTTATGACCGGTGTTAATTTAAAATTAATACTAATTTTTCAGAAGCTCTTGTACAAGCTGTATACATTGCTCGTCGATGTTCTATTTTATCATAAGGAAAATTTTCTTCCATTACTAAAACTTTATTCCATTCACTACCTTGGGCTTTCCAATAGGTCATCGCGTACGCATAAGCGAAATCATAAGGCGGATCAATAAACACTTGTTTACTTTTCTTAATCTGCGCACTTTGTCTTAATGTTAAAGATTTTTGATTATTTAATAAAGTGTTATAATCAATAGGCATATTACAAAAATAATCTTCTTCATCTTCCAATTTCATAGTTGTATACATATAATCTATTGGCTCAGAAGTAATGTATCGAGGAAAATATTCTTTTTTTATTTTAAAATTAGTAATATATCCAATAGAACCATTTGTAAGAATATTCGTTTTATTTTTAGATAAATACTCCCAATGATTAGATAAAGATACAATTTTATCTCCTACTTCAGGTGTAGATCCAAAACCTTTATACTGACGCATTAAAGCATTAATATTATTGCGAGTCGCATTAGTAGCGCAAAGAATTTGATCAGCCCAGCTATATACACCTGACACTAATTCATTTTTTGAAAGAATTTTTACTTGTTTATTTGAACAGTTAAAATCTTTTATATCATGCCCTTCACGCACCCACATAGATAATCTAATAATTTCACTATCTTGCGCTTGACGCATAATTTCATCAAGGAAAATATGCGGTTTGTCGAGCGCATGGTTGTCGTCTTCGGGATTAATTGGAGGTAATTGTTTATATTGTTTAGGAAAAGACGCAACTCTTTTCCCCATAGGGCTTATAATTTCTTATAAGAACAGACTATATCTTCTATGTTGGCTGTTTCGAGAATCATTAGCTTATTCTCTACTCTACTTCATATTTTTTACTAAATATTTTTCGATAGTCGTTGAACTTTTTTCTTTAAATATTTGTTGGAGTATTTCTTCTAAATTATCTAAATCTATATAAGAAAATCTAAATAATTTAATATTATTTAATAAACAAAAATCATTTTTTTCTTGATCTCTTTGTTGAGTTAAATAAAAATTTTCAATGTTATTATTATGTAAAAATGGGATATATTCAAAATGTTGTTTACCATCAAATTCAATAGCTATTTGTTCTTCTGGCAAAAAGAAATCAAAACGTCTTTGTGGTAAGTCAGAAAATATAAATTCTTTTTGATAATCTATATTATTATTCTTTAAAAAAGTAGTAATTATTACTTCTCCTTGAGATTTTTTATAATAACAAATTGGGCAATATTTTTTATTATGTCGATAAATAAATCTATAAGGAGATAAAGAAAATGTTGTATCACATTTTTTATGCTTAAAACGAATTGGAGTATCAGTTGTAATATATTCTTCCAAAACTTCATACTCATTTAAACAAGTCTCGCCTAATTGTGATAAAAATTCTTCATTAGACCATTTTTTTGTTGGACAACAATTACATCCATAAATATGTTCATTAATTAATCTACTAGGAGATTGTTCAAATTCGCTATTGCATTTTTTGCAATAAAATATACATTTTTCTTTCATTTTACTATATCCTGAACGATATTCATATGGTTCAGGTGTATTATCTTTCACCCATTTTTCATTATACAAAGCCGGTTTTGCTCCATTACAATATGGACATCCACTTCGTTTACTAATAATATCATGAACATTTTTTTGAAAAGTATTTCCACAGATAAAATGCTTCATTAACACTTTTCCATGAGCGCCAGGATATGGACTCAATAATTCATAATTTTCGCCTAAGCGCTCAAATACATCTTGTTCAAATTGCTCTTGTGTTTTTCTTTTTCCCATTCATATTTTTATCCTTTCTTTTAATTTCATAAATATTTAAAGAAACTTAGCTGCGGGTTGTCCAATGTCGCCCAATTTTTACCTATATCTCCAACATTACTTTTCGCCCTTAAAATATCACTATTTTAAGTTGGTATGAGCAACCTCTAAGGATATCCCCGCAATTAAACCAATTTTTTTAAATCCGACCCATTTCCTCCTAGTTAAGCCGGATCTCCGCAGGCTATCACGTAAACTCCATGGCTGAGTAGCCTATCCCACATACCTTTTGGGAGCATAGAACATTCATCTAATACTATGACTTTATATTCTAAAGAACCCGGAGGATTAGGAATAAAGAAAAAAGTTCCATCGGATTTTTGACGAGCAGTATAAAGAAGCTTATGCGCTGTCATAGCGTTTGGATTACCTTTCTTTGAGAGGACCGTGGCCGCTTTGCCTGTGAATGCCACATAAGCAACATCTTTCTCCGGATTAAGGTCAAGAGCTGCTATGATGAATTTTACAAGTGTAGTATTATGCGTTACTATATAATCATTAGTTAAATATAAATGTTCATCATTTTCTACATAAATACAAACCATTTCTGCTTCTTCTTGTAAAGGTTGAATATCAATAATAGAAATTTTATTATAATCTTTATGTTTATGAAATTCTTTGGCTTTTTCCGCTATATCTTTTTTTCTCTTTAAGCGAAATAATTTATATTTTTCTTCATTTGGAATATTAATATTTAACCCATAGCAGATTTCATTTGTATATTTTTCATTACGATTATCTTCAGTTATTGTAGATGCATATCCTAAACTATATAAAATTTCTTGTAAACTTTGAACTAGTTTAATACTTGTCGAAGTAAATCTTATATTGAAACGATTTTGATCATGTTGACTAATTGAGCCATCTGTATCTAAGAGGCCTTGGATTAATTCTAATCTTTGTTGTATACTTCCTAATTTATACTCTGGAGGTATATCTTTTTCTTGAGCATAACATAACAAATATTTTTCATATGGTTGAAAATAATCTATTGTTTTTGGTTTTTTTCGCTCTTCTATTCTATTAGAATTATTCCATTTAACTGTTTCCGTATGTTCAATCCATTCAAATGTCCAACTATAATTATTTATAGAACTTTTATAAGGAATTGCACCAATTATTTCTCCAATATTTTTAGGAATTTCATCAGTTTCAGAAGATAGCGTTAAATATCTTTCTTTGCAACATCCATCACCTAAAAATACTCCCATCATATAAGGATCAATAATAAATTCTTGCTTAGGATATTCTACAGCTTGATTATTTGGAATTTTATATTTAAATCCACTAGAATTTCTTAAGCCACTATTTAACATTTCTTGTGTTGTTTTTGTATTTAAATTACCTCGACTGGTATAGTAACTCCATAAATGATCATCAGCACAAATAGTTTTTCGTCCATCAGCTAAAGTAATTTCATATTTTTTTCTTTTTCCTTGCGGATATATGCCTAAAACTTTAGTTGGTTTACCCAAACGATCAAAAACATAATCACCTATTTTTAATTCTCCTATTTTCTTTTTTCCGTTTGGAGTCGGTATAATTGTTTCTATTGGTTGCGCCTTGCCCGCACCCGCATAACCGCTAATTACGGTATAAGGTTCTCTATTATGGTATCGCTCAACCGCAATGCGCAATCCTTCTTGCTGACGTATAGTTAATTCCATATTTTTCTTGCCACCTCGGTTGCGCATTCATTACATAATTCTATTTCTGTTGGAAGAACTTTATATTCTGTAAAACTTTTTAAAATTTGACCTCGATATTCAACATTCCATCCTGTCCAATCTTCTTTTGGTATTATATATTTTGTTAATTTTTTCTCTTCTCTACATTTATCACAAACTATCATTAATCATGCTCCTTCATTACTTCGTCTAAAATTTGTCCAAAACGCATTATATCTCTTTGAGCTAAATCATTTGCTTTTGCTCGAGCTTCTATACGAGAACCGCCATTCATCATTAAATATTCTTCAGCATCATATTGAGCCAATTTCATTCTTACAAATTGATATCTATATACTAAGCTATCATAAGCATATCCATTACAATGTTTTTGTAATTCAGTATATTCTTTTATCATTTCATTTAAACTATTTATTTCAAGATATGTTTTTCCATTATTGGTTAAGATATCTAATTTCTTTTTCATCTTCACATTTCCTTTCTATCTATTTCTTCTATATATATTATATCAAATTTTATATGAAAAGTCAAAATTGCCCTATTTGGTTCAAAAAATCGTAGCGGCTTTTTTATTTCGGTTTTACGATATCATACCTTCGTCATCGAACCAAGCTTCAAAAACCAAATAAAAATAAGGGGGCTTATGCCCCCTTAAAATATTTATACGCTTTAGTAGCGTTAGCTTGTCTTTGACTATAAGAAGCACTTGAACAGCGTTCATAACATCTTGCAAACGCATATGCTACATCTTTTTCATTTTTTAATTTACAAAATGAATTATAATCAAAGCCAGAAGAATATAGATAGCCCCAAGAATTAAAAGCCTTTTCTATATTACGACTTAAAAATTTACATTGTCCTTTTAAATCTGCGCCAAGCACTCCAGGAAAATATTTGACACTCCATTGACACATACCATAGTATCCATTGCCAGAAGTCCAATATTTAATATTGAGTGTTTGACCCCCTACTTCAGTCATAATATTACCAAGTATTCCCGCACAAACATAGTCATTATAACCTTGCGCTTTTAAATATGACCAAATTTCTGCCGCTACAGGATATTTATCCACTTTTTCTTGCCAACACAGTTCATCATATAATTGTTTATAATGCTCATAATCTGCTTTGGCATTTGACCATTCTTTTTTAGCAGTTTTAATAATGACATGATTATCGTCATAATCTAAATCATAACCTGCTTTTTTCATTTTTTTAGCAGCATTCATTTTTTCTTTACAGCTTTTCATAAGTTTTTTAACTTCTGCTTTATTATCGGTAAGTACGCGTTCTTCCGATACCACTGTAATATTACCTTGAATTAAGGTTTCAGAAGGGATGTAATCTTCCGAAGTTGTAAGTGTATCAGCATAAGCTGGCGAATATATCATAATTGAAACGCCGACAGCAACAGCTAATATAATACTTATTATCTTTTTCATATATGTCCTCCTAACATAATCATATTAGGCCGGATGTGTATATTTAGAAGTAATACTTTTTAACCCCTACAATTTCGTACTCTTCAACATGAATTTGCGGTGTAATCCGCCCATTCCATTCATTGCGATCGCATTTGCCAACCACATTAATGTTTACACAACCTAAGTCAGAACTTGTTAATTTTTCAAATTCTTCCTCAGACGACCTGAACTTCAACAAATCGACTCCATTGTTTAAAGTAATTTTAAGTGTTGGATTTCTATCTTTTGACAATAATTGAATATTGCTTATATTTACATGTATATTTTCTATCGCTATTAGCGCTTCTTCAACACCTCTTCCCCAGATCGATTTTAATTCAGCAATTTTTAAAATATCACTGCCTTTAAAATCAGCTCCCTGGAAAATAAAATCTACTTTATAACAAGGTGAAAAATCAAAATCTTTTAATTGATTATCACTCCAAGAGATGAAATCATTAAATTCACTATCGTATATGGAAATGCCGAAAGCGTTGCCATGGCCCTGCGCATAATCAACGAGTTGCGAGCTCAGAAGCCACTCGCGCAGATTCTCAATTTGTGAATTAGCATAATTACGTCCTGAGCCTCTCCATACCAATTCACCATTTTCATCATATTTTTCATTTAACAATAAAATAGGTCTTTGATATTCAGAAGCTAATTCATTAGCTATTAAACCAGTTAAATTTTCTTCCGTTTCCAATTCTTTTGGGAGTCGAATAGCTAATACTTTATGCTTTAAAAGATTTTGGTCTTCAATTACGAATTTAATCGCGTCCAGACTTGCGTCTCTTGCTTTAGTTTGCTTATTTTTTAAGTTGTTGCAATTTCTACAAGCCTGTTCTACTCTTGTCTCTACTTGACCCTTACATCCTCGTTTGGTTGAAGGGATAAGCTCATATCCCCGATAGTCAAGCATCGACTCGAACAGTATGAGCTTTTCTTGCTGCGAGCCAATACGGATGGTAGCATTGACATAAGGCGCAATAAAAAAGCTTACACTAAAGGGATTTAATCCTCCTGCTCTGTCTATTGAATAGGCATTGCGTTCACGAATCTCTTTAATGTAAGGATTGCGCAAATTGTTAAGGCCTCGCGTAACCAATTGCCTTGTTTCAAAATCACGCAACTCCATCATATCCGAGATTACGCCAACGGCTACGAGATCCTCAAACTCATGAGCATGAGATTCTCCAATCAATTCATCTAAGTAAGAGCAAAATTTATAAGCTACTCCTACTCCTGATAATGATTTCGTTGGGTAATCACATAATTGATTATTAATTACACAAGCATTTTGAGACACTTGGTCAGCCTCATGATGGTCAATAACTAATATGTCAATGTCTTTATCTTTTAATCGCTTATGTAAATCATAATCATTACTGGATGAATCAATCATAATTACTAATTTTGCATTATGTTCTAATACATCATTAATATCTGATTCAATTAATCCATGTTGTTTCCCGTCATGCATTGTATAATAAATATAGTTTTGAGCATATCCAGGAAACTGCGCATTTAGATAATTAATAAATAATGCTGCCGACGTATAACCATCTACATCCGGATCCACTATCATATATATCGTATCTTTTTGCGCTATATGAGAAAATAACATTTTAGCTCCTTCATGCACATTCATTAACAACTTAGGTTCTAAAATGTCATTATCTGTCGTATTTAAATAATGATTTATATCTTCTAATTTAATTCCTCTATTAGTTAATATTTGTTCTATTGGAGATAAAGAAGAATTCTAAGATATTAATTCATATCGCATTTTTCATTCTCCTTTTTTATTTAATTTTTATTTATTATTTTTTAATTAAAATTGTTATAAAATAATTCTTTCTTTAAATAATTGTAAAAATTTCTCTGGTCCTTCATCAATTGGGCTTGATTTTAAACCTGTAATTTTTTCCTTATCCCATATAATACTTATAATCACATCATTACTATATTTTTTTGATAAATTAGAAACTTTATTTTTTAATCGTTTAAAACGATCATCACCCAATTCTTCAAAGTCTCTATCAAAAGCTAAAACAATTTCCCTTACCCCACTTTGTATTAATAAATGAATTTGAAATTCTGAAACGGCAGAGCCGCAAACAGCTACTGATATATCATTTTCTTGCCCAAAAAAACTTTGATATTTTAAACAGCTTTTTTCTGATTCATATAAAATAGCTGTTTTCATAATTTGTATATTTTCTTTAGAGTTATTTAAATTATATAAATTCATACTTAATGGATGATTATATAATTCTCCATTTATTTTTAAAGGTCTATACTTACCATATTTATTTGCTTCATCTTCTACTAATGAACGGCCTCTAATGCCTATAAGTTTATTATTAATATCGAAATGTGGTATCGTAATTTGTTCTTCACCAGGATAATATCCTATTTGATTATCTTGCATTACTTTTTGGGATATGCCTTCGCGCAGCCAAGGAGTAAGCGCAATATTATAATTAAATCGTTTTAAAATATTTTTATCATATTCTTTTAATAAAACATTATTTGTAGATAATTCAATTTCTTGAATGCGATTATAATTATCTAAATAATGCCAATCTTCTAATATATCATCTTCTGGATCAATATTGTCTAATTGAACAATGATATTTAATTTTTGCGCGACCCAGCGTATTGCATCATTGAAATCTAATTCTTTATTCTTTTGAATACGAAAAACTTTACGAGTTAATTCAAATATATCAAAACTTGGTTCATCACAACCAGTATAACAATAAAGCATTTTATTAGCTTTATAATAGTAAAGCTTATGGCTCCCTACGCCTGGTTCATTGTGGCATATCGTGTCAGAAACTATTGCTTTACCATTGTCTATTGGATTGCCACCAAAATCTTGGAGAAGATTAAAAACATTTTCGTCTGTAATTTGTTCTTTTATGAAATCTTTATCATAATTAATCATTCTTCATCATCCTCAAAAGCCGAAGGTTCTTTTAAAGTAATTTTTATATCATCCATTTCAATTAAACCATAATCATATCCAGTAGCAAACATAGGCTTTACTCTACAAGTTCCTAAATTAGCTCTACACCACAAATAAATTCCTTTATATTTTCCTCTACGGTTTTTATAAATAGATAACTTTAAGTTTGGTTTTTCATATACATTTGCCGCAAGCACTGGTTCAAGTGATACTAAATCCTCATCTTTAACTGGTAATAAAATTGAGCCAAAGTCAATTTTATCAGCAATTGCCTTCGCCCCCCTTAAAAGATTCTGGTCAGGAGTTTTTGAATCGACATAATCTCCACTTAATTGAGTAGCCGACATAATAAAAACGCCATATTTATTACAAATATCTTTTAATCTTGTGGATAACATAAATAAAACATTATCTTCTCTTAGCCTTACTCCTCCACTACGTCTAGTTATTTCTTCTAGAATCTTTAGACTAGTATGGATATAGTCATGGAAACAATATTTAATTTCATGTTCTCTAATATTCTTTTTAATTTTGTCTTCAACATCTTGTAATGAAAAGTCTGGTAATTCTTCAATATATAAAGGAGCTGCGGCAATCATTTCTGCCGCCATACGAACACGTTCTTCTTCGCCATCTTCATATTCGTTATAAATAATATGATCTTCATTAACATTAGAAATAAATGCCAACATCATAGTTTGAATTTCTTCTAAGTCTTGCTCTGTGGTAATATATAAACATGGTTGCGCAGGTCCACTACCAATCCATCCAAATTGTTCATCATAAATTTTTTCGCAAGCAATATAACATATATCAGCAATCATTGTTCTGGTATTATGAGTTACGATATAGTCATTCATTAAAAATAAATGTTCATCATTATCTACATAAAAACAAGTCATAGGAGTTTTTTTATTAGTTTTAGTAATTTTAACAATTGGATTAAATAAATTATTTTCTTTTCTTTTTCCATTATTAAACCAATTTAAAATTATTTCTTTTTTTCGAGATAATTTAAATAATTTAACTTTATCTTCTGGTTTACCGGTTATTTCAATTTTAAAAACAGGTAATGTATCTTTATGATCATCAATCAAATAAGTTGCTTTAAACCCTAGACTTAAACTTAATTTAATTACATCTTCTTTAAGTTGATTACTAACTGTATAAAAACTAATTCGTCCTTTTTCTTTATCAATAGAACCGTCAGTATCTAATAAACCATTTAATAAGTCTAATCTTTGCTCTATTGATCCCATAAAATATTCTTGTGGAATAAATTTATCTTCTGATTTTACATTCCATAATTTAGGATAATCTTTTAAAAATTCTTCAACCCAAACATTTTTATGCGATGAATTATTTAAATCTTCAAAATACCAGCTATAAAATGAATGATTTGAATATTTTTTACTAGACCAGCCCATAATTGTTTCAAAAGAATTAACTAATTCTTCGTCAGCAGAACTAAACATAAAAGCTTTATTCTTAGAATCATATCTAAAACTTCCATCGCCTAAAGCTAATCCTAAAATATAAGGATCTATAGAAAAATCTTTCTTTGAAAAATGAACAGCTTGTTGCATTGGAACTAATATTTGGTATCCATCACTTTTTCTATATAATTCTTTTTTAGAAATTTCTTTTAGGGTATTCGTATAAAATTTACGATTTTCTTTAGAAACTTTTTTTTGACCTACTGTGCAATAACTCCATAAATGCTCTTCACAGCATTCAGCTTTACGACCATCTTTGAATTCAACTTCCCAAACTTCTTTTTCACCTTGCGGATATACAGCTAATACTTTAGTCGGATTACCAAAACCATCAAATAATTCATCTCCAACTTTTATATCGCTAACTTTTCGATCTCCAATAGGAGTTGGAATTATAGTATAGTCAGGAATACATTTTCCTACGCCGGTTGGAGCGGAACGGAGGTAGAACTTGCGCAATCTCGCTCCACGAGTAACAGTATTGATTAATGGTCCATACATCGCTACTCCTGCTTCTGGAAATTCTTTAAATCTATCAATTAAGGCTAAAATTCCTTCGCCTGCCTGTTTAGCTTCACCGCAATCATCATTAACATATGTTGCTCTAATCTCTTCAATTTTTAAATCAACTTTATTAGCTATTTGTTCTAATGATGAATTATCTAATAAATCTTCTTGAAGTTGTTTTTTCTTTATGTCTAAAATATTATCAACATCATATATATCAGAAACATCTATTCCATAGTTGTCAAAAGCGCGTAGTAAAGAAAATTTTTTTAATCTTTGATAATAATAATCAAATGCTGTGGATACTGCTGCTTCAGAAGCTTTTAAAATCCATTCATCACCTTTATTACTTTTATAAACTGCTTCATATTTTGGACGAGTAGCTAAAAAGTCATTAATATTCTCTAAAGTAAATTCAGTTACTCCTAATTCATGTAATTTAAACATTGAACCAAAAACGACTTTATGAAATTCATTAGAAAAATCATTGTCAGTAATTATATATTTATCTTGTAATTCCAAAAGGCTAGGATTATTAAATACATTACCAATTACCTGTATTACAGCACTAATATCAACATATTTTGAACTCATTGTTTCTCCTGTTCTTCATCTAAAAATTTAAACAATTCTCGCTCTTTTTTAGGTTGTAACTGCGGAATTGGGATTATAATTTCTTTTACTTGTGGAATATATTGCTTTATTTCTTTTACTTGGTTACGCTGTTGCGCTTGCCAAATAGAAAAATAATAACGATATGCGTCTTGATATACATAAGGTATAATACCGAGACTTTTTCCTGCTTTTTCTATTGGATTTCCTTTTACTTCATAAAAATAAATTAATGCTTTGCGCATACCAGAATAAGTAAAATTATTCTTTTCTATAAAGCGTTTAATTTGCATTTGCATTTGAGGTTCTATATATTCTAATTTAAATATTTTCATTACATATTCTTCAAATGCGATTTTATCTAATTGTTCTTGAGTTAAAGATTGTTCTTTATTTTCAGCGCATTTTTTATGAGCATAACGACGAGAATTAATCATAACATATTCTTCTTCATTAGCATCAAATTTTTCGCCGCAATAATAACATTTTACATAATGTTTTGCCAATATTCTTTAACTCCTTTCTATAGTTTATATAAATATTATATCATATTTTTACAAAAAAATCAAGCCTGGTTAGAATTTAACCAGGCTTTTTATAATTAAGACATTAAATCTTCTTTAATTTCTTTTACGATTAAATGAATAAACTCAGCTTGCGCAGGTGTTGCGTCGGAAACCTTGCGCCCTTTGCCAAGGTATTTATTAACAACTTCAGTAATTCTAGGAGCGTAATAAGTTTGATTTTTATTCATAAGCTCTCCAACCAATCCTTCAAATTCTTTCATAAGAGCGTCAAAATCATATGTTGGAGTTTCTGGGACTACCGTAGCGCGTTCTTCAGTAACGAACTGATTATCATGTTCTGCAGCTTCTTTATCAATAGCTTCATGTAAAGCATTTACTAAATTATCATAACTCATTGTAATTTCATCTGGAAGATACTTAAAGCGACATCCGCAAGAAATACTTCCATCAGTGCATCTAAGAGTTAATACAGACATTTCACCAGCATATTTTTGATGAGCATATCCATAAATATCAGCCATACCAGAAATGACTTCTCTAGTTGAATTAGAGAGGGCTGGTCTAATAATTCTAGATTGAGTACCGTCAGGATTATCAACAAACTGTTCTTTATCATGTCCGATAAAGAAAACGGCGTATCCTAATTGAGTTAAACCTCTAAAGACTTCATTAAATTCATCTTTAAACTTGGTCCAACCTTTCAATTTTGTTATCCTATAGGCTTTTTATCCTATAGCTCTTATAGTTTCCTATAAGTTCAGCATAACTTTTTATCTCCATACAAGAGATATGTAGTCTCGTGGAAAATTATTTCAATAAAGATTTAAATTTTTCTTTTTTTCTTGTTAAAAACAAATTTGTATTATTATATAATATATCAAAAATTTTATGACAATTTTCTTGTCCATAGCAATATACTCTATACATTGGAATTTTTCTATTATTTATAAAAGTTTGAATTTTTAATTGAATATTAAATTCTTCTAAGAAAAATTTTTGAATTGTTTCAATAATTTCATAATTTACAGAATTAATTTCCCAAGTTGGAGTATGATTTGAATCTTTTATACATCCGTCTCCGTCAAAATAGCCTCTAATATAATCTATCCAATATTTTTTTTGTAAGTTTGTAGGAAACCCAAAATTTTCGCTATAAGTTTTATTTGGAATAATTTTATATTTTGCTAATTGTTCTTTAGCTTGTTTAGAATAGAAATAAATTTTGCTATTTTCATATCCGTTTGAAGCACAATAATCTTTCACTGGACGTTCATTTTCTAATTCTTGATTTACTTTTTCCAATAATTCTTTATCGGAACGCTGTAATTCAATATATATTAAATTTTTATTACTTGCTACACATCCGTCTGATGCTAATAATCCTAAAATATAAGCCATATTAGAAGTTTCTGTATTAAAATAATTTTCTTTGATGTGATATTGTTGTCGTGATTCTGATTGACTCCTAATATAAACATTATTTTCTTGTAATAATCTTTTAACAATTTTTGCAGAATAGCCAAATTCTTGACCGGCTTTTCCCTGTGCCATTTTTAATACTTGATAATTATATATAATTTTTTCTACTTGTTTTTGTGGAATAATGATTTTTCCCATGCCTAGACAAATCCTTTCTTTATTGTTTTATTTTTCTATGCGTTGCGGCTGACTAAACTTTTAAATTTAGCCTTCACCTCTGATTAGCGTATTATTTTTATATAACTTAGCTTTCCAGCTTTTTACTACATTTTCATTAATATATTACTATATTAAGCGGCAAAGATTTTACCGTATCCAAGTTCACCAAGGTCCTCAATACCATTTTGATTACAAATATATTTTTTGCATCTGTCGGCTGCAATGTCGATAGTATCAACAATAACAGCTTTATAATGTTCTTTTACTTCTGGCTTTTTAAGTTCTCTATAAACTTCTTTCATCTGTCCCCAAGTTGTAATATCTTGAGCGATAACGCCTGGAAGAGCATTATATCCTTGCTCGAATGCTAAAAGTAATGCTTCTCCCATTTGCGTAGCCAGAGTTGTTTTGCCCGTTTTCGGCAACGAGCTGTTATCGTAGAAGCTTTTTATCTTCTACTTCTGGAGATTTCTCTCATTTTAACGGTCGGTCAATTCCGACCCAGTTCAGCATAACTTTTCATCCTCGTCTGAGGAGTTCCTATCTCGTGGATTTTATTGTCTTAATTTTAAAATATTAAGATATTTTTCATATTTACGAATTAAACAAGGTGTATCTAATTCATAAAATTGTTTTAAAATATCCAAACTTGGCAATGTAGAAAAATCTAATTCATAAATTATATTTTTTGTCCTTTGGTTAGAGTAAATATGTCCTTTATTATTAAAAAAAATATTAATTTGTTCTAATATCTTTTTTGTATATGAACAAAAAGTTAATTTTACTTGTTTAGTGTTTTGGTTATAAACTACACTACCATCACCATCATAGAAACCTTTAATAAATGGCAATTGAAATTCTTGTGGAATTAAATCTAAATTTAAACCTATATAAGTTTTATTAGGGACAATCCCATATTTCATTATTTCTTCTTTTATTTTAGCAGAAGAAAAGATTAATTCGGAAACGTCAAAACCATTATTAGTTTGATAATTATGAATTGGTCTTTCAGATTGTAATTTTTTTTGAAATTCTTCTAAAAAACTTAAATCAATTGAAGATAAACCGATTTTAATTTCATTTCTATCTTTTCTTACAGTTCCATCGGCACCTAAAAATCCTAAATAATAACTATTTTCATTAGTTAATTTATCAAAATAAGTATGATTAATAGGCTTTGCTCTTTTTATATTCTCTAAAATTAATTGCTCTTTTTGGTTTCTAATCTTAACTCCATTAGAAATAAAAAGTTTTTTTAAAGTTTGTGGAGTACTATTATATTGTTTTGCTGTTTTATTCATTGAATTACCTTGATTATAAAAATCAATAGCTTCTGGTAATAATCTGGTATCCATTTTTGGACACTCCTTTCTTTTAAAATTAAGTTTTATATATCTATGCGTTGCGCGTGTTATAACTTTTAAATTATAACTTCCGCTCTGATTCCACAATACTATAAATAGCAAGGGTTCCAGTTTCTTATAGGAATTGTTTTCTACGTGTTACCGCGTAGGGAGCCCCGATTTAAGCTCCATAAATATATGTGATATAACCGCTTAAGTCTTTACTGACTTTATGTGGTTGAATATTCAATAAATTAATTGCCATTATTTATACATTCCCTTCTTATTAAAATTTAAATTCGCCTTCTGGAGTAGAAGCTACTGTAGCAGCTGGAATTGCATTACCTTGAGAAGCTCTCCATTCGTCTCTTCTCTTCTTAATTTCTGCTAAATGAAGTTCTCTGTCAGCCATACATTTCTTCAAATCTTCATTAGTGATTGTGTCTTCTTCGCCCCATACATAAGTTTCAGTAGCAGCTCCAGTGATTACCCAATCTTTTCTGGAACTCTTTACTTCTCTTACTTCTGGTTCACCAAAAGCAGATTCTTCTACATGAGTAGTTACAACAGTTGTAGAAATTTGCCGTCCCCATACCTTTGTAAATACAGGATTAGAAGTAGATACTTCTAAGCTTTCAAAGTAATTCATTGCGCCTTCGCTTGTTGCACTAAATTCAACCGGCAATAATGCTTTTCTGAAATTAAATACGGCACCTTTAACAATTACTTTTTCTGGCAATTTTCTTTCTTCATCAGCTTCGATTCTACGAACATTAGTGATAACCATATCTGTTTTAAATGTATTTCTCATTTTTTCTTCATTCAAATCAGTCGTTACATGAACGAAGCCACCTTCATTTCTCTTAGCAGAAACAAGATTATCATCTTTGTCATAAAATTCATTTAAATCAAGAGCAGAATCAATTCTAACCTTTACAGCACTTTCCTTGCCTGCTTCCATAACTGTTTTATAAGACTTTTCAATAATATTATTTAAAACTGTAAAAGTGGCATTAGTTTTTCCACTTGCAGTTGTTGGTGTTACATAAGTAAAATGAACTGTAATTACATTTAAGCATTCTTCATCTGTAGCAACTTTTAAATCGCCGGAAATAAATTGAGTTCCAGGATTCTTAGAATTTGGTCCAGAAGTTTTTAACTTTAAATCGTGTTCATAAACATAACCTTCGATGTGTGTAATATTCTCAAATTTTGCTTTCATTAATTATTATTCTCACTTTCTTCAATATTATAATTTTTTCCAAATTCAGTTAACGTATAAATAATTGGCTCGACACTTACTTTTTCAACGAAATTATCAGATACTAATTTGCGGATTGCCCCTGATACGCTACGAGAGGAAATTCCTAAGCGTTCTGCGATGTCTTTTGACTTCCACAATTCAGTGTCTAAATTTTCTCTTAAAAAAATAAAAATCTTTTTCCCATTTTCAGTAAATAGAGGTTTTTCAATATCTTTATTTTCTTTAAAAAATTTCCAAAATTTCAAACCATCTTCTGAGATTTCATTTTCATTTAATATTTTTTCTACATAATTAATAAAATCATTTTTTCCTTTCATTAATTTCCTCTCTTTACTTTATTTATTTTATATATTTATTATACCATATTTTTTTACATTAGTCAATTTTTACTATCATTGCTAGCAGTGGTATAAATAATTTTTTGTGACCAATCTGGAACTGCAATGCCACTGCCATAAGACTGTCCAGACTGAGATGAAGGCGTCGTAATAGTTATATTACTTTCTCTTCCATCCTGATATCCAGCTGCATAAAATTTATTAAATATTTTTAAAAGTTCATCCACATCTTCAATAATTACTTTTTTATCTTTTTCTTCTTTTAATATAATTACTTCAGGTTTCATAATATTAATTCCTCCGCATATGGTAAAGTTTTTACCCAGTCCATAAAACCAATAGACCATTCATCTAACTTATGATTTTTTCGCGAATGGCACATATTATTTAAAACTTCATAATTTAATAAAAATGTGCGCTTTTGATTATATGAAGTCGGCAATAGTTGAATTACTTGCCACCATACTTCTTTGGCTGCTTCTGGATTATTGTTTATTAAAGTTAAATAAGTATCTCTCATTAAATTTAAATAAATAATTAAATCATCAAGATGTTTCATACTATAAGCAGTAAGATGTTCGCAACTAAAATCACTAGCTTCAAATGGTTTTGCCATAAGCTTATGCATTGTGCTACAGGAGTTGGCAACTGTGTTCACCTTATAGGTGTCTGCTTCTTTCCACCAATAGAGAGGAGCTGTTATATCAACAGAGACAGTAATCATTCTAAGATATTTACGATGATCAGTTCCCGCTTGACGCAATGTTTTCATCAATTTTAAATCATTTGGACCAATTTTATAACATTCAAATTCACGACATCTACCAATTCTATCTTCTTTTTTACAAATTCCTTTTTCTTCAATTAATCCGCAACTCTCACAATCAACAGCAGCATAACTATCACTTTTATCCCAACTGTTTTTAGGGTTGCGCATACCCCTTATGGCAGCTTCCCATCCATAAACTTCTGTATGTTCAAACTAAATCATTAAGAACCTCCTGTCGTGCTATTATAACCATAAGTATATGAATCAAAATATTCAATCCAATACTTTTCTCTATCATTTAATTGTTCTTTCGAGCACTCTTCCAAAAATTCAAATGTGAACCCCTCCGGACCGAATTCATTCATTTCTGGATAAAGTTTATTGCGTGTTGGCGCTTCTGCGCCCACTCCTCGCTTCACATGTTGTTTAAAACGTTCTGAGATATTAACACTTTGCCCAATATAAACTTTTTTATTTTTTATATTAGTAATTTTATAAATTCCGCATTTAGTTTCTTTACCAATCAATCGACCAATTAAATCATTTAAAGGTTTCATATAATAAACACTCCAAATAACCTTATTAATTGGTTCCGCCGAACGAAGATAAGGGATAACTGTACGCAATCGCGCAATTTCTTCTTTATCTTGTTCTGATAGTTTAATTTTATAAAATTCTTCTTGCTCTTCTATTTCTTGTTGTCTTTTAGCTTCTTCAATAGCAGCTTGAACAGCACGCTTTTGTGCGGCTAATTGTTCTTCCAATTGTTTTAATTCTTCTCTATTGGTTGTAAGCAATGTATTAAAACGTTTAGCTTCTTCTTCCAAAAGAGAAAGATATTCATTTTCACAGTTTTCTTTTAATTCATTGTATTCTTGCGCAAGCTTTTCTGTATTATTGGCAAAATTAGTTTCCGCTAATTTCATTTTTTCTTTATAAAAAATATCACTTGCGGATTGAGCTTGTTCTTCGAGGGTCGTAATTGAATTTTTTAAAGTCTCTTGCTTAGAAACAAGTGAATTATACTATTCTGTTTCTTGAATAACTTTTATCTATAGATTTTTAGACTATTGTTCTAATTCTTTATTTTTCTCTTCTATCTCAGAGTTATATTTTTTAACTTTTTTTAATTTAGGTCGAGTAACAAAAAAGTAAAATACAACTCCACCAATAAAACCAATAATTATACTTAGTAATATTTGTTCCATTATATTTTTAATTCTTTCTTTAAAATTTCTTCAATATTTTCTTGCTCTTTATAAGAAATTCTTAAAAGTTTTATTTGATTATTTTGACACCATTGTGTTTTAAAAATATCATGCTTTTGACGTTTTTCTAAAGAATCTTTGAAATAATTTCTATCTCTTTCTTGAAAATGCTGTTCTCCATCATATTCAATTAGTAAATTATATTTAGGAAGATAAAAATCAAAACGCGCAGAATTATTTGTATCTGGAAATTTACAAGTTTCAAAAGTTTTTTCTGTAATATACTCAATATTATTTTGAGTTAAAAATTGTTTAATATTAAATGAAGCTTTTGATTCTGTTAAACAACCACATGAATATTTACGTCCAGCTCTTAAAGCATTAGTTGGTGCTTCACAAATATTTCCACAATCGCATTGACATTTCCATACAATTGAACCTTGATGGCGTTTTTCAGTTTTTTCAATAGCAACGAGCTTACCAAAACGTTGATTAGTAATATTAATAGCAGCTTTATGTCCTAATTCAATAATACGTTCTCTTGATTTCTCTAAATTTAAACAACCACATGATTTTGTATTTTTACTTTTTAAATTACTTGTTCTAGCTAAAATAATATTGTGTTTAGAACAATTACAAATGCACCACCATTGAACTTGTTTAGCCCCGCCTGGACTAATATATTGAGGTCCCTTTCCAATTACTAATAATCTATTAAATTGTTGACCAATTAAATTCGCTCGTTTAATTGAATCCGAATAATCATCTAATTTTAAAATTTCTTGTCTTTTTTCTTCAGACAAAGAACAATTTAAAATATTTTCAATTTCTTTTATGCTTAACATAGTTAAATTCCTTTCTTAATAAAAAAGTATTGAGAAGAGTTATCTTCTCCTCTCAATACTTTATAAAATTTATTATTAAGAACTTAACTCGTTTTGCCCAACGAATTATTCAGCATCTTCAGGTGAGAAACTCATACCTTCTGCCGTTAAAGACAAAAATTTTACTTGACGGTGAGTCCCATCTTCGAGCTCAATTTCAGCCGGCGTTCTTACGCCAAGACCCTTTCTCTGAATAGCAGAAGTAAAAATACCATCTACGCTCTTCTTTTCAAGGCCGAGAGCTTCTGCTACATCAGCAGCTGTAACCTGTGTTCCATTAACCTTCTTTAAATAATCTAAAACCTTAATGCTATTGCTTGACATTGCCATAATTTTTTGTTTCCTTTCAAATTTTAAATATTTTTTATTTTGTATATATATTATATCAGAAAAATTTTAGAAAGTCAAGAAATAATTTTTTGAACTTCATTATCTATACGCATCATATCTTCCAATGATTTTATTTGTGAAGTTAACTCTTCAATTTTTCTATAATCTTTTTTCTTTTCTGCTTTCGCTATCTAACGAGCGATTGCTCTTATTTCTTTTCTATCCATAATTTCTCCTTTATTATATAACTATTATATAATAATTTTTTTTATAAGTCAAGAAATTTTTCTTTAAAATCTTTTTCACTTATAATTGGTATATTCAACTTTTTAGCTTGCTGATTTTTGCTCGAAGTTGAATTAACATCGTTATTAATTAAATAATTAACTTTTTTACTAATAGAACTTACTACCCTACCGCCAATAGATTCAATAGCAGATTGTAATTCAGTTCTATTCTTATATTCTTTCAAACTACCTGTAATACATACAGTTAAATCTTGCGCAAGCGCCGATTCTGCGATCTCTGACCGAGTTTTCGCAATATTTAATAACTTATAAATTTCATCAGCTTCAGTATAATCAAATTTTAATAAATTATCAGATTTACTTTCACCAAAACCATCCCATTGCGCAAAATCAAAATTATTTATAACTAAATCTCTTAATTCATCATATCTATTAATATGTTTCATAATATCTTTAGCAACACGAGAACCAATTAATGGAATACCAAGAGAAGAGATAAATTTATCTAAAGTAGTGTCTTTACTTGCTTCAATTGCCGCAAGTATTTTATCTACTGAAGCAACACCGAAACCTGCTTTTTTAATCCATTCATTACGATAATTTTTTAAACTAAAAATATCAATTAATGAATTAAGCCAACCCCAATCAATTAGTTTTTCTAAAGTAGCTTTAGATAAACCATTTATATCTAAACCTTTTTTCCCCGAAAAATGGTCGAGACGATTAATTAATTTACCTTGACAAGCAGGGTTCATACATTTTAATACTAAAGAATTATCAGTTTCCTCTAATTTTACTTCACCACCACAAACCGGGCAAATAGTTGGTAAAGGAATTTCAGGACCGAGCACTTCGGCATTTAATTCTTCATTCTTTTGGATTTGAGGTATGATCATATTCATTTTACAAACATCTACTAAATGACCAACCCAAGGTGTTCCTAAAGTATCACGCATTACACTTACATTATGAAGACTTGCGCGACTTACCCTAGAACCATCCATATTTACTTCATCAAATATTGCTATTGGAGTAAGAACACCTGTTCTACCCATGCTCCATTCAATATCTCTTAGTGCAGTTCTATAAACTTCATCGTAAAATTTAAACGCGATAGCATTTGACCAATGATGTTCAGTGCGTCCCAAACTTTTACCATATTCAATATCATTAAACTTAAAAACAATACCGTCAATAGGATAAAAATGAGATTTAGAAGCAGTGGTAATTCCTGTAATAAAAACAGTATCATCAAAAGCTGTTGATACTATTCTTGGCACGGTAGTAAAACCTAAATCAGTTGCTTTATCAAGTTTACCACTTACTGTATTTATATCTTCAAATCCTTCAATAACTTCCCAAGCTACAAAAGATAAATGTCTATTTTTACTTTCGCCAGAATCGAGCAGCCTAATGCTACCCGCCGCAAAATTTCTTGCATTTTTATAGGTTTCCGCAAATAAATTATTAAAAGTTAATAAATCACAAATAACTTCGCCATCAATAACTAACTCTTCTTTATAGTTTATTTCTGTTGGTATATTAGCAATTACTTTAGCATTATGGGTAATATCTTCTCCAATTATTCCATCACCTCTTGTTTCAGCTCTTACCAATTTACCATCTTGATATAATAAACTACAAGTTAAGCCATCCATTTTGCTCATGGCTAAAAACTCTTTACCTTTAACAAAATTACCTACTTCGGCAATATCTTTAGTTTTTTCTAAAGATAACATTAAATGATTATGTTCTACTTTTTGTAATTCATTAACTACACTATATAAAACTTTTTGCGTTGGAGAGTCTGGATAAATAATTCCAGACTCTTTTTCCATTTGCTCTAACTGAAAATATAAATCATCCCATTCTTTATCAGAAATTGTAGGAGTGCCATTATCATATAATTCAGTGTAAGCATTTAATTTATTTATTAAAGTTCTTATTTCGTTATTCATACTAATTTATCAGTAATTTCATCACATACGCCATTTTCTAAAGCATCTTCAGCCATAAGCCAAACATCATCATTAATGTGTTCTTTATACCATGCTTCATCAAACTTAGTATGTTCCAAAGTAATTTCTTTTAATTTTGTTAATTGACGACTATAAAAATCGGCAAAATTTCTAAACTTGCCTGCATCACCTTGATTTGCCGCAGCTCCTTCGTGGAAAAGGAAAGAAGCATTAGGATAAGAAATTCTTTTATGTCCTACAATAAAGGTAAAGAAACCGCCAGAATAAGCACAACCAATATTAATAGTCCATACTGGAGTTTTTGATAATTTAATAGCATCAATCATAGTCATTGTTGCATATAAATCACCGCCACGAGAATCAATATATAATTTAATAGGTTTTCTTTCTTCTACTGGAATATGATCTTCTTCATCTTGTTTATTAAAGAGTTGAATATAACTATTAATTGAATCACCAGTTACATCATCAATATCTCCAACAAAAAGTTCTCGGTCAATATTACTTTTCATTTCAATAATAGAATCAAAACCTTTTTTCCAACCAGAACTATCTATTACGTCATTTAATAATTTAGTAATTGTTGTATCTTTTTCATCTTTTTTTAAGGACGATAAAGTATCTTCTAATAATTTGGTTAATTTTTCTAAATCTTTATTCATACATTATTTCCTTTTCTTATTTTTTATTATAATTTATTATAACATATTTTTTATATTTTTTCAAATTATTTACCTGGAGATTGAGTACATGGTTGCAGACTAGGGCGGCCTTGCGCCTGTGTCATACAAGCTTGTCCTAACTGACAACAAGAGTTTTTTCCGCCAGAGGTCGGATATTTTCCACTTGGTAAAGTACTTTTAATTTGTGCATTATTATATCCATTTTTTAATGCTGCAAAGTCTGAAGCGTAAATAACACTTTGATTTGCGGTTTTTTCTTTATCTTTGACAATACGCGAAGTAATTGCCGTTAATTTTGAACTCATAGAATTAAATATTGCAGCAGAGATAGCCTCATCTTTTTTTGCTCTAGTGATAGAGCCAGAACTACCTCCTACACATACGCTTGCAGCATTTTCAACATATCCTGCTAATTTATTCCAATCAGTGGCACTAATTAAGATAGTTTTATCTTCTCCAACAGTAGAATCCCAGGTAAATACTTTTCCTGCCCCAGTCGGTTTATTTGCACCATTATTTTTTGAAAAAGTTTGTTCATATTGGCAATAAGCTTGGCATTTTTGACAATAAGTTTCACACCCACCTGTACATGTTTTTGCGCAATTACCTGAACATGTGCTACTGCATGTTCCAGTACATGTACCAGAGCATGTCCCTGAACATGTACCTTTGCAAGTCCCCTTACATCCACCAGCACAAGTTCCTTTGCAAGTCCCCTTACATCCACCAGTACAATTTGTTCCCGAACAAGTAGCTGTAACAGCAATTCCTTCATTATTATTTACATAAGGAAATTGTTGTTCTTTTTGCTTCAGAGTTTCTCCTAAAGTTTGAGCATAATAATTAGATATTGGGAAAAAATTATTCATTTGCATGGAATAATCCTCCTTGCTGATGCATTTCATTAATTAAATATTGCTTAAAAAACTCATTTTTATTTGTACCTAAAATATATAAGACATTCATTGCTTTTTCTAAAAGCATATTATTCCACCAGCACCAAGCATCAGTATTTGCACTAAAATCTTTGTACATAATATAATTATTTACAAGACATAAATTCGCATTACAAGTTGCTTTAGATAAACAATTTTTACACTTTTTAGAATTGGTATAATTATAAAAACGTGTTTTTCTTTCTAAAAAAGATTTTCTTAATTTTTCAATACGGTCAAAGTTAATGCCATCATAAATATTACCAATATAAAAAATATCTTTTTCTCCTTGGCGACTTGCAACTTCTTGACATGAATAAACTTCTCCTTTATAATTAATAGAACCATATCCGCTGCCCATACCACAACGATGTTCATCTTGAGGACCAAATTCTTCAATATCACTTTCTTCGTTAAATAATAAAAAAGTATTGACTGCTACAATTTTATTAATAGCAAGTTCAAAAGGTCTTAATTTAACAAAATTTTGTTCTTTAATACAAGCATCAATTATATATAAACAATATTTATCAAATTCTTGTTCAACAATTTTTCTTGATTCTTCATCCCATTCTTCAAAATCATTAATAATTGAAAAAACATTTTCAAATCCCATTTTTCCTGCATACATTAAGTTGTCAAATACATAAGGAGCACTTTGCTTACTAATAGTACTTCTATAAGTTGAAGAAGGAAAATTTTTTGCTATATAAGGTAAATTTTTAGAAACTAAATCAAAACTATTTAAACAAGAATTTTTACAAGGACGATTTATATTTTGACTTTTTTCATTACCATCCATAGAAATTAAAAGTCCAATTTGTTCTTGCACTAAGAAATCTACTTTTTCTTTATCTAATAAAACACAATTTGATGTAATACCAAATGTAAATTTCCATTTTTTTTCTTCTTTGATCCATTTAACTAATGGAACAATAATAGAGTCCCACATTAACGTAGGTTCTCCTCCAAAAAATCCAATATTGGGAATTACTTCTTTATTTTGAATTTTTGAAGATAAAATTGCATTTTCATGTAACCATTTAGCAGCATCTTTTGCTACATCTAAAGTCATATAATGTGGATGATGCTCGGTAAAACAATATACACAAGCAAGATTACATTCTTCTGTTATATTTAAACATACATCAGTAATTGGTAATAAATTTTTATTATAATTCATCTATATCACCTTTATCATAAAAATTTTCTTATATAAATATTATATCATATTTTTTATAAAAAAACAAGGGGAGATGATTTTATCTCCCCTATTTTATGTACATTTTTTACTGAATTACAGCATATCTATCTGAATCTAATTTATCAAACATCAAATCCTGAGCCGTTTTTCCACTCATAATCATTTCATAGATTACAGGAGAAGCACCAGAAACAAATGTAATTCCATATTGATCTCTCATTGGAATTCTATCGTTGCGCGCCGCGCAATTCCAAAACACAAGCTTAGGCATCTTATACCCAGCTCTATTCCACTTCTTTTCAATACCTTCCATTAATGTTTCTGCTGGATTAGACTCCCATCCACGAGCGGCGTCAAATTCCATGTCAGAGATGACAATAATATTTTCTGGTAATTCATCAGAAGATAAATTATTTTCAATAGCTGTATTTAAGATTAAATCAAATGTAGCTTCAATATTTGTGTTTTCACATAAATTTGTTTCATAAATTCTCTTAACCTTATCACAGAAATCTACTCCTTCAGTTCTAATCAACTGCGGACGAGAGCTGAAAGAAATATAATGGTCTGCGAATGGTCCTCTATTACGTTCTGCGCAATACAAGCCAAGAGAAATAGCTACATGGATTGGAAGTCCCCACATTGAACCGGAAGTATCAATAACTGGAAGTGCATTTAAAGTAGCTCCATCGAAGTAATCCTTTAAATTAGCCCAGTATTTATTTACCATTAAACGATTTGTATCATCTAATGCTACATCCTTTGAACGACCCCAATAACTAAATCCGCCCATAGCATCAATAGCTTTTTGAACTACTTCATATGGATACAGAGCTTTAGCATTGACAGTTGTATTTTCATCCTTAGCAAATGCTTCATAAGAAACAACTTGCGGATTTACCTTCATTCGTTCTACGTCATGTCTAGCGAATGCGTTTTTGTAAATAAGACCTGCTTTGGAAGGAATCTTATCAAACTCGATATCTGCCCATTTACCTGCTGACATAAGTCTTTCAAGGACGTTAATTTTTGCACGCAAAACAGATAAAGTCTTTCTATACTGTTTGGAAGTCATACCAAGATATTGACGAGTAATTTTAGCCAATTTAACGCTTTCCAGTGAAGAAGTGTTCTCACTCTTTAACCACTTAGCTAAAAGAGATGGAGTCTTGCATTCCATATCAAGCATTAACTGTTTTTTAATAAAATCAAAAGCTACTTTTTCTGCCTTAGTGCCAACTAAGCAATACAAATCATCGTATCTGCCAAACGTCGGGACATTAGAGATGTTCCTAACCGCCGCTTCTGTATCATAATTGGCAAGCCACTTTAAGCATACTCGGAAGAACCGCCTCTCGCCTTGTCCGCCGCGAACGTCGCGCAGATAAAACAGACACTTAAGCGCATATGTAGGATTCTCCTTATACGCTTTCTTAAACAAAACAATACAGTCTTCATCAGAGCGAGTTCTGTAAGCACCGCCCAGCGCAAACATATCATAGAGGTCTGACATTGTAGTAATATGCGTTACTGCCCCATTCTCTGTATAACCGAAGTTAGTATTTGCTTTTAATCCCTGTAAAAGAGTGTTCATATGTTTTTCACCTAAATCTTTTTCAAGATTTCCTTTCTTTTATTTTTCTTTATAATATATTATATAATATTTTTTATTTTTTTCAAATAACTTCCTCAATAGTTAACTTCCCTGTAGCAAGCTTATCAGCTATTTCATTATATTTGTTCCCGTTGTGTCCGCGCACCCAGCGCAGCTCAATTCTTTTACCACTTTCCCAAAGCGCATCATACTCTTGAATTAATTCTAAGTTTGCTACTGGTTGATTCTTTGGACGTTTCCATCTATTACGTTTCCAACCTTGATACCACTCAGTAAAAGTTTTATAAGCATAATTAGAATCTGTATATACTACAGGATATTGAAATTCATCTTGGTCAACACCATATTCTTTTAGAGCTACTACAATAGCAGTTAATTCCATTTCATTATTAGTAGTTAATTGTTTTTGAATTCCAGTTTTTGCCGCAATCACTTTATCAGTTTCAGAGTCAACAACTACGAGCCCCCAATTACCGATGCCAGGATTGCCGCTACAAGCTCCATCAGTATATGCCACTAAACTCATAACAAACCTCTTTCTTTAAACACTTTTTCAAATTTATCATAATTTTCAGTATGGAAACCAGCAGGAATAGCAAAAATAACTTTTTTAAACACTTTATGAGTAGTAGTTAAATAGTCCATAAAAATATTTGCTACTTCCTCTGCGTCTTGCCCGAAGACGCCACAACCAAAAGCGCCAAGAATCAAGGTTTCAACCTTTTGATCAGCCGCAATGTCTAAAACAAATTTAATTCTTGATTTTAGAGCTTCAGTATTTTCTTCATCTGTGACACCCCAATTATATTTGCGGCTTGGAGTAATGTTCGGCGCTGCGCAAGTAATTACATCACAATCTCTCTCATCTTTATCCTTTTGGAATAATACGTTAGGAGAATAAATGGCTCTATTCTCATACAATCCTTTATTTTTGTGGTCGTTGTTCCAATCGTAATAAACAGAGCAAGTGGCTAATACATTATATAAGAAAGAAGCATGACATAAACTTTCTTCTTGCGCACTTGATCCTTCAATGAATTTTCCACCTGGATTTTTATAACTAGCAAAATTAAGAACCGCTACTCTTTCATTTAAAGGTCGTTCAATAATTGCTGATACGCTATCTTTATCTACTAAAGTAAATTCAGTATTACACTCTATTCCTTTTGGTTGTTTTGGATTAAAACTTATACTATAAACTTGACTTTCTATAGCGCATGTCATAATAAATCCAGAATATTTTTTTATCATTTCAAGGGTATGTTTTTCTGCCTGCTCTTTTCGAGCTTGTTTATTTTTATAATAAATATTAATATCTCCCATAAATATCACCTCATTTTTTAGTAGAAGAGTTTAAATCTCTTCTACTGAGTTTGCTTCAATCCAAATCCTATAGCAAGGATTCATTTGTTCGGGATAAAATAAAACTAAATTAGTTTTAAAATTTCTTTCTCTGATTTCTCCAATTATACCTTTTCTAATGTAATTACTTTTTCCATTTGTTTTTACTTTCATCATAGTTGTCATTTCCTTTCTTATTTCTTTCTATATCTATTATACTATATTTTTTTAAAAAAATAAAATAAGGGAGATTTTGTCTCCCTTATAGTAATTCTTTCATAAGCTTAGCGAAAATATTAATTTGGTATTCAGATTTTATTAGATAAGGTATTATTGATTCTGTAATTTTTATTATATTTCCTCGACTAGATAATTTAACTTCTGTGTATTTTAATGGTAAATATTTTTTTTCTATATCTTGTTTTGTGATTATATATTTATTATCTACTGGTATTAGCTCTTGATTAATTATTCCATTAGTACAATGTAAAGCATTTTCATAATCTGGCTCTTTCCCTTGTTTTAGCATTAAGCGCTCAAACTTTTTATAATGTTCATTGATAAAAGGACAAGAAATCGGACAAGGATCATTGGCTAATATTTCTATCCTATTACGATATTTATCATTAATTTTATTTAAAAAATTTATATTATAACTATACCGTCTTGGTAAAACAATATTATTATATTTTTTTCTAAAGCTAATTCCCAATCATAATCTTCTTGAGTATTTACTATACTTCTATCAATTTTATATAAAGGATAATTTTTTTTAATATAATCATACATTAAATCTGTCGATACTAATACATGATTATCACTATCTTCTAATAACGATAAAATATTATTGCAATACTCATCTTCTAAGTGATATGATAATATGGAAGAATTGGTACAAGTTAATTGTAATGCAATTTTATGTTCTTTAAAAAAATTTTTTATTTCTATAATCTCAGAAGGAAAAATTTTATTATCAATAAAAACAGAACCACCATTCCATATCATATTAGGAAAAGAACCAAAAATTGCTTTAATATTTACATTATCATAAAAATATTCTGGATATTTTATTTTCCATTCTATTATATATTTATATAATAAAAATCCTTTATAAAAATCTGGACAATAATAATTAATCATTTTATACTTTACTAACACTAATAATCTTATTGTTTTTAATCATCTGATTACCTGCGGCATTACGTCCCATTACTGGAATATCTTCACCACTAATACAAAGATTATTTTTATCTCCCATTAATAATACTTTATCTTTTTCATTCATCATTGCAGCACAAGCAATTGGAGTTTTACTAATTGATAAACCTTTGCCACCACGTTTCTGAAGAGTTAATTCTGATAATGAAATTCTTTTGCCCAAACCCGCTTCTGTGAAGACAGCGACGTCGTCATTAGAATCTCGAATCGGCAAAACGGCAACTACCTCATCTTTTTCTTTTAATGAAATACTCTTTACGCCGGCTGCGGCACGGCCTGATACTGAAATTTCTTCGCCAGAAAATCTAATACTCATTCCTTGTTTCGTAATAACTATTACTTCTTCACTGCTCATAAGTGAAACGGCTACTAACTTATCGCCTTCGTTAATCTTTAAGGCTTGAATACCGCTTTTCTTTTTAGTCTTAATATATTCATCTAAAGAAGTCCTTTTGATTAAACCGTTCTTTGTAGCGAATAATACATATTTAGCATCAGTTTCTCTATAAATAGAATAAATAGTTGCCGGTATTTCATCAGACTCCATTGGCACCAATGCTTTAATATTCGTTCCTTGAGAAGCATTTGTTCCTACTGGAATATCATCCACAAGTAAACGATACATTTTTCCTTTATCAGAGAAAATCATAAGACTATCAATCGTATTTGTACGAATAATCATATGAGTAATATCATCTTGTGTTTTTACTCCTTTGGTATTACGATTTTGTTTGCGGAAACTGGTTGTTGGAATACGCTTAATTAAACCACTTTCTGTCATTACTACAACACATTTTTCAGGTTCTACGTATTCAATTTCTTTTTCTTCTTTAGTAATTTCGATTTGCGCAACTTGCGTTTTTCTTTCAGTACCAAATTTATCAGATAATTTTTGAAGTCTATCTAAGAAAATTGCTTTTTGTTCTTCAACATTTTGAATAATATTTTCATATTTAGCAATATTTTCAATTAAATCTTTTAATTCTTTATTAAGCTCAATCGCTTCAAGTTTAGCCAGTGTTCCTAATCTCATTGAAACAATAGCTTTGCTTTGATTATGAGTAAACTGATATTTTTCTTCTAATTTCTTTTGAGCGTCAGAGCTACTCTCTGAAGATTTAATTAAAGCAATAATATTATCAATATCTTCTAATGCTTTAACTAATCCTTCAACAATTTCTTTACGTTCTTTTGCCTTAGCTACCTCAAATTCATTTTCTCTTTTGATACAAGTTAAATTATGCTCAATATATAAATCTAAATACTGTTGAAGATTTAAAAGCTTAGGAGTTTTGCCCACAAGCGCATATTGATTAGGACTAAAGCTTTTCTGTAAATCAGTTGTTGCGAATAACTTATTTAAAACAGTTAAAGGCGCATTTGAGCATTGAATTTCAATTAATAAATGTTTCTTATCGCTTTTATTGATAATATCATCAATACCATTAATTTCTTCTTTTTCAACTAATTCTTTAATTTTTGTAATTAAAGGCTCTACATAAGTTTGATAAGGAAGTTCTGTAATAAGAATATTATTTCCTTGAACTTCAGTTTTTGCGCGAACTACTACTTTTCCTTTTCCAGTAGAGTAGATAGTAGGAATGTCTTTTTTATTAATAATTATTCCTCCTGTTGGATAATCAGGATAATAATTATTCGTATCTAAAATGCCCGAGGTGGTATACTTGTTGATGAGCGTGACAGTCTCCTTGAGGTTGAATAAAGTCCAGTGATTGGCAACGGTCACGCCAATGCCTTGAGATCCGTTAATCAACAACCTCGGCAATACCGCAGGCAACACCTCCGGCCATTCTTTATCCTCAGAGAAATTAGGAATCATTGGAACATTTTTCTTTTTAATTCCTTCAAACATTCCTTGTTCAATAACAGGACTAAGTCTTGCTTCCGTATATCTTGATGATGCTGCTTCTGGACCAATTACTTGATTGCCGTTTGATCCATGGAAATCAACTTCTGGAATATTATTAATCCAAGGCTGGCTCATGCGAACAAAAGTATCATAAATGGCAACGTCCCCGTGCGGCCACCAGTCGGCTATTACGCCCCCGCTGACCTTAGCACTTTTTACATGCGGCTTTGAAGAAGTATATCCTTTAGTATAAAACTCCCAAAGACAGGCTCTCTGGCCCGGCTTCAAACCATCTCGCACATCTGGGAAGGCTCGTTGGCTATTGGCTTCATAAGCAAAATCTATAAAATTTTGGTGTAGTTCTTTAGTAATATCAATAGACATCATTAGCCTCCTCACTATATTTTAATATATATTCTCGTCTTGGCGGCACTGAAGGCCCCATGAAGATTTCAAATAATTTTTCTGTTTCTTTAGCATCTGCTACAGTAATTTGTTGAACGTTTCTTGTCTCTGGTTCAAGTAAACATTCACCGAGTTCATGCGAATCTTGTTCGCCTACGTGTTATTCCAATATTTCTATTGGCACTGACTATTTCTTCTGCGCAATTGCGCAGGCTACCGTTTCCCCGTTTAACTAACTTCGTTTCCTAAAATTAGAGTGCGTACCAATAGCACCGGTACTCCCCGACAAAGGGGATAGTCGATACAGGCTTAGAAAATTTCTTCCCAATGAGCTGGAACTAATAAATTAGGAACTGTGCCAGCAATTTTATCATTGGCTAAATGTCGTGTTAAAGTGGTTGCTCCACACCCTGCCCATCTAGCCGCGGCACTGATTGATTTGAAAATTTTACCAGTTTCTATATTTTTTACTGTTCTACCCTTATATTTTACTTTAGAAATTGCTTTTGGATCTGCTATATATCTTTCTACGGTTCCATTATCTCTATGATATTTTTTAGCAATAGCATTTATAGTTAATCCATTATTATAATCTATTAGCCAAAGATCAATTTCATCTTGTTTAATTGCTCGATCTAAAGATGATAAGCCTATTTGATCTTCTGAATGTCCTATATGACTTTTATGTATTGCTTTATTTTCTTCAGTATAAACATCTGTATGAATATCAGTCCAATTTTCACAATTCCATACTTTTAATAAACAACGTTCTGTAATTCCTCTTTCCAGAAAAGGTTGGAAAGCATCTTTTCGTCTAATACCGTTTCCATAAGCTTCTCTTAATTCCCAAACATCTTTTTCTGTTAAAATTGCTCGTGGATGGTCTTCTCCTTTTAAAAAATTACCTCCAATTGTTCTATTATAACCATTATTATATGAATCATAATATTTTATCCAATATTTTTCACGTTCATCAATAATATTTAAAGAACATTGTTCAATTATTTCAAAAGTAAAATTTTCAATTCCATATTTTTTAATAGCTAAATCTATACCAGTTCCTTTTTCAGCTCGATATTCAGCGTCATAAATATGCTATTGATATCGTTTTTCAATATTATTGCTTTGACCAATATAAATTTTTCCATTAATTTTATTCTAATATTTATAAATACCTATACTCATTATATTTTCCTTTCCCACGAGACTATCGTGCCTTAAAAAGTTTTTTCTTTCATTATAATATAAAAATTAAACTAAGTCAATTCACCAAAGTTCACCAAACTTTTTAAGGTTTAGACTCCCTCGTTAGCCGCTTTAAGCGACCCCCATGGTGTTGGGAAAAGCAACTAAGGGCCAGACTAACTCGTACCCTTTATTTCTATTAATTAAATATTTTTCGTTAATATGTTGTTTTTTATATTCTTCTAATTCATTGTTATCTCTAAGATAAATATATTCATTTTTCTTAGTGGTAATTCTAAACAAAGGTGGAACTGTTGCGTAAATATGTCCATTAATAACAAGCTCTGGACACAATTCCCAGAAAAGAGTTAACAAAAGGTTCTTAATAGCTTCACCATCGGGATCCGCATCAGCAGCTAACATAATTTTTCCATAGCGAAGCTTGTGTTCATCATAAGTTAATTTAACAGTTTTAGGATCAAATTCTAACCCTAATGCCTTAATTAAATTAACTACTTCTTGATTAGCTAAAAGCTTATCTGAAGAACATTTGCGCGCTGAAATAACTTTTCCTCGAACTGGAAAAATAGCTTGGTATTCGGCATTACGAGCACCAACCAATCCACTTGCGGCAGAATCACCTTCCGCTATGAACAGCTCGCATTCAGCTCTATTTTTACTCCAACAGTCAACCAATTTAGTCGGTAAATTTAAGAAATTTTTATTTTTCTTTTTACCTTCAATATTGCGCACCGCATCTTTAGCTTTTTTCGCTTTCTCTCTAGCGCTTCGCGCAAGCAAAGCCTTTTCCACGATAGCTTTTGCATCTTTTGGATTTGTATCAAACCAAAGCTTTAATTCTTTAGACGCTAATCTTTGTACTGCCGTTCTAGCTTCCGCAGAACTCAATATGTCTTTGGTTTGTCCGCTAAATACTGGGTCGGGCATTTTAAAAGAAAGAATTAAGGTTAAACCTTCTTTTAATTCTTCTCCGGTTAAATTACTATCTTTATCCTTTAAAAGATTTTTTTCTCTAGCATATTCATTAATAGTTTGTGTTAATGCTGTTCTAAAACCAGTTAAATGCGTACCGCCACTATTTGGAATTGAGTTAGTAAATAATTTATAAGTATCTGTAAAAGAATCATTATATTTTAATGCTACTTCAATACCAATTTGACCTTCATTACTTTTAGCATAAAATAATGAAGTAATGGCAGTTTTCTTTTCAAATAAATCATCCATATAGTCTTTAATACCATTTTTAGATGATATTACTTCTTCTGGTTTATCTTGATATTTAAATTTAAAAGTTAAACCAGGAGAAAGATAAGATAATTCAATAAGAGTTTTTCTTATCCAATTATAATCTACTTCAGTAGTTGCTTTAAAAATTTCTGGATCAGGTTTAAATTGAATAGAAGTGCCGTGTTCGCCATCGCGCCACTTTTCTTCTTTATAATCAATTAATTTGCCTTTTTTAAAATGCGCTTCGGCGCGTTTGCCATCTCGTACGGAACTAACACTGAATTCTGCAGATAGCGCATTCGTCGCCTTTGCTCCAACTCCATTGAGTCCTCCGCTAGAGTTGTAACCAGTTCGCCCTGATGAATCGAATTTAGCACCAGTGTGAAGTTTTGTAAATACGTTAACTAAAGTTTCACTACCATCTTTAGCTTTACCAAACGGAATGCCACGTCCATTATCAGTAATTGTAATAAAATTAGTATTAATAGAAACAGAGCATTCATTACATTGTCCATTTAAATATTCATCTATTACATTAGAAATGATTTCAAGTGTAATATGATGGACACCTTCTTGCTCCGTCGAGCCGATATACATTCCACTTCTGAGACGTATAGCTTCTATACCTTCAAGAGTTTTAATACTCTTAACATCATAGTTCAAATGATTTTGCCTCCTTTTTTCTTATTCTATATATATTATATCATTTTTTAATAAAAAAGTCAAAAATTTGCTTAAAATAAAAATATTTGGTATAATATAATTAATGAAAGGAGATAATATGATATATTTTTCAATTCCAGGTTTTATTAAACATTATGAACTTAATAAACGATTGCTTACTTTAAAAAATACAGAGCCAGATAAATTTTATGATGATGTAATTATTGATTCTATATACGATAGTTTTCCAGGATGTATTTGGAATGGAGGCCGGCGCAATGCAGATCCTTTAATTCCTCCAAAAGATATTTCAGAAATAATTAGAACTTTTAATCTATTTAATACATCAATACGTATTACTTTCACCAATGGACATTTAACTGACAATCATTTATATGATACTTTAGGAAATGCTATTTTAGAGTATGCAAAAGATAGTTTAATAAAAACTGGTATTAATATTAATTCAGATTTATTAAAACAATATATTGAGTATAAATATCCTAATAAGTTTTATTATAATTGGTCTGCGACCAAATGTTTGCGCACAGTAGAAGATATTAATTTTTATTCTTCTGGAAATGATAGTATAGTGCCATCTTATATGTTTGTTAATAATAATTTTAAATTATTACAACAATTAGAGTACCCTGATAAAATTGAATTAGTGGTAGATGAAAATTGTTTAAATTATTGTCCTACTTATTTAGAGCATTATGCAGAATTTGATAAAGAAATTTTATGTCAAGATAATTATGCTGATGATTTTTTATGTGATTGTTATCAAAAAGATAATTATTATGAAAGAAGAGTGGGAAAACGTCATAATATTTCTATAGAAGAAATTAGAGAAAAATATTTATCTTTGGGATTTAATAAATTTAAAATCGCTGGTAGAGAAGAACTTCCATTCAATTTAATCGAAAGCTATACAAGATATTTTGTTAAGCCAGAATGGAAAGATTATATAAGAAATGATTTACTTTTTACTGTTTATGTATAAAAAAAATAAGCGGGTTTAATAACCCGCTTATTCATCATCACTTGTTTCATCATCAGAAGAATCACTATCTGTAAATTTACCGCTAATAAAATTAGCTAAGTCTTTAACACTTGGTATTAAAATAATTACTGTGCCTGTGCCTACAACAAATTTACAAAAATTTAAAACTAAATTAAGCCAAGCTATTGCATCAATGCTCATAGCGTTTAAAACAGCGCCATAAATAATAGCTATTGTACTTACAAAAAGCATATAAACAAAAGTAATTTTTCTAGTTCTCCATGCTTTCCACGGTTTATTTTCTAACCATTTTTTCATTTTTTCACCTCTGAACAATAGTTTTTAGTTTCGCCTTTTAAGCAAATCCAACCTTTATATTTTTCGCTGTATCCCCAATTATTTCTAATTTTTGTAACAGTGAAAGTAACTCCTTTTTTAATTTTGCCAATTACTTTTGTGTTTTTAGTTGTATAACCATCTCTAATATTTAATTGTTGATTAGTTATGTATTGTTTTTCTATAGATTGATATTTAGAAAGATATTTCATATTAACCCATTCATTTTTACCAATCATTGCCCAATTTCCTTTAGTCGCAGTAATATGGACTTCTTCATTAAACGCAGCCTTGCGCACTACCTTGTTGAACGTCGAAGCGCCTGTGCGCACCTTTAAACCAGTGGTAGAAGAAACATACATTTCTAATACACTTTTTTTTCTTTCGGGCTTAATGCCATTCTTTTTAATGTCTTCTGGAACTGTAATGATCCAATATCCATTACATTCACTAGTTAATAAAGACCATTTAGCATGTGTGCGGCGTTTAAGTGTAGAGTTAGGATCATTAATAAATACATATTTATTTTCATATCCATAAGCAAGAATGAAATGACCGCCGCTAGTCCAATTGCCTTTATGCATTATACAAATTACCCAATTACCATTTTTAAGAGCAGTTAACGCCTGATCTTTACTTGTGGTTTGTTTACAAGTAATTCCATATTCTTTAAATTGCGCATTAAAATAACTCCAATATGTTCCTACATTTGCCACCATACCATGATTCATTGACCATTGGCAAGTATCTACTGGAGTTACTCCATTATTTTTAATTGATTGAATAACCATTGCGGCACAAGTCGGTCCGCAGCCGGAACTACCGATGGTCATTCTACTATTTCCTTTTGGGCCATATTTCTTTTTTGCCCATTTAGTATCAGTTTGATAATAATTAATAGGTTGTATCATATAATATCACTCCTTTATTGTAATAAAAAAGTGAGGAGTAAAAACTCCTCACATCTTATCTGCTATCGCAGCCAATTTACTTCTATATACAGTTTGTAAACTTACTTTTCCAAATAAATCTGAACCTTTAAATACTTCAGTAGCTCTGCGCAAACCATTATTTAAACCACCATATTCTGGTAAATCTAATTGAGCTTCTACATCTCCGTCAAGAATTACTTGACAATTTTCTCCTGCTCTTTGTAATGCTAATTTCATTAGGTCAATACTCATATTTTGAGCTTCTGTAATATAAATACAAGCATTTGAATCAGTGCCGATATCTATACCTCGGCAATCAGCCATAGGAATTAAAATGATTTGTTCTCTTTCTATCATTTGTTCTAAATAAGAACGGTCGCCTATTTTCGCATTTAGGAAATTCCCTATGGAAGAGTCAAGGAGCTTGTCGTTGCGCGACCCGGGATAGAAACCTAGTTTCGCCGCACCCCTAACAGCCACAGGATTACAAAGAATATATAGTTTATCTATATTGCCACGTTCCATCTAATTAAAAATATAAGCCATAGAAATTAAACTTTTACCAGAGCCAGGCTTACCTTCTAAAATTGTCAACTAATTATGAAGTAATGAGTCAAATGCCATTCTCTAATACCAATCTTTTGGTTTTACTTCACCAAACTATCTTGATTTTAAAGGTGTGTAATTTACTGGCGCATATTCTTCACCATTCCATTTTCTTACGTCAACAATTTCTTTTGTTTTAATATCTTCGATAAGTATATATTGATTTTTTAATAGATTAAAAGTATTGGTATGAAGATTAGAATAAAATTCACTCATTGTACCTTCATCCATTGCTACTTCAATATATCCTTTATATTCTGCATAATCTTGTTCATCATTAACTTTACTAATGCAACCATCGCCAAAAAATAAATTAGCTATATGCTTTAAGCATAAATCATTAGTAATAAAGTTAACATCGTCTGGATGAACATTATAATCATACCAAAAAGCAGTTGCCAAAATGCGCATATCATCAGTAATAGTTAATGATTTTTCTACAATAGGTTCAAGCATTTTTTCATTAAATATAATAACTTCCACATAATCTGGATGTTCTTCTAAAAATCTTAATAAAACTCGTGCTTGATATTTAACTTCAGGTGATTTGTTCATAGAAGTCTTAATATTTTCTAACTCTTGAAGAGTAACGGAAGAAATAATAATATTATCTTCTTTCTTTATATTGTTACCTTTCAAAAGCAGGCTTGATGTGTCATAAAAATTGAACATTATCATCTTTCCTTTGCTAATAAAATTTTGAGATTTTATCTCTATTATATTTAACTTTCTTTATCTTCAAATTGTTTTAGACTGTCCGAAAGTGTCTTGTCCACTTCTCTATTATGTCTAATTTTTTTATAAAAATCATCTTTAGCATTAATATAATCTCTTAATTCATGAGATTTCATTTCAATATGATTTTTAATTATTTTTAAATCTGACTCTTTCATTTTAATTTGCCGATTTAGCATGCGCGCTTCATAGCTTTTAGGATTATAATATTTACTTCTATTGATAGAATAAAATAATTGTTTTAAAGATTTTAGCTCTAGTTTAATTTCATCTCTAAAACCTCTTAATGCTTGTATTTCCGCTCTTCTAAAAGCAATCTCTTGCCCTGTGCGTTCACTCATCATATCTTTATCATCTGGATGACAAAGAGCAGCGCCGCAGTAAGTTTTATTACTATCATATAATATACAGGTTGCTGTACCTGATTCTTGATCAAAAGCAAAATAAGGCATAATTTGATTTCCTTTCTTTTTTATTTTATTATACCATAAAAAATCTGAAAAATCAAACTATGCCTTTTGCTTTAAAAAATTGCTATGCGTGGTTTTAATCGGAAACTCAAACTGAGACGAGAATCACGCCTTATACGTTTCATTTGTATCTGTTGGAACCAAACACTTAGCCCCAATAAATTTTGTTTTATCTTCACTATAAATAGGATTTTTAAATGCTCCACCAGTTAATGTAATTTTAACTTTATCAATATCAGTTTGAGAATTTTTTAAAGGATTTGCCTCATAGAAGGAATATGCTCCTTCAAATAAACCACCAGTAACATTAACAGAAATTGATTGCTTAGAACTATGTTGAATAACCGCAAGTGCGCAACCAGTGCTTGCACTTCCACCACTATTAGCTACTATAGTAAATGGAGCCACTCCTACGAAATGACCGCCGCTAATTGTTGCATTACCAGCTCTTATTTCACAAGCTGTAGCACCAATGAATTCTCCATCTGTAATAGTAACTGTACCATTATAAGCAGGATTATAGAATGCAATACTATCTAAACAATTGAGGGCTTTGAAAGTTCCTCCGTTTATTTGAATATTAGAAAGATTTTCAGTCTTAGTACCTTCACTACTTATTGCATAATAATAACCTTCATAATAACCACCATTAACAATTAATTGACTTGTTTTGCCGCTACCTCCTACGCTCATGCAAGTACCAATAGCTCCATAAGTATTAGTTCCTGCATAAACGCCACCGATACCTTCAAAAGTTAAACTGCCGCCAAATTCAACTCCAATTAATAGAGAATTAAGTGTTAATTTTCTATCCGCACGAATAGAATGTCCGTTAAAGTCAATAGTTAAAGTTTTACCGTCTGTAATTTTTAATTGTGCATCAAGGACAATTTCTTTTAATAATTTAATCGTACCGGTTTCGGTCGCTTCAACCGCCGCGCGCAAAGTTTCATATTTCGTTCCATTAACTTCAGCTTCATATTTATCATTTTCTAAAACAAAAACTGTTAAGTCTTGATCTTCTCCGATTTTTAAAATTTTACCTTTATTTTCAGCTAAAGATAATAATTCTGCTAAATCATAATCAGCGAATTTATAAACTGTTTTACCAACTTGAATGCGTTTAATTTTATCCATTGTGTTCTTCTCCTCCTCCAATGACTAATGTTCCATCATCTTTAAGTGTAAACATCTGTGGAGCTAATGTAAGTGTATCTCCTTCAACTTCACCACCGAGTGCATTCCACATATCAGTAGTAATAGTTAATTGTGTTAATTCTGTAATCTATTGATTTAATTCCTCATTTTTCTTTTGGAGTTCTTCAATTTGCTTTTTCAAGTTATTAATTTCTTCTTCAGAAGAATCTCCGCCAGTTGAACCGCCACTTGACCAAGGTTGTTTCACCCATTCATCTTTACTATTTAAGATATAATCTCTGCCTGTATCAATTGTTGTTGCCTTACTGCCCATGCAACAATTATCTATGTCTATATCTAAAATATCATTTTCAGTGTCTACCATATAATGTTTTAAATTGTAGGCATCATGTCCGCCTGTTTTGATAGCTGTGTGCATTCGTCATACCTCCTTTCATTAAAATATAAAAAAACCGTGAATATTATTTCACGGTTTCGTCCAAACGATATTTTTCTCTCATCTCTTGGAGCGCATCATCCAAAAGAATAGGATAGTTATTATGGGCATCTAATTCACAGTGATAAATAGGTCCTTTGTCCCAGTCTGCCCAACGGTCTTGAGTGTGCGAGTGCCCACATAAATTTATAGTTCTTTGTTTTAATGGCTTATCATTTTCTCCCCAGTTACTTACCAAAGCAGGAAAATGAGATAAGAAAAAATGATATTTTTTATAAGTAAAAGATGTAGCATCATACCAAGCGAGGATATTTGAACAAGTTAAATACATATCTAATCTACTATCAGAATCATGGTTACCTCTAATAACATAAATTTTTCCATTTAATCGTTCAATTAATTGCTTATTTTTTTCTAATACTTCTCTTCCTCCTCCGCCTAAGCAAAGATCTCCAAGAACGTATGTTAAATCATTTTCACTTACTACACTATTAAAATTCTTAATAATTGTTTCATTCATTTCTTCTACGGTCTGAAATCCACGAGGCTCATAAATGAAGTCTTTATTATGTGAAAAATGTCAGTGAAAATCTGACGTTAACCAGATTTTATTCAATATTATCATCTCCTTTTTGGGGTTGTAATTGCTTCTACTATATTCATACCCTATTTCATTCGTCTATATACTGAATTTGCAGAAATATCATAAATTTTACACCATTCTTTTATATTATGCCGCTCTCCATTGATAAGGGGGTTAGTTTGATTAAATTCTTCAATTTTTTCTTCTAAAGTTGGTGTATTAGGTATTTCTATAATATTACCTTCATCATCTATTTTTCTAAAAATTAAATTATGAATAATTGAATAGCGTTGATTTCCAGAAATGCATTTATGAATACGAGCTCTATCAATTCCTATTTTTTTACTTGCTTCAGAAACAGAAGTATAATAATTTTCTTCTAATGTAATGACATTAAAACTATAAACAGCCGTTCGACGCTTTCTTGTCTGATAAATGACATCCTAAACTTTTCCATCTTTATCTATGTCTTTAAATATATCACCATTATAACTACGTATTTTTCCCTTGCAAACATTGCGAATAGAACTAGCATTTTTTTCACCATCATATCCATTTTTTCTAGCGGCATCATGATAAGAGTGATATAATTCTATAATATTATTGTTTTTATCTACTTTAGCGCATTTCTATGAACGTTTTTCATTACTTTTCTAAAGATTTTCTTTTCCCATTTGTTGAGGATGTGTTTCATATGTCTAATTATATCCATAATTACAACTATCATAAAAATAAATCATATCTTTTTCATAATTTCTCATATCTTCAACAGAAAGAAAATCATCATTGAGAATTTCAAAAGAAAAATTTTCTAAACCATATTTACGAAAGGCAGCATATAAAGGATAATTATACTAAGCAGAATTTTTATTAAAAGCCACAGTTTTATGTTGTTTCCATCTTTTCTCTACTTTAATACTTGATCCTATATAACATTTATTATTAATTAAATTAGTAATTTTATAAACAGTATACATTTATATAATCCCTCCCTTCGTATTATTTTTATTTTTCTTCTTTGTATATTTATTACTTTTGACCTACATTTTTATTGAAATGCAAATCTAAAGTAATACATTAAATTAACCTCACTTCTTTATATTTATATTTAGTATCTTTGCGCGGGTCTTGAATCGAGTTATACATTCTAATAATTGTCGATTCTGGTACAACTGCAATTTCCTCCCGTTTCTTATTGCGCTCAAGCGCAAGTTTTAAAGGAGTATTTTTCCAATAAATTTTGATATTTATATTATCAAGTTTCAATTTATCTAAAACTTTACAACGACTTTTTTCTGTTAATTGAGTCGCATCAGCATAAACTCTATGTATTTTTGGATTATCTAAAGCTGATTGGATTTGTCTAATATATTCATTAAATACTTCATTTTCTTTAGAAAAATAATTTTGTTTTCCATCAATCATAGAAAATCTAATTTGATCTCTGGAGATAGCAATTTCTCCCATTGAACTTGATACTATTGCTTTTAAATAAGTAGATTTTCCTGATCCAGGAATACCCATCATTAAAATTAATTCTTTCATTAAAATACCTCCTTTTTACATAGTTTGATAGATTCTTTTGCTAATTCTATAAAATCACCATTATTAAATTTTTCTTTAAATTTTATTACATCTTCTGGAGTTGGACATTCATAATGATTACAAACTTTTCTACAATGTATACAATATAATTTTTTTAAATGACCTGCTTTATGTTGATGCCCTTTTTTGCGAGCTAAATCTATTCCTTTATTACCGCAATTAATGCAGTAAAATTCATTAATTACTACCGGCATCTTTAAATACCTCCGCTAATTCTAATGTATCTAAATCTAATAAACCAATTTTATGAGATAATACACTTCTTCCATCAATACAAATTTTATGCCCTTCACAATATTTACACATTACATCTTCATAAGAAGCATAATCATAATCATTACCAGTAAAAAGTTTAAGATTAAATAATTCTTCTTGAATATACATTGCTGGTGTATGTCCATGAACTACATAATCAATTCCTTCTTCATTGAACCAACGAGTATAAATATGATCTTTGTCCCAAAGCAAGTCTCGTTCTTCGATACCTGGAGCAATTCCCGCATGACTTAAATGGATATTTTTATACATTATTTCTTTTGGTGCTAAATCTAATTTTTGAAGAATATCGTGTAAATCTATATCATTTTTACAAGCATTATAAGTTGGTTCACCACCATTTAAAAACCATAAACGTTTATCATATGGACTTTCAGTTTTGAAATAATGCAACATCATATCTTCGTGATTACCTAGCAAAAAGATGCATTTTTTATCTTCTAATACTTCTTTTAGAATTTGATAACCATCTAAACCACGATCAATACAATCTCCTAATACATAACATGTATCATCTTCTTTAAGATAATTTTGAATTTGTTTCCATAGATTATATTGTCCATGAACATCTGAAAAACAATATGTACTCATAAATATCAGCTCCAATCTTTTACTTTTATTTTTCTTTATAATATATTATAACATATTTTTTCAAAAAAATAAAAGGGAGATTCATCTATCTCCCTTATGCTAATTTCCAATCAATAATTGGGTATTCTTTTAATTGTTCTTCTGCAATTAAATCTTCTAATTCATCAAGATCTTTAGCTTCAGTTTTAATTCCTAAATCTTCGGCCCATTGAGTGTAAGCATCGTCAAGAGAATCATAATAATATGACCAATTATCTACTTCACCAGTTTGTAAAGCTAAAAAGGAATTAGCTTGAATAATTAATGTTTTTAATTGTTTTTCATTTAATGCGTATATTTTCATGCAAATTTCCTTAACTTTCTTTCCCATTTCTTAATAAGTTTTTCATTTTCAATAGGATTTACTCTAAGACGAGCAAGACGAGCTGTAATAGATTCTTTGGTTAAAATTTTCATATTATTTATTCCTTTCTGTCATTAATGTTTTAAAAGATAAGTTCTTGAAACGTTTTTAAAGCTAAAAGTTGGATCAGTAGTTTTGTAATATACAAAACCTTCTCTCGCACAATCAGTTTTACCTTCGCAAACTGAAGCATCATAAAAACCATCAGCTTGAAGCTTAAAAGTTTCCATGTCATTTGGAAGAATAAAATTAGTATCAGTAATTGGTACTACTTCCATTCCTCTCTTTTCCCATTCTTTCTTAGCAGTAATTAAATCTAAACGACCGTTAATGCTGTCAGTCCAATGAAAACAAAAGAGATGAGTTTCAGTAAGCTTATGCGGATTTTTTTGGATACCCGGCGCACAAATTTCACCTTGCCAGCAAATCCATTTTGCCGTTGGATTTTCTTTTAACCATTGTTTCATCTTATTTTCAATATCATACTTCTTAGCTACTTCCCAATAATAGTTATCGGCCCCATAGAAGCATTCTTGTCTTTCGTGCAACATACGCACATTCCTAGAACAAACATAAAATTCATATTTGCCAAATTTTTTTCGTTCAAGGATGAACGTACCTGACGACCCGTCGCACTTTTGAGAGACGATATAAGGAGTCTTATCATTGAGCACAAACGGCATGCATTCAACCCTTTCTTGGTCAGTCTTTGATACGCCGGGGAACTGACCGACGGGCCAACCCTTCTTATTATCTTTCTTCTTGCCGAACAAAGTAAACATAATCTTTCTGCCAACGGCATATCTCATAATTTTTTTAACCCATGGCTTTCTAAAAAACTTTTTATGTCTATCCATCATAGAACGATATGGGTCAAAGTTTGCTTTTCTTTGATTATCTTCTACTTCGTAATATTTAACTCCAAGTTTCTTAGTTAAATCAGTGTGAATTTCATAGTCTTCTTCTTTTAGCCCTAGATCCACAAAAGCAAGAATTAAACCTTGAGAGAAAAATAATCCTTTTCCGCCAAAAGTATAACGCTGAGTTTTAACTTTATACTTATATTTACTCATAAAAGTAAAAGCTTCATTATCGGCTGGCACAAGCGAATCAACTTCAAAATAAACCACTTTTTGCCCTTTTTGAAATTGCCCTTTCTTGACCATGACCTTCCAACCACCGATGACTGCGCACTCGCAATTATCAGAGCCAACGATTGGAATAATATCATCAATTACTACTGGGTAACAAAGCATTCTTTGTCCATCTTTACCTACCATTATTTTTTCACTTCCTTTCTTAAGGCTTCTATCGCGAATAATAAAGCCTCATTTTCTTCTAATACAAATTTATCAAAGTCACTTTGAGGTTCTTCAATTAATTTTTGGTTAAGTAAATATCTACCTTTTAATATTTCTAATGCTTTTTCATTATCCATATTTTTACTCCCATTTAGCTAATTTACCAATAGAAATAGAAATTTTAAATAAATTGATAAATAAATAAGTCTCTCTCGAATTATGTGACAAACAAATACCAAAATTCCACATTTGGTTCCACATTTTATCTATTCGTATTCCAAAATATGTTTTACAATTAGTTGGCATTATAACATAACCTCCATAATTTCACTTTCAATAGTAGTTGTAATTTCATCTGCAATATCAGAATCTAAACACCTTAAAACTTTATTAATAATTTTTAATTCGCCTTGCGCGATTGCTTTTTCTGTAAGGCAATCATATAGTCCAGATTCCTTTCGTTCTTTAATTGTAGTTAATTCAATTAATAAAGTATCTTTTAAGTCACTTATAATATCAACTAATTCATTGTATAATCTTTATATTCATTCGACATTATTCTACACTCCAGTTAAACCCACAATATTTTGTTTTTTGAATAATGGCTTTCTTAAGGCGATTGCGCATTCTATTTTTAATTTTATCGTCATGACGATATTCTTCTGGTATATTAGCCATACAAAAAGTTAATACTTCATCAACTGTTTTATATTTTACAATTTCTTTTTTCTTTTTATGTTTTCTTACAATGATTTTATGATCAAAAGTAAAATCAACTGGACCAATAGATTCTTTTCCATCAATATTTTCAAAAATTGATTTCAATAATTTAGCATCATCTAGTGCGTTATGAGTTTGTTCTTCTGGCTCAGTTTTAAAATAATTAGCTGCCGCAATTAAAGAAATTGGTTGATTAATTGAAAAGAATTTTTGAACTTCTTTATCATAATTTGCGCATCTAGTCATTACCGCAGAAAATTGTTCATAATTAACACTATTTTGAATATTTTTTAAAGTTGCTTTAATAAATTTTGTATCTTCTGAACCATAATGATAAAATTTTGTATCGTTCCAATTAAAATAATCTTTTTTATTAGTTGCCATAAGCCAAGAGAAAAAAGAAACTAAAACTGTATCAATTAATTTAGCTTTATCAATCTGTTCTTGTCTTAAATGAGTAATTTTCTTTACATAATTATCTAAAGGGGTGGAACAATTTACTAAACTATAAAACTCTTCTCCATTCTCACTTACGCAACCAATACTAATAATTTCACCAGAAGGACTATTAGCTTCAAAGTCAATAAAATAATTCATATTGCCACCCCATTTAATTTAACCATACAAGAACTACAAAAGATACAAGAATTAGTACCCATAGGATAAAACATACTAATTCAAAAGTTCCACGAGCAATTTTAGAAATTCTCCACCAAGTTTGCGGGTCATTAAAAATCCAATAGCAAAAAGCTAAAAAGATAAAACAGAAAAGTGTAATTAAAGTCTTAATCATTTTTATTCTTCTCCTTTTTTAACAACAAATAATAATCATGGAAAAGCATATGAATTTTCCCGCCGAGCCATTCGTCGGAGTGATAATGGCCACATAGCCATTCGCCCTGTTCCGCTATATGCACTTGTTGATAAATTTCTTCCAAAAATAATTCAGTAGTTTTATCAACTTTACTTTGGTCAATATTATTTAAGAATAAATGAGTAGGTTCATGCGAAATAGGGCAAGTGTGCGAAAATATATAATTGAATGTAGGATTCTCTTTGACGATTTTTCGCACATATTCCTTTTCCTCTTCTGTTGGCTGTTCATCTGCGAACCATTTATACCCCATCATTAAACGGTATTCTTTATCAACTGAATAAGCACCAGAGATAGCTAAACATCTTAATCCATTAAGATTAAATACATCACAATTAATATAATAAATATTTGGATAATCTTGTTCATAATAAACTTCACATTTAAATCTTTTATCATAACATTTGCGCATTGTCGATATACTCTCTGGACGAGCCTCATGATTGCCGCGAAGCATTAAAAATGTAATTGGCATCTTAGAAAGAAATCTTTTTCTTTCCTCATCATATACATTTAAATTATAATTTAAACCCACATCACCTAAGCAAATAAGTAAATCATCTGTTGTTGTATGTTTCTCATCGCAAAAATCTTTAAGCCCTCTAAATTGACCGTGATAGTCACCTTTAACGAACGCTCTGTTCCACTTCATTTTAAACACCCTCTTCTTTTATACTCTTCTTCAATAGTTCCGATTTCTTTGCATTTAGTTACTTTTTTACACCATGGACAATAAAGATTTTTTCTATGTCCTTTTTCTCTAAAATACCCTATCCGTCTAGGAATATCATATATTTTTCTATGACACTCTGGGCAATAAAATTCATGAGTTTCAAAATTTCGCCGATATTTCATATTAATCACCCTTTTATCTTTTATATAATATATTATACCATATTTTTTTAAAAAAATAAAGGAGAGATTTGTTTATCTCCCCTGTTGTAATTCATACACGAGAGCTTTACGAATAATATCATATTGAATTTCATCTAATAATTCAAATGTTTTTTGATTCTTATAAGCCTCTCTATTACTATTGAAAGTACAAAATTTATCAGCTAAAGTTTCAATATGGGTTAGTGTACGTACAGCAACTGCTTTAGCTTCTTCCAATGAAAGTACATGCTGTTTTAACATAATTAACCTTTCTCGTTGTTCACTTTTAAGGCAATTTTTATATGGTACTCCATCAAGATATTTTTTAAGTAATTCTTCGATTCTTACCATATGAGAAAGTTGTTTGCCATCATATCCATGCTCAGCAATAATTTGTGCTTTTGCAGGATAAGGATGTTGTAAAGCATGATATTTTTCATATGCCATGCCTTTTATGCACTTAACGGCTTGATAAGTATCCATTCGTGCAATCTCTTCAGCAGAATCGCGCAAAGTTTGAATTTCATTTTTATATAAATCATTAATCCAAAAGTAATCAGTAAAAAGGATTTCAACGAAATTAATGTTTTGTTTGCGGAAACAGTTAAACATAGGCGCTACAGACTTGACATCAATATGTTCATTATTGGCGCGCACATGAGTGTAACTCTTCATCTTTTGGTTTTTTACGATAGACATAAGAGTAGGTGTTACAATTGCCTTTGTGTCTACATCAGATCCTTCATATTGAAGGTTATAATTTTGGGAGCCTTGTAGCGCCACATAGGCAACTGTTTCGGCAGGCTCAATGGTTAGTATTTCTTTTATATGTTCGGTAAATCTTAAATTCATATTATCACTTCCTTTTTTTTATTTTCTTTATAATATATTATATCATATTTTTTATAAAAAATAAAATAAGGGTGAGATTACCCTCACCCTTTAACACTTTTTACCTTTTCAAGACGCATAATGTGGAATCGAACCACAAAAACATTTTTGTAGAATATTTTTTCGACCAGAAAATTAAAAATTGCTGTTTATGCGTCTTTCGGTTTTTCGACCGCACCAATATTTTTTAATTAAAAAATATAAAATACAAGATACAAAAACGTAATATTAAATATAATAATTGCTGTATGTATCTTAATGTTGGTTGCAGAGGCGGGATTCGAACCACGCATAACTCAGGATATGAACCTGATGAGACAGCCACTTCTCTACTCTGCATCATCAATAACAAGACGATAAAAGTTTTCTCTTGTAGAATTATTATAAACTTACTTTTAACTTTGCTGTAATCGTCTTTCAATAAACAAAAAGGAAATGAAAAACAGATGAACTATCTGTTCTAATTGTCTAAATTAGTAAAAACAGAACTACCACGAGAAGGTTTTAGACTTAGTTCCGCGAGGGCGCTGGGAGTCGAACCCAGGTCATGACTTTTAGAGAGTCAGATCTTACCGTTAAATGACGCCCCAATATTAAACAAGACCTAAATAAAGAGAACTTTAGCACTAATTATTCGTTATCTCTATCAACTCATCATAATTAGTATCGCTTAAAACTTTTACATACTGGCTTGTAAAATTTTCCCAATTTCATCTATATGAAATATTTGCTGTATAGGTCTTTTAGGGTTCGCTTGCGCTCACCCTAAGCTCATTTCATCTGATTTGGTATTAAACTAGACTTCATTCCTTTGGCCTTGCGCTCTTCCAACTGAGCTACCGAATAAAAATATTATCCGAAGTGGGCTCGAACCACCGACATCAAGGTTTTAATATTATAACTTACTTATAAATAAATTAAAGTTATTTTGCTGTTAAAGTCTATAATTTATTATAACATATTTTTTTAAATTTTTCAAATATTAGCGTGACCCAGTAGCAACCACGTGGAGGTTTTTGAAAAATTGCTACCTGAAGGCGGTGGGCATCGAACCCACGTCCGCAACGAATACTTAATCACAAAAATTACTTACGCAATAGGCTATTTAGGTTATAGCCAACCAATACGAACTATAAAATGTAAAGGTTATCATCAACCACCACTTAGTTTACCAATAGAAACTAAGAAAGATGAGAAATTACGCTGCCATTAAGACAGGTCTATAATTATTTTTTGCGTTTATATTTAAAATTAATTCGTAAGGTGAATTACACCTGCGATTTTGTGTTGTTCTCCGCCCCGTCGAAACCATTACGCCCCCTTACACCGAAGACCTTATGCGGTCTTCTTATGACGGATATAAAAGTATCCGCATCTTTTATCAGAACCATCTTTATTTTTAATAACGTTGCCGTCCTTGTCTTTTGCGGCACCATCACAAACATAAACATTATCGCCGGTTTTACGCATCACAGAACCGCACTTTCGGCAAATAACATCTTTTTCAGCTCTTGCTTCTACTGGTTTTAAACCAGCTTCATTTCTTAATGCTTCTAAACTATTTAATTTTTTCATATACTTCATTTCCTTTCGCTTTCTCGCTCCGCTCAAAAGCGGAACTTTAATTTTTAATTATGATTTATTATATCATAATTTTTTTAATTTTTCAATGGTGCGCCCTCATAGAGTCGAACTATGTGTACACGCTTATAAGACGCGCCCTCAAAACCGTCGAGGACAAGGCGCATAAATACCCAGATTTCGTACTGGGACTACTTTATATTAGTATTGATTTTCGTATGGAACTAAGCCCTCAACTTAATATAAAGCTAACCTGTTCATCTCGAGTTCCAGGAACGGTTGTTCGTGACGCTTACCTTCGTCCAACAACTGTCGATGTCCTAGTGGTAAGATCAATCGACTGCTTGGAGCAGAATACGAGTGCTGACCTCGTGCCCTCAGCTTGGAAGACTGAGATACTACTGTTATACTAATTCTGCATATGGAAGAGAGTCAGGGAATCGAACCCTGTAAGCTGTTACGCCACCCAAGATTTCAAATCTTGTTCCTAACCATTCGGGTACTCTCCATATTAAGTGAGTTAATTATTAACTCACTAAGAATAAAAGTCTTGCCGATTTGAGCTAAGAAGAAGCTTGGCAAGTTCGGTAAATAAACTAGACTCTGGTATACAATTTAAAAGATTGTGCCTAAAATTGCTGAACGAGTCTTTAATGGAGCTAACAGAGAGAATCGAACTCTCAACCTGCGCTTTACAAGAGCGCTGCGCTGCCAATTGCGCCATGTTAGCATATCTGTGGTGCGGCGAGCGGGATTCGAACCCGCACGAGCTGGCGCTCATCGGTTTTTAAGACCGAATTGTCTACCCGATTCCAACACCGCCGCTTAAAAGTTACTAGGCACTAAGAATATATACTGTGGTCTTATCCGCTTGACTATTTGCGCCGGACGCGCAAAAGGAGATTCGAACTCCTGTTAACAGTTAGGATCTGTTAAAATTGCTGTTTGTGCCTATGAGGTTCGCTTATGCTCACCTCATATATTCAGTTCTGTGTGGCCGAAGAGAGAGGACTTGAACCTCCACGCCGTTGCCGACTACTGACGGTTTAGCAAACCGCTGCCTTACCATTAGGCTTACTCTTCGATAAAACAAGACATTATTTTCTTTTTATTTTCGCCTTATTAAGAAAAAGATTGCTGTAAATGTCTTTTTTTGCTGTTCGCTTCGCTCACAACAAAGGTGTTGGTACAGGAGGAGAGAATCGAACTCCCAACAAATGGTCCCAAACCACTTATGTTTCCACTACACTACTCCCATATAAAACGAGATACTATTTAAATCAATTCCCAAAATCGACGCTATTAAGCAAATAATCGCTATTAGTATCTCTAATAATCTACTTGGCAAGGGGCCCGGGTAACGCTCCCGGTAGTAATTGGGTCAAAGCCAATTGTGTTTACTTATTCACCAGCCCCCTATATCTGCAACAAATTTATTATTCTGTGTTGTTGCCACACAGACATCCGGTTTTTGCGATTCTTGGATAAACCCTTGCTTAACCTCACCAGCAAGTTTTACAACTCCATCTGCTGTTGGTAAAAAGTATTTTTAACTTTTTACATATATATTATATCATAAATTTTTTATTTTTTCAAATATATTCAAATTTATCAAACATAGGAGCAAAAGTTTTCACATGGTTATGAGTTAAAACCCCCATTAATTTTTCATTGCCATTTTCTTCTTTAATAAAAATTCTCGCAGTATCAGTTGTTATAGCTTGTCGTCCCTTTGGTGCAGTCATTAATTTAGCACAATGTTCAATTCGTTTCATATTAACAGTATTGAGTTCACATCTACCTCTACTACCTACTACAATAAAAATAGGTTTACCATTTTTGAATTTCGGTTTAGTGTCGGCAATCTTACCACACCATTTAATATGGTATTCTTCATGAATATCCTGAATTATGAGATGCGTTTTAACCGCTACTTCTGTCATAAAAATCTCCTTTATTTAAAAGAATTAAAGAAATTCATAATATCATTATTTACTTCTCTAGTTTCAATATTTTTACTTCGAGGAGCGTCTTTTGATTGATGACTTGGATGTTGTTCTTTCCAACAAGCTAAAAAATGTTTAACTAATTTTTTTTCTTCATTAAATTGTTTCCTACAAGTTGGACAAATGTACATTTTTGAAAACTTCCTTTACTTTTTTAAAAAAATCATCTTTCAGTCATTTTCTACGGCTCCCTACTTCATTATTGCCGGAATTTCTTGTTTTTCATAAATCAAATTAATCAAACCAAAAGGTATTGTTGTATTTGCGGTTTCGACAATGACCGTCCCGCAAGCCAGGTGCGTCTGGCAATGACAGCGAAAATGTTTACAAACATCAACTCACATTTTCTAAGACTTGGAACTTCAGTTAGCTTCGCCAATGATGTTTTCGACGAATACTATCCAGGCACACCACGTGGAGGTATTCCTTTACGATGCCCGTATGGAGAGTGGTAAGCTCTCCAAAGTATTGGTATTGATATTGTGTTATAAATGTGTCAGCATGGTTCTTCCTGCTTAAAACATTTTTTACATATTTATTATAACATATTTTTTTAAATTTTTCAATTTACGCAATATTTTTCACGAAAATAATTATGTCCTTCATAACAAAGAATCTTATCAAGTTCCTCTGTAGATTTTTTTACATCATCACGAATTTGTACAACATAACCATCAATATTTTCACGAATAGCGTTTTCTAAAGCTTCACAATATTCTTCTTCAGAATTATAATCTTCTCTGTCAGCCAGGCTATCATAAATATCTCCATAAGATTCCATAAGTCGTTCAGACATTTCAGGAACATATTCTGAATAAATAAAATCCTCAGTCCAATCATCTGGAACTTCTATGACGGTATAATCTTCAATTCCATGAAAACCACCAAAATAGCCTTCACACGCATAAACTAACCATTTCTTCATTTTTCTTTTTCCTTTTTATTTATATTTTTTTATATTAATATTATATAAAAAATTTTATTATTTTTCAAATATTAGAAAAAAGGATTAAAATTATAGTCAGAAGATTTTGGGCATAAAACTCTATAAGAAAAAATTCTTTTTTCTATATCAGTTAAATTATTATAAATCTCTTCATCTTTTTCATTATTTTCTATATTTTCACAATTCATTTCCCACATTTTATATTTTTTATCTAAATGTGGTTGATTCCAACTATTATTATTAGTATTATTATCTCCTATAATTAAATAACATAATTTTATTATTTCTTCCCATATATCTTTATCATTTTCATTTTGAGATAATAATAGTAAAAATGTTTTTAATAACAACTAATTTTTTTCTAGTAAAGTTAAAGAATTATTTGTGATATTTTCACGCAAACTTCTTAAAAAATTTTCTTTTTCATTCATATAAATCATACCCCAATTCTTTAGATTTTTTTATAAAAAAATCTTTTGCTTTTCCAGTAATAAATTTTTTATCAATAGCATTTTGTAATATATTATAATCATTATATAATTTAATTAAATGATCAAGTTTTTTACGGAATAAATTACATACTGAAGGAATTGGTAAAAATAATTCTCCTGAATCTTCATATTGCGCTCCAGGACAACCTTTTATACATAAATTTTTGTATTCACAAATATTACAAACCGGTACATTTTGTATACTGGCAGTTTTTAATGTATAATAAGTACTAAAATTATTAACTTTTATATCAATAATTTTACTATTATCATTGCTTAAAATAAAATATGCTCCTGTAAATAATGGATAAGCGGTGCGATGACAAGGTACAAAAGACATATTAATACAATTAATATGTATTTCTGATTGTAGTCCGCAAGAATAACTTTCTATTTGTTTCATACTATCTTCAAAATAATTTAATGATAAATGATCATATCCAGTTGTTCGTGGTAAATTATGTTGTTGAGCAAGGTCTGAAGCAAAAAAATGCTCTGTCAACATTTCAATATTACTTCCACATATCTCATATCTTTTTTCCATGGCATAAGTTAAAAAATCTAAATAAGCTTGAATAGATTCTTCAGTCCAACTTTTACCATTACGAACTTCTAAGAAAGAAGGAGCAAAATCACAATAACGATAATCTGTATCTTCTGGGGCAAATTCTTTCATCTTTCTTAGCCACCAGTCATAATTATCTTTTAAAAAGAAAACATTATGAGCCGAAGTCATTGGATGATATCCAGCATCCATACTAAAACAATATTTAAAAATTTGATCAAAATATGAATCATCCAATTCTATTCTTTCTCGTTCAAAAGTTCCATAAGGACCATCACTAGACCAAGAAAATGCTATTTTTAAATTATATTCTTTTAAAAAATAATCATGAAATTCTTTTACTTTTTTTGCTATTTCTGGCTTTTCAACGACAAAGCGCATATTACTAGGAATAATAATTGTAGAGCGAATTTTAAAAATATAATCATATTCTTTTTTAAATTGTTTTAAATAAGTTTCATATAAATTTAAAAAATCTATAAAAATTTCATCATAAAATAAATCTCCAGCAAATAATTCAATTTTATAAAAATAATTTCTTCTTTCAAAAAAAATCCAATCTAAAATTAATTGTATATGTTTTAATTGTTCTTCTTTAGAAAAATGATTATCAGGGTATAATTCATTTCCATGCTAATATATATAACAATATTCGCAAGTTTGATTACAATTTGGTCGAACAATTAATTCTAACCCATGTTTGTTAATGTTTAAAATTTTATCATTATTTGGTATAGGAAAAGCATCATTATCTAAATAATAATTAAATAATTCTTTTTCTTGTGTTGAATAATTATTATACATTTAATATATCCTCTATATCTTTATCTAATAAATCTAATACTCCATTACAAAATAATCGAATATCACTTGTATTTCGTGTAAAAGCTGAGCCTGATAAAACAACTAAATTATAATAACAAGTATTTATGTTAGTTAAATAAAAAGCATGCCGTTTTATTTTTTCAAAATCAGTTAAATAACTGCTAGAAACTTGACCTGTTTTTGCCATTATGTATATATAATTAGCTAAAGTAGACAACATAAATTGCCCAACGCCATTATGCATACTTTTTTCAACATAATTGATATAAATATCAATAATTTCATCAGAAGCAGTTAATGGATTAAACAAATGATTATGTTTATATTCAGAGATTCTCGCATAATTACGAATATTTTTTTCAACTTTATCTTCTTCAATACCAAAAATATCGTAAATAGCATTTTGGCAAGAAACAATTGTTCCATCATACATTACTTTAAGATCTCCGACCAAAGGAGCGCAAAAAGTACAAAAAGTATGTTCATTTGGATTTAAAATAAACTAATTAATAATATCTTTATCTGATCTAAACTTATCTAAAATAATTTCACTAACGCCACCAATAATATCTAATGAAATCGGACATTGATGTTCATTTATAAATGTTTGTTTAGAATTTTTTATATAATCTAATTTACGCATGATTTCAGCTAAAATAACACCATCTTCGGTAGTATATTCTCCGCCATTTTCATTCTATAAAGTCATTGTTCCGATTGAAACAAATTTATTCATAGATATAGAACGTAAATCATTTAAAAATATATCTATTTCATTTATATATTCTTCTAATTTATTGAAATCATTTAATTGTTTTGCTAAATAATTACTTAAAACCCCATGGAAGAATATATCAACTTTAATATTTTTGAATTGATATGAATTTAAAAAAAGTATTAAAGCACTAATATTTTCTTTTATAATATTACTATTAGCACCTCTAATTTCATTAGTACTTTTTTCTCCATCATAAGATACCTAAATATTTAAAACTAATTGTCGTTTACTATATTTATCTACTTGTTTAATAAAATAAATAATTGAATCAATATTCGCCATACCGTTAGTAGAGAAAAAAATTCTATCAAGATTAATAAAAGAATTTGCCCAATCTTCCCATTTATCAGCTAAATACATTAATGTCATTGTAGGCTCTTGTCCCCAAATTTCTATACTTTCAATATTTTTTATTGGCTAATCAAATTTATTTAAAATTGAAATAATATTATTTAGGTAAGATCCATCTTTTAAAGCTTCGATTGTGTTATTTAAAATTGTAGATACAGAATTATTTAAAGTTTTATCAATATTACAATATTTACACTATAAATTACATCCAATAGCTGATAATAAACTAATTTTGTGTATATCCATATTTATTTTTTGTTATCTCCTTACTGAATAATTTGAACTATTATATCCATAATTACCAGAATTCCATCCATAATTACCAGAATTCCATCCATAATTACCAGAGTTCCAACTATTATTGCTACTATTATAACTATAATTAGTAGCATTATAGCTATAATTTCCTGAGTTATAACTATAATTAGTAGATCTTGTGGTGCCTTGGTAATAAACACAACCAGGAGTGGACTAATATCCATAATTACTACTTAAACCGGTTGTATTAGAAGAACAAACACTCTAATTGCCAGGACATAGATCTATAACTCCACCAGTATATCCATGATTACTATTATTATAACTATAATTAGATCCATTATAACTACTACAACTATAGCTATAATTAGTAGAATTAGTTGGGGTATTTTTTATATTGTCAATAATTGTTGACATTTGATTAAAAGCTACTGGTTTAATTAATGCGCCTACTTCTGGTTCTGATATTAAAGTAGTCTGTGCTGTCTATGTAAGAGCAGAATTTGATGTCATTTCCTATATATACTATTTTAAATTAATAATATCCATTGGAACAATTTTTTCGTTATTGGATGGTGTTATAGTAGAAAAACTAAAACGAGAACGCTCTGTATTTAATCTATCATAAAGTGCTGTGATGTCGGCCCAAGCCGCTTTCGCATTCTATTCTAAACTCATGATATAACCACTCGTGTTTCAAAAATATTCTGTACATCACTTAAACTTACAGAAGCATCTTCATAAGATTCAAATTCTAAACTAATATTATGGATTTCTTCAAAACAATATAACAATGATTCATGATTATCATCAGAAATTAAATATATTTTTACCATACTAATATTTTCGTGATTTAATAAATCATAAAGATCAACCAATGAATTGTTCATATTATAACTTGAAGGATGAACTAGACGAAATGAGAATGAAGTATCAATATTTACTTGATTATCTTTTCTTACTGTAAAAAGAATTTTTTCCTTTCCAGTTTTTGTTGAAAAGTTTTTTTCAACACCATTTTCTATATAATTAATTTTATAATAACTCATTTATATTCCTCCCATAATTTATTAATAAAAAGTTTTCCAAACTTTGTTGTGCTCCACATTTCTAAAGCACAATTTTCACATACTTCATAAGAATAATGATATTTTTTTAAAGATTTATTATATTTATTACATTTTTCCTTAGTAAAATATTTACATTGTTTTTCATCACATAAAATATGACCATTTAAATCTTGTAAAAAAATCTCATTATCTTCTTCAAAACGAATAGATAAATTTTCTTGAAATAAAATTTTTTGTTCTCGCATATAATCTAAAGTTCTATAATATATATCTTTTATAGGAAAATGAAAGTTAAAATAATGTTCTTTATCATAATAAACAATAATCGTATTTATATCATAATTTTTTAAATCTTTTATTTTTTCATATATATTATTTAATGTATATTCGTCAGAATTTTGAATAGTATGTACTATTGAAATTTCTTTTACTTTTCCTGTCCCAAAAACAATATCAGAATATAAATTATCTTCAATGTTTAAACAAAAAATTTCTTTTTCGCCTGATTTAAATATAAGTTCCATTTTACACTCCTAAATTTAACAATATATTTTTAAATAATCCCAATTGATATTCAGGTTTTACCATATATGGAATTATATTTGACATTAAAATATATAAATTTCCTCGTCCAGTTAATTTACAGTTAAAAAATCCTTTAGGAACATAATCTTTTATAAAAGTTTCATAAGAAATTAAAAAACGATTTTGGTTATGACTAGAATTTATAATATCATTACTATAATCATTAGTACATAAAATATTGGAATTATACGTAGGAAAAGCTGATCCCATATACAAAGAAGCTTTGGCAAATTCTTCATAATGTGTACATAATCTTGGACAATTTGAAGCACAACGGTCTGATCCTAAAATTTCTATATGATTTTTTTCTTCTTGATTAAATTGAGATAAAAATTTAAAATTATTCATATATCTTACAGGTAATACAATATTATTAAATTTTTTCAAAGCAGCTTTAAAATCATAATCTTCTTTTGTATTAACTACACTACGACTCATTGTAATATTAGGATAATATTTTCTAATATAATTTTCTAAAACTTCAGAAGAAACCAAAACTTCCGCTTGTTTTAAATAGCATTCTTCGATTAAATTTAATAAAAAATTACCATAACGATCATAACAATCTATTTCCGAAATTAAAGGATTAGTCATAGTAAATTGTATTAAAATATTATTATCAGCAAAAAAATCTAAATAATATTTAATTTCTGATATTTCATGTATTAAATCTCCAAAAAATGTTCCTCCTCCATTCCAAATACAATTTGGAAAATTTCCAAAAACAGCTTTTATTTTTGTATTAGGATAAAACATTTCTGGAAAATCTTTTTGATATTTTAAAAATAATTCATAAAATTTTCTACCAACAACAAAATCAGGACAATAATAGTTAATCATGAATCTCCTTTTCATATACATTTAATATATTTAATATTTTATATTCATATAAATACGATAATACTTTTAATTCTAAAGTTCCTAAAGTAAAAGTATTGGAATTAAAAAAAGTAAAATAATAATGTTTATTTTTTATGGCAGCATATAATATTTTTGCCAATCCATTAAAAAATTCTTCATTTTTTCTTTCTTTAAATTTA